CCGCTCCACCGCGGACACGCCGCAGTGCAGCGCGTGATTCCGCACGGCGCGATCCGCGATCTGGCCCAACACCGGCTTGAACTGCGAGCCGAGCACCTCCGGGCGCAGCAGCGCCCACAGGCGATCCTCGACCGGCACCGCGTCGAGCCGCGCGATCTCCAGCGGGGTCAGCGACCCCGAAGGCATCAGGAAATAGAGTTGCTCCTCGTCGTAATCCTCGCATGGCTCCCACGCGATGACCTGCTCGACCGTGATGCGTTTCACGCTACCCTCCTCGCCCCGTGGGGCTAGTCCTGCTCGACGATTTCCCGCACCGCGCGGAGCTTCTCTACGGCGTCGCTATCGACGAGCAGGGGGCGGCCGTCTATGAATAGGCGCAGCACGCCAAACGGGATCCGGATCGCACCGCCGCTTGGCGCAGAGATACACAGATCCCCGCTCGCGTCAGAGTTGAAGTGGAAGCGGTAACCCTCGATCGTTCGCGTGTGCATGCTACACTCTCCTATCTATCCCGCCGAGTTCAGCGCAGCGGTTACAGTGCCAGCGATGGCCGCGCTCTGCATTGAGACTGTCGGCATAGAACTCCTGGGCGATAGGGCTGTGTTCCGTAATGTTGGGATTGCCCTCGTCGTCTTCCCCGTCGCAGTGAAAAATATACGTCTCATACAGCGAATCAGGATCGCCGTGAAGCGGGTAGGCCGCTTCGCCAGTGTGTTGAATATAGTAGCCGATTGTGCTTATGAGATAGCCGCCGATCCGCGTGCATAGATGATAAGCGCACTGGTCACGGCAGACGAAGTGCCCGCCGAATCCGTACCAGACCCACTCTGACTCGGGGATCCGCATGCTACTCCCTACTCGCCCGGTCCTGTAGTGCCCCGATCTTGATCGGAGTAGCTACAGCACAGAGAGAGACTAGGCGCCTCGGGTGCCTCCCGCCCGGGCTCCGGGTATCGTCCTGCTCTATCGCTCTCGCGATTCGGGAAGAGCCCCCGGCCCACCACATATAGCCAGGTTTGGGTGGGGATGCCCTATCCCGTCCTGCCATATGGGCTGAAGTGCTCGCCGTACCGGTATCGCGGCAAGGTGATCTTACGGCTGGCGCGATCCCTCCCGACAGGATCAACGCAACCAGCAGATCAGCCGCAATAGCGATAGCGAGCAGGAAAATCCGAAGCATCATACCTCCTACAAGCTCCGTACTGGATCGTCGAGCAGGGCCCGCTTGACCCGCTCCTGCTCCGCGTCTCGACCCTCTGCGCTCCGCACGCAGAGCATGAAAAAATCAGAGTCCCGTGGATCGCCGACCAGCGCAGCCGAGTAGGCCTTGATTCGGCAGCGGCGTATATACGCCAAGTCTCGCTTGCCTAGCTTGCCTACCGCGCGCACTGCGGCCGAGTAAGCCCTATCGTCTCCGCCCTGATCGCTCATACCGCGCCCTCCCTACAGCACTCGTAGATCGTAGTGCGTTTCCAAGCGCAGGAAGTTGGGCCGCTGCTCGGCCGGCTCCTCCCACCACACCTCGCCGCCGAAGCGCTCCTCTAGTCTGCCGCCGAGCCCCTGGATCAACTCCCGCAGATCGTCGCGGTGCATCAGACACGAGACTCCCGCCGGCCACGGGCCGACCGCTACGTGCAGTAGATCGGGTCCTCGCGTGAGTCCCCGGCGGATCATCTCGGCAGCTCCCCCCGCCGCCTCCGACAGTGGGCCCCCCGAGGCAGACTCTAGGATCTGCAGATCAGCGAGCACCCGGATCAGTGATACCTGGATCGATTGTTTTTCGCGGCAGCAGTGCATCTGTCGCCCCCCCTAGCCCAGCAAGCCTTGCAAGCCCTGTGCGAAAAAAAGATAGCACCGCTCCGGGAATTCCGTCAAGCTCCGTTGCAATTCCGCCATATGCCCGCCCTCCGTTGCTAGATAGACTAGTTACTATAGCTAGGATCGGTTGTCAAGCAAAAAGTTTTTGCCGCTTTTTACGGGCGCGCAAATTTGCACGACGGCAAAAACGGTACACGCGCGCGCGAGGAAAATAAAACCTTGACACCGCTTGGCAAGCCCTTTATCTTGCTCGTGGTTGGAGGGCCTCGATATGGGCGGCAAGGTTAACAGGACCAATAAACCCACGGCGTTAGTGACGCCGTACGCGAAAAAGCTCCTGCAGATCTACCGGGGTTACGAGGGGTGCCGGGATGCCGAGGTGGTATCTCCGCTGGTGATCGAGTACGTGCAGCGCTGGGCAGAGGAGCGGGGGATCCCGATCCCGACCGAGGCCGAGTACGAGGCCGAGTTCCGGGCCAGCAATCCAGAGACCGACTAGATTGAGACCCTCGGCGGAGCCCTGCTTACGAGCGGCAGTGTCTGTGGTCGTGCGGGCTAGCTAGGGTAGCGAGGCAAGCATGCCGTATCGCATCCGTGACTGGGACAATAATTTTGAGAACGCGAGATCTAGAGCTATAGAAAAATGCAAATGGGTACCGATGCCGAACAAGCAAGACGGAATGGGATTTACTCGCGTCATAGCAGAGCCGGACGGGGCCGCGATCTACGGCATCTGGTGCCTGATCGTCGGCGCGTGCTCAAGGCAAAAGGCAGAGCGCGATGGCTGGCTAACAGACGACGGCTTGGAGACCGGAGCCCCGTGGACCGCGAGTGATCTTGCCCTACGCTGGCGGCGACCACTGGAGGAGGTTGAGCGGGCCCTGGCGTTCCTGTCGAGCGATAAAATCGGATGGATCGAGGCTATCGGCGAAAGTCACCAAAACGATACCCGGGCGATACCTGGTACCGCTCAAAGCGACACCCGGGCGATACCCAGTACCTCTCGGGCGGCACCGGATGGATCCTGCCTATCCAGATCAGGAATAGAAGGGAAGGAAGGGAATAAGTACTCTGTCAAAGCGCAAGCCGTCTTTGAGTGCTGGAAAAACGAAATGGGCAAGGCCCCCAATACGAAGTTCAAGCCGAAATCCAAGAGATACAAAAATGTAGTCGCTAGAATCAAAGACGGGTTTTCAGTAGAAGACCTCTGCTTGGCCGTACTAGGTTGCAAGAACACGCCGCACAACATGGGCCAGAACGACCGCAGCGAGAAGTACAACGACCTGGAGCTTATCTGCAGGGACGTTGAGCACGTAGAGCGCTTCATAGAAAAAGCTACGGGCCAGGACGGCGAGGATCAGGATGATTGCTGGACCGCAGCAACAAAAGAATTGATAGCTCTCTGCGAGTCCCGGGAACTGAAAGCGAAGATCGGAACGGCATCGAAAGAAGCGCAGCAAGTCTGTAGCAAGATCGGACTCTCGAAACTAGAGGGCCTAGACATGGCATCGGCACGAGGGGCGATCTACTCGGTCGCAGATCGGCTAGCCGGCAAATGAACGATAGGATACCGCGTAGCGAAACCGAGGAGCGAGCAATACTCGGGATCCTACTGTACAACCCGCAGATAATGGATGATTGTATCGAGCTTGCACCGGAGGATTTTTACGTCGCAGCGCACGGCCGCATTTACAGGAGCATGCAGAAACTCTGGCGCGATGGAGTCCATTTCGATCTCCCTGCCTTGTGGGAGTCGATCAAGGATGATCAGGGCGTTGTTAGTCTGGGCGGGGCGAAGTACGTTGCGCGGCTCCTTAACGACTGCGTCGCAGAGGTCACAGCACCGAAACACGTAGAGACGATAAAAACGTTATCCAGGGATCGGACGCTACTAGAAGCGGTAGATATTTTTAGGTCGGATATCTTGAACGGAAACGCAGAGCAGGCGGTCTCCGGGATGCAAGCGGCCCTCGCCGATTCTATGCGGGCTAGTAGGGTTACGTGGTCGACCGTAGGCGAGATGGCATCGAAGCGGGCGCAGGAAATCGAGGATCTGCTTACAGGGGAGGCTCAGGGAACATCGTTTTTGCCGACCGGGATCCCGGGGCTAGATGCGAAGATCGCCGGATGGGCTGCCGGGGATCTGATCTATATTGCAGCGAGGCCAAGCGTTGGAAAGACCGCAGCGGCGATCCAGTCTGCTGTAGAGGTCGCGCAGCGAGGACACCCCGTAGCCTTCGGCTCCGCCGAGATGTCACGGGATGCGATCATGAATCGCATCCTTGCCTACAAGACCAGGTTTGAGCACCGGAGTATCAGGCAGAACGATCTGCGGGTTCTCCGCGATGTACAGATACCAGCGCTGAAAACGGCAGAGGAGCTGTATGATGTCCCGATGTATGTTGACGATCGCTCGGCCCTGAGGCCCGCCGACTTATGGTGGCTGGCCAGGAAATGCGAGCGGCGGTGGGGATCGTGTGCTGCTATTTTTTGCGACTATATCCAGCTCATGCGGCCGAACAAGGGCAATGAAAGCAAAGAGCGTGAGGTCTCATCTATCAGCGCTGACTTGAAGGCGATAGCGAAGGATCTCAATGTCCCGGTAATCGCACTCTCGCAGTTAGGGCGGGACGTAGAGAAGCGGGTAAAGAAGGGCCCGCCGATGCTCTCGGATCTCAAGTGGTCCGGCGATATCGAGCAGGACGCTGACGAGATCCTTTTTCTCTGGACGAAGGACGATACCGACCGCGACAACATCGAGGTCCGCCTAAAAGTAGGCAAGCAGCGTAACGGCCCGCTGGGTACCGTATATCTGCGATTCGACAAGCCTACGCAGACCTTTGCAGCAGAGGAGAGCCGTTATGAGATTGCGTGACACAAAGTTTCTTGACTTTCCAGGCTAGCTAGGCTAGGCTGGCTTGCGGGCTTTGCAAATTTGCATGGGGGCTAACATGGCGGACGAAAAAGAGCGCGACAGGCAAGAGCCGAAACGCGAGCCCGCGACCGAGCGCGACTGGGAGTACCAGCGCGACCGGGCCGACCGAGACTACCCGGCAGACCCGCACGATCCGGAGGGCAACGGGTGAGATACGAATCCATCCTGATCGACTGCCACTCGACAGCGAACGGTCTGAAGCGGGCGAGGACCAGAGGGGCAGCCGTAGTAGAACTACACAGGATCCTGGCCCTACTAGCCGGTCGCTATCTGGCGGGGGGCGGCCCGGGAATCGCGATCTACGGATCTGGGGATGGCCTACGCCGAGACGTAGCAGACACTGCCCAGCATTTAGGCCTGCCATTGGTGACGGGAAGGCTACAGGATCAGTTGCTGTTAGCGCTAGTATCGGACCATGCGAAGCGCGGTACAAGTTGCCTGATCGTGAGCGACGACCTCGGGGCTGCAGCGCACCTGGCAGATACCCCAGTACCGATCCACTGGCTAGAGGGCGTGACGGATACGCAGCGGCTCTGGACGCTGGCGGGGTTCATGCGACAGGGGCACGGCCGACCATTCGCCCAGAGCGACGGCAACGGCAGAGGGACGATCATAATCACAAGGCCGAGGGCAGATCTACAAGCACATAGATGGTGGCTCGCCTCGTGCGGGGCGGAGGCGGCGTTGATGCCGGACTGCTGGCGGCGAATAGAAAGGCTGGCCCGTGACTAACGAGCGATTGACCGGTCCGAGAACGCCCGAGGAAGACGGGCTGATTGTCTACGGGATCGACCCCGCGTCTCTGGGCGCGTGGCCCGATTTCGCCGACCGCGAGATCCGGGATCCTGCGCTGCCCCCAGACGTGATCCCGCGAGTAGAGGAGAGGCCGGATGGGACCGACTTGGACGCGCTGATCGACAAATATCTGGCCTACGAAGAGGATCGCTACGTGATCCGATTCGCGTTACGGGGCAAAGGGCCGGCGGAGATCTCTGCTGCGTTCGATGCTATCGGCTGGCCGTGTCCAAAGGGTACGATAAAAGAGCGGCTCAACAAGTCAGTCGCGGTGTTATCCGCCGCCTACAAACTAGAGTGCGTAGACCGAGAGATCCGCGTATCGGCGTTGACCGAAAAGCAACATGCGATCTGGCGGTACTACCGGGCGGGCGAGACCTATCGGGGGATAGCCGAGGCGCTGGGATGCGGGACGCGCTTCGCCTTCGAGCAGATGGCTACGATAACCGAGAATCTGCGAGCGGCCGGCTACGGCGAGATCGTTGACGCCGTAGACGCGCTAAGAAAAGCGATGGCCCCTGGGGGCCGAGGAAACATAAGCCGGATTAGTCCGGACGGAGGACACGATGGAGCCACATCCGATAGCGGGACTGTTCCCGCCGCTTCCTGATGCCGAGTATCAGGAGCTAGTACAAGACATCCGAGATAACGGGCAGCGAGATCCGATCACGGTCTGGAAGGAAAACGGCAACGAGTGGATCGTTGATGGGTGCTCGCGGTTCAAGGCGTGCACCGAGATCGGGGCCGCGGTCAAGGTCGATTACGAGGAGTTCAGCGGCGACGGCGAGATCTTCGCGTTCGTTATGAGCCGGAATATGCGGCGGCGTCACATGGGTACGTCACAGAGATCGCTCCTCGCGGCCGAGCTAGCCCAGTACTACATGGACAATATCGCCCGGGACGATAGCGAGCAGAGCGCGAGCGCCGCGCTCAAGGAAACGGCGAAGGCACAGAGGGTATCCCCGCGCTCCGTTGCCTCGGGTAAGGCGCTAGAGATCGCTGGGGTAGATGAACTAGTCGCGCTGGTCAAGGGCGGAGACCTTGCGGTCAACCCGGCCGAATTGGTAGCGAAGAGTTGTACTCCCGACGAGCAGCGGGCGCTAGTAGAGGCTGGGCCAAAGGCGGTCAGAAAGAAGGCAAAGGAGATCCGCGAGCAGAAGAAAAAGCAGCGGGCCGCGGAGAAGGCGTTGCGTGAGGCCGAGGCGCAGGCTGGTGTAAAGCCGGCGGAGGACGCTGCGCCAAGGCCTGATCCCGACAAGCCGCGAAAGAGCATAACGCTCGGCGCAGACAAGCCGCAGGGGCGCGACGCGATAGTTGAGTCGGAGCCGGAGCTAGAGCCCGAGGTTGAGCGCGACGACGCGATCTGCGGCGGTCCCGACTGCGGGCTGGTAGTCGACCCGGATCAGTGTATCCGGGCTGACGCCGATGGCTCGCGCGGGTATTTCTGCTCGCTAGCCTGCTTGCTCTCCGCAATGCTGGCGGGGATTGCGATCATAGATATCGAGATCATCGGCGGTAGCACGGCAGCGGAATTTCTCGCCGCCCTCGATATCCCCGAGGCCAGGGCCGAGGCGGTGCGGGATGCCCTGAACAAGGCGCGCGTCGGATGACTTGGCGGGACGCCAAGATCGGGATCGTTTGCGCGCTGATCGGGATGGCAGCCGGGGTTGTTGCGTACGCTATCGGAGCGCGCAGCGTTGAATCTGGGATCTCGGATCGCGTTGCTACCCTAGAAGCCTGCCTCTCTGCTGACATGCTAGTGGAGGCGTCCCCTGATCCGTGTTTCCAGATCAGGGAGCGGATCCGTAACGAACGTACTGCCCTCTCCCTGGCCAAGGTATCGCTACGGTTGACCCACAGGGTAGACGAGACAATGCGTACGCTCGACTCTACCTACTCTCAGCACGAGGCGGGTAGGCAGCGCGTGCCGTGGGTTAGGCGTGCGCTATGGCGGGCGGCGTATTGGATCAAGGGGGCCGGGGTAGGGGCACCAAGGCCAGAGGAGGTGGACCGTGGCGACTGACAACGAACAGGCTGACAGAGGGAGGGCATGATGCGGGCAGAGATCCATCTTTGGTGTCTGTATTTGAGCTTTGTTCTGATGGCCGAGGCAGGGCTATTGCTTGCGTCGTTGAGGTTTTCCGGATGCTGAGTTCTACGCCTCGTCTGCCGACGATGGACTTCGCTGCGGATCTTGCAGAGTCGCTTGAGGTGCTGCGCGAGCACGAACCGGCAGAGGGCTACTACGGGCTATTCTCCGGCGGCAAGGACTCGGTTGCGCTCAGGCACCTAGCCAAGATGGCGGGCGTCAAGGTGGCATGGCACTACAACGTCACCATAGACCCCCCGGAACTTGTTCGCTTCATGCGTGAGCACTACCCGGACACCACCTGGCGTCGCTCGCCACACGGACCGTTCTTCAGGCGAGCAGCGGAGGTCAAGGGATTCCCGATGGTGCGCCCGTGGCGAAACCGCTGGTGCTGTGATGAGTACAAGGAGCAGGGGAGCCCTCGGGGCGTGACGCTGCTGATGGGCGTGAGGGGCGAGGAGTCGGCATCGCGCGCCGCTGGCTGGGATGTCGTGGGGGAGTTTCGCAAGACCAAGACCAAGACGGTTGCGCCGCTCTATCGCTGGCCGAGCGATGACCTTTGGGACTTCATCCGTGGCGAGAGCGTGCCGTATTGCTCGCTCTATGATGAGGGATTCAAACGCCTAGGGTGCGTGGGCTGTCCCATGCCGGGTGCGGACGCAAGGCGCGCAGAGTTTGCACGTTGGCCACGGTTCGAGCAGCGATGGCAGTACGTTATTAAGCGCACATGGGAGCGCCGCAGCGGTACGACGCAGCGCGACGGGCAGCCGTGGTTCGGGTCGGCGTATTTCAAGGATTGGCGCGGGCTGTGGGAGTGGTGGCGTGACGGCTGTCGAGGCTTGCCTGCACCGAAAGACCCTTGCGGTATGAGCGCGGGGCCCTCGGAGCAGAACCAGGGAGGTGCGCGATGACCGCCATCGAGGAGGTGGACCGTGACTAGCCCTCACCTGACCCTGCTCCGCGTGGAGCAGATAGACGAGCAGTGCGCCGAGCGCGGCAACCAGTGGGCGCTGTGCCAGGACTGGCGGTGGTCTTTCGCCGCGCTGGCTGCGATGCCGTGTGAGCAGCGGCGTTATCTCGCGTGCGAGCACTGCGGAGAAACAGGGTGCGAGAATTGCAACGGCAGCGGCCTTGTTCCCGGCCCCGACTGCGGCTCCTGCCCTACCTGCAAGGCGCGGAAGGCGCTTGAGGTGGACCGTGGGTAAGAGGACAGCATTCGACGACGAGCGCGCGGTCCCTCGTTGTTCTGCGGTCGGAGACTTGGAGTGGACGCTGCGCTACGGATATCCGACGCGGGACGACTTGTTGTTTGCGGCGTCGGTGTGCAATGTCTATACCACCATGTGCCTGGCCCGCAACGTAAAGCAGTTCAAGGCTATCGTTGATTTAGCCATGACGGAGGAGGTGGACCGTGGGTGACAAGGTGGTGCTCATTTCTGCTCACCCGCGATTCCAATACCAGAGAGGCAGGCGGCGCGGTGGCAATTACAATCAGGTGCTCGCCGCGCTGGGGGTCGTTGATGCGGACAAGGTGCCAGAATGCGTTTACGCTCGCGGTTGCGGCGCGAGGGCCGAGGTCTGGTTGCGGTTTATTGGAGGCCTTTCCGTAAACAAGTCACGGCTATCCGGAAAGCATTTCAAGGACAAGGCCGAAGCGAATGAGTGGGGCCGCATTCTGGCCAGCAACATGAAACTGCCGTTCTACAAGCGCGAACCGCGGCGAGAGGAGGTGGACCGTGGGTAATCTGAGCAAGAACGCACAGCATATGTTGCTACATACCCTCGGCCTGACGAATAGCGACGAGATCTATCGAAACCATTTCGTTGCTGGCGATGTTCACTGCGACAAGCCGTATCTCGCAGAGCTAGTAGGTGCGGGATTGATGGTCGAGCGAACCGCGCCCGCGTTCTGTTCGGCCGACGACCGGCTATTCATGGCTACCGAGGAAGGGCGCGCTGCAGCACTTCGAATCAAGCACGAGAACACGCCAAAGCTCACACGCTCACAGGAGCGCTATCAGCGGTATCTGCGCGTTGCAGATTGCTTCGAGAGCTTCCGCGATTTTCTTAAATGGGACGGGGGCCGAAAGGAGGTGGACCGTGGGTGACGCGCGGGACCCGTTAGCTTCCGTGTTGGCCGAGGTTCGCCAAGAACGAGCGCTTCAAGATAGGCGCTGGGGCGAGCAGAATCACAGCCCCGCGCAGTATTTGGCAATCCTAGCTGAAGAGTTCGGCGAGGCTGCCAAAGAGGCGGTTGAAGCCGAGTTTGAGAAGCCCTGGGGAGATCCACGCGCCCGGTTGCGTGAAGAGTTAGTGCAGACGGCAGCCGTGGCAGTAGCATTTATCGAGTGCCTAGATCGAAACGTGCCAGAGCGCATCGTGGCACGCAGGTTGTTCAATGCTGTTGCGGAGTGCGCAACGCAGAAATGGGCAGAAGAGGTATCCGAGAAATACCCCGGTCTTCTGTCCAGCGGGGAGTATCACCGATGAGTGACGCGCGGGAGCTGCAGAAGCGATTGCGCGTCGAGGAGGTGGACCGTGGCGACTGACCTCGAACAGGCTGACAGAGGGAGGGGGGAGCAGGATGCTATCTGACGAAACGATTGAGGTGCTGCGGAATGGCGAGAGACTTCGCGGCTACATGCTGCGCTCTGGCGGGAAGTGGCTCGGCGCGGCGCGAACGTGGTTGCAGTGGAACCGCATCAACGGCGAGCGCGTAACGTGGGGCAGCGACGACGTGCTTGAACCACACTTCACTGCTCGCGATGTCGAGGAACTCGCCGCAGAGGTAGCGGCAGCAGCAATGACGGAGGCGGCGCGAATCCTCGCTGAGCCGGAGGAGGTGGACCGTGGGTGACAGCAAGCCGTTGACCGAGGCCGAGGCGAAGCGACTCGTAGAGTGGTGGCGCGAGGAGATCGGGAATAGCGATGTCACCATCGAGACTGACTTCGCCGTAGATGTTGCTGATTGCTTGGCCGGATTGCTGGACGCCGCGCGGGCCGAGATCGAGCGGCTGCGGCGGAGGCGGGACGAGGCGGCGTGGACCTCGGATCAGGTGGAGGCGGCGCTTCGGGACTTTGTGAACGCGGCGAACCTGCTGACAGAAAAACGAGGCCTCATCCAACCGTTTCTCGCGCTGTTCGTGAGGCACGCTGAAATCATCGCCGCGTTGGACGGAGGTGAGTGATGCTGCGGCTGACAGATGAGGAGCGAAATCGTTGGCCCGATGTGCCTTATAGAAAATCAGAGGAGAATGAATTACGCCGATGGCAAAAAAGCGGGGGGCGACAGCAGACCGTTGAGCAACGTCGCATCTGGGCCACGCTGGACGCCGCGCGGGCGGAGCGGGACGAGGCGGCGTGGACCTCGGATCAGGTGGAGGAGGCCGTCCGGGGCGCGTGCACCTGCGGGGGCGGCGGGCCTGGTGACTGCTGTCCTGCGTGCGAGGTGTGGCATCGGCTCGTGAGCGGTGCGCCGTGGGATGCGGCGCTGGACGGGGGTGAGTGATGCTGACGCGCGTCCGAGTGGAGCAATGGCTAGTAGGTATGAGTAGCGGCGAAGCGGAGAAACTCTTTGTTGTGCAACTCGCACGCGACTGGCTCACCCTGAAGGCCGAGCGGGACTGGGCCGTCGAGGCGCTGGCGGGGATGCCGTGCCAAAAGCCCGTCGAGCCAGAACCCGGCACCGAGGGATGGCTCGACTGCGGGCAGGTGCGAGGCCGAGAACTCTGCCCTCCCTGCAAGGCGCGGGCGATGCGAGGTGAGCGATGAAGTTTAAAGTGCTGTGTAGGCGGCTTGGCGATCTTGACGGCCATACGTGGGAAGAAAATTACGAGAAAGACGCCGTGAAGACAATTGCCGATGCGTGGCAGTGGGCCGAGGCAACGGTAAAGAGCTTCAACGATACCCTTCGAGCAGGAGAACATGCCCGCGAGGTTGTTGATGTGGAGGCAGATGAAAGCACGGCCGCCTTCAAGAAGGAACACGACTGGGAGAAAACAAACAAGGTGACCATACTCAAGGGCGGCTTAATGTACGACACCTATGTTTGTACGGCATGCGGGATCACAGCGAAGCGCTATTCCTTGTCGTGGCCACCCACGATAGACAGCAAGTACAGAGCCAAAGTGTACAGAAGATGCGACACAGCGCAAAGGCATCTTGAAAAACGAGCCCGCGCATTAGAGGGCGATGAAGGAGGCCAGCGATGAATGAGCGGACCTGCGAGACCTGCGTGTGCAAACCGGTGTGCATTCTCACCGACACGGATCAGATGGGGAGCGACAAGTTCTGCGAGCACTGGCGCGGCGACGACTCGGCTGTCGTGGAGGCGGCGAGGGAGGCTGTGGCACTTGGTCACAACGACGACTGCATGTTCTGCGGCTTCAAAGATAAGGCGCTATTAGCCGCGCTCGACGCGCTGGAGGTGGACCGTGGGTAGAACCTGCTCGACGTGCGCGCACCTAGAGGTGTGTCGCTACACGCCGCTGTACGCTGGAGGCCGAGCTATCGGGTGCGGTGACGGCCTGCCGCACTGGCGCGGCGACCGCGAGGCTGTGGTGGGTCTGTTGCGAGAGACACTGGAGTGGGTGCCAGATATGGATATGAGGAACAGGATACGCGCCGCGCTCGCCGCGCTGGAGGTGGACCGTGGGTGAAAAACAAAAAGGAGAAGCGAGATGAAGATCAGCAGGACAAGCACGATGGAACTCAGATACGAAATGAGTTTCAAGGAGTTCGTCAGGGCGATGTGGGGATCGGTTGATGGCGACAGTCTCCCGGAAGACGGAGAAGGAGTCGTGGTCGAGAATATAGTCATCGACGCAGATGCGGAATTTGTAACCATCGACCTCCGAGCCTCCGGCGAAACAGAAATCGAGAAGTGAAGAGGTGGACCGTGGCGACTGACCTGCGAGAAAAGATCCGTCAGCGAATCAAGACCATGTCACCGGCACAGCTAGGTCAGTGCTACGATGCGCTGTTCAGTCGTCGCTGCCTGTCCTGCGCACAGGTCGAGCAAGGCGATGGCGACCTGGCCGAGGGCAAGAACTTCATGGACGATGGAGGCGACGGGCTTGTCTATTGCCAGCGATACGAAATCTGGGTGTCGGGCTGGCACAACAAGAACCCGCACTGCTACGAGGAGGTGGACCGTGACTGATAGGACTTGCGATAGCTGCGAGCACCTCCGTGCCGAGCTGGCATCCGCGTACGACGACCTGCGGAGCAAGGGCGAGCGGATAGCGCGGCTGGTAGAGGCGGCGCAGGCGCGGCGGTGGACTACCGAGCCGCCGGCAGAACCGGGGTGGTACTGGTTTCGGTTGACCCCTCGCATAATTGAGGTTGTAGAAGTAGTGAGGCACCCGCAGCGGGCCGGACTGCTATTCAAGACAAAAACGTCACAATGGATGAAGATCGAAGAAGGCGGCGAGTGGTGCGGCCCCATCCCCGCCCCCGACGCCGCGCAGCCGACAGGGGATCCCGCGGAGCCCTGCAGCCTCGCTGATGCGGCGATCTGCCCGCACAGCGATCCGGAGCGAGATGCGCTGGAGCCCTGCGCTACGTGCGGAGGCGAGCGACGGCGGCTCGTGCGCGCCGAGGGGCACGAGGGCATGGTCTGGGTAGATTGCCCCGACTGCGCGCCCGCAGCGGAGAGCATCGAGGAAACCATCGAGCGTCGGGCAAAGGAGATGCCAGTGGAGCCCTGCGCTGAGCCGTGTGACAGAGCGCACGCAATCGGCTGTCCTGACCTGGATTCGGATCGCTGCGTGAAGCCACACGAGCGTTCTGCGGAAGCGGCCGAGCCCGCAGCGGAGAGTAATGGGTATCCCGACCGAGCAGATATCGCCCGCGAGCAGTTCGCGGAACTGGCTGACACCGCGCCCGCAGCGGAGAGCAATACCTGCGGGGAGTGCGCGGAGTGGCCGCTGGACGAGCGCGGCAAACCCGTCCTCTACTGGAAACTGCCGACCTGTGGAGCCAAGCCAGAGAGCGGAGCGCTGAACCGTGACGCGATACCCTGCGAGCACTTCCGCCCCCGCACCGAGGACAGCGCAGAGGCGATCACGTTCACGGTCAGCTATCACCCCGAGCCGCCCGGCGGATACGCTACCGTCCTGGAGTGCCCGGGCTGCATCTCGCAGGGCACCACGCGGGACAGGTGCATTGCCTCTACGCTAGAGGCCCTGGCTAACTGGTGGCGTGCGGATACCGACACCGACACGGACGGTGATACGGAATCACAAGAGAAATCCGATTCGGATACGGAAAACCCCAGTGATTCTGACACCGACTCCGACACGGACACGGACACCGACACGGAAGACAATTTAGGAGCCGTGGCCCTGCGCCGGGACCTCGACGCCCTGGCCGAGAAACTCGAACATGCTGACGCCGGGTTATCGGTACAGATCATGAAGCTGCGCTCCGACCTCGCGGCGCTGCGAATCGACATGGGGAAACACTGCGCGACAGCGACGGACCTGGAGGAGCTGGCCGAGAAACTTTTTCTAGCAGAGGAGCACTGGCAGACGGACGTTGGTGTGCTACGGGGCACGCTAGAGGGCAAGTGGCCGCCGGATTCTGTAGCCAGGCTGGCCGAGAAGGTGGAGCGGCTGGAGCGTGGCGTCCACCCCCGCTCCACGCAGATAAAAGCACTATTCGGGCGCCTCGACGCGCTGGAGAACGCGGAGCCCTGTTGCCACGAGCGCGGCGCGAGCGGCAAGCCGGTGCCGTGCGATCTTCGCTCCCTAGAAGCCGACCTCACCGAGCGCATCGAAGCCTTGGAGCGCGCCCTAGAGCGCGAGGAGGAGTAGGACGATGAGGTGGCCCAAAGCCCCAACCCGCTGGATAGAAGGGCGAACGCTGTTTGTATCGGTGCCATTCACCTGGGACCTGCCTGCGCTTCGGGACGAACTACAGCAGGGAGATCTAGCGTGGGATTCGGTTATAGTCGGTGGCCCCGCAGTGGACATGATGCCAGGATGGTTCAATGATCTGCCGCACGTTCACACCGGACACGGGATGCCGGGCGCGATGCAGCGGGTGAACCCAGAGGCTACCAAGACCAGCGTCGGATGTATCCGCCGCTGCGAGTTCTGTGCTGTGCCGCAGACAGAGGGCCGCCTGCGTGAGTTGGATGACTGGCCCGATTTGCCGATCATCACAGATAACAATCTGCTTGCATGCTCGCGCCGCCACTTCGATCGCGTGATCGAGCGGCTGAAGGGGCACGGGTGGGCCGACTTTAACCAGGGCATCGACGCGCGTCTGCTGACAGCCCATCACGCGCAAGCCATCGCGGAGATCGGCAAAGTGACGGTGCGGCTGGCCCTCGATTCAATGTCACATCGGGCAGCGTGGGAGAATGCCGTCGATACCCTGACAACCAACGGCGTCCCGAAGTCGCGCATCCGATCCTATGCGTTAATCGGCTTCGACAGCAGCCCCGAAGAAGCATGGAACCGCTGCCAATATATCGAACAGCACGTCCGCATGGTGCTGCCGATGTGGTTTCACGAACTGAACGCCCTGGAGTTAAATTCTGTGACAAAGGAGCAGGGCAAGCTCGGGTGGTGCGACAAAGAACGGCTGCACATCATGCGCTATTACTACCAGCACCAGGGCGCAGCCCTGAAAGCCGAGCCGGAGCCCGAGTAGGAGCGGGAGAGGAGTAGGACGATGGCTCGTGTACTGGTAACAGGCGGCGCTGGATTCATCGGATCGCACCTCTGCGATGCGCTGCTCATCCGCGGCGACGAGGTAGTCTGCCTTGATAACTTTTTCTCGGGTAGCCGGGACAACGTACAGCAGCATCGCGAGAATCCGCGCTTCGAGCTAATCCGCCACGATGTTGTTGAGCCTATTTTGCTTGAGATCGATCAGATCTATCACCTGGCGTGCCCTGCCTCGCCGATCCACTACCAATACAACCCGGTCAAGACGACCAAGACTAACGTAATGGGAACGCTGAACATGCTCGGCTTGGCGAAGCGGGTAGGGGCGCGGCTGCTGCTAGCCTCTACCTCCGAGGTGTACGGCGATCCCGAGGTGCATCCACAGCCTGAGGATTACTGGGGACGGGTGAACCCTATCGGGCTGCGTTCCTGCTACGACGAGGGCAAGCGCGTAGCCGAGACGCTCTGCTTTGACTACCGCAGGCAGAACGGCGTGGACGCGCGCGTAGTGCGGATCTTCAATACCTACGGCCCGCGTATGGCTGCTGATGACGGCCGGGTAGTAAGCAACTTCTGTGTGGCGGCGCTCACCGGCAAGCCCCTGCTGGTATATGGGGACGGTAGCCAGACGCGGTCGTTCTGTTACGTACGCGACTTGGTCGACGGGCTGATCGCCGCGATGAATGGCGAGGCCGAGGGTATAGAGGGGCCGATCAATCTCGGCAACCCGGATGAGCGGACGGTACTAGAGCTGGCGCAGAAGATACTCTCCCTTACCCCGCCTGGGCCCGGCATCGAATACCGCGATCTGCCGGCAGACGATCCGGTCCGGCGGAAACCGGTAATAGATCGTGCTCGCAAGATCCTATGGTGGCGACCTACCGTCTCCCTAGATAGCGGCATAAGGACTACGTTAGAGAGCTTCCGCGAAAAAAACCTTGCTAAAGGCTAGCAAGGCTAGTAAGGCTAGTCACGTGGCAACGCTTGGACGATCTGTGCCGAAGCCCGATCCGCCGTGGCGGTCGGAAGAGTACCGCGCGTACGTAGCAAGTCACAGGTGTTGTCTATGCCAGAAAAAACGGGGCCCACAAGGGGGAGTCGTCGCGGCGCATATTGGATCGCGGGGAACCTCGCAGAAGCCGCCAGACTACCAGACAGTACCGCTCTGTTACGATTGCCACGCGAGAGAGCACGGGCGACCTGGATACGAGCCGCTATCAAGGGACGAGCGGGAGCACCTGGTCTGGGTCGCGTTGAAGCTAGCTGGTAAATTCATCGCAGCGATCCGATCCGAGACCCTAGATATCGAGCCTGGGGAAGCGCTGTCCTACCGAGAGCAGATAGAGGCGGGTAGGGAGCAGGTTCGCGCGCGCAGGAAAAAGAAAACGAAGATCGGCCAGCGCAAGCCAGATAGCCGGCGGCCTAGAAACAAGGGGATCCGATGAACGCATGGGTTCGGTATCAGTATCTTGGATCCGACGAGGTCCAGTTTGACTTGTTGACGGAACGCGGCGAGAGGCAGGAGTCGCTAGGGTCCGTTGTGCTAGATGCCGATCGGTTTTTTGCCGACGATAAAACCGGCGTTGCAGAGGCGGCGGGCGCGCTCGGCGTTGACGCGCCAGTTGTACGCTATGCCATGCGGCACGGCCGCTCAAGGGATATCAGACTATGAGGCGCGGCGGGGCGACCGAGGATCTACTGCTCGGGCCGAACGTAAAATACATACCAGAGGGCAAGGGCAGGATCGTCAAACGGGAACAGGCTACCAGGTGGTCTGCGAAGCGGGGTGGACTGATACCGACAGAGAAGGGCAGGCCAGATTATAGCGGATCGTGGAATGGGCTCGCTTTTGAAATAGAGGCAAAAGAGGTTACTAGCGGGACGAGCTTCAAATTTGCGGGCCCACACACGCGCGGGGCGCAGACGCTCATGGCTCAGATCAAAGATCTAGAGGAGAACGCAAGGGCGGGGGCCCTGTCGTTTTTCGTCGTGCATTTCGCTGTTTTCAAAAAGGGGATTCGCGAGGCGTACTTGTGGGAGATCGGTAAGTACCTCCGTGATCTGAACTGCCCGTTTCTGGCCTATGCCTTCGGTATTCCCGGAGCGGGGAAGCCGATTTCGTTACAGTGGTTTCGGGACAACGCGCTTCGAATCTACGAGAAGAACGGCGGGTTGGACTGGGGCACGGGGATACAGCGCGTAATTGAAGCCAAGGCAGCGCTCGCCGCGCAGAACGGCGGTCTATTGGCTGCGGGCAGGTTGGACTAACGGGGGCGAGTTGGGATGTTCGGCGTGAGCGAGAATTGTTGCCGTTGCCGGGTGCGGAAAATCCGCACGATCGAGACTGAGGATACAAGCGGGCCAGCAGAGGACAGCCTGTGTATCGGGTGCTCTCTGTATGCGGGGAAGCACAAGCTGCGAGAGTTCGCCGAGACCTTACTGAAGATCGGCACGGCGCAGGGCCTGTCGGATATGATCCGGATCTTCGTGGCAACGATGTTCCCGACGCAAGAGGAACTAGCGCGAGCGATCGGGGGACGCTGCTACACGGCCGAGCACCATGCAAAGCTAGCGGCCGAGCACCTGATAGCGTTGGCCGAGTTTATTCACGGCGACGGCTGGGTGCCTCCGACGCCGAAGCCGAAAAACAAACCGTGGGTGATGAACAGTGGATAGCGACAACCTTTGTCCTGGCTCCGGTCTGCCGTTCTTCGGCAGCGTAATAGATAGCGACGGGCGGCGTCTTTGCGGCGTCGCTTGTCTCTGCGGGCGGTTTTTCAGGGCTAGCGATTGTCCGGGCGGTGTGATTCCAGATCACGAGGGCAAGCCGGAGCCTCTACCGGACTCGAACAAGATGACAACGGATCGGATCGTGGTGAAGCCGGATGGCTGATCTGTGGAACATTGAGGAGATCCGTTTATTGCGGCACGCGCGTAGGCGTTTGATTGAGCAGTACGGCGATTATGAGCGCGAGTTTAGATCAGTATTTGCCGATTCTAGATTCAAGGCATGGGCCAAGCCGCTGGTCAGGGCGATGCTGGAGCGCGAGCAGCAAGGGACAGACTGGTCCTGGCTTGCGCGGAAGGTTCAGTCCGAGGCGTGGGCGCGGGTCAAGGCGATAATAGCGGAGGGGGAGTGAGCGCCAATCGAGCGAGGCGTCGCGTATTGCATGCGGCTACGGCGCTAGATGCTGTTGAGCGATGGGCCGATGGCTGCATGCTGTTGCGTGAGATCGGTTTAGTAGAAAACGGACGGATAGACGGGGCGCTTGTGCCGCTGTCTATCGACTCGCCAGGAGTCAAGAACAATCCCATGCGGAAGACTGGTCGCCCGTTCTGGGATCGCATGGGACTGCTCGGTGTTGAGGTAAAGCTGCACCGCTCCGATTTTTTACGTGGGCTCAAGGAAAAGCAGTTTGAGCGCTATGCGCCGAGTTTCATCGGTCTATATATCTGCACGACGCTGGACGTATGCAAGCCGTCAGAGATCCCGCGCGAGTACGGCCACCTAGTAGTAACGTGGAGTGATGAGACCGAGCGCGACTCGTATAAACGAATCCCGGTTTGCGTATGCAAGCGCCACCCGCAGTTCAAGGCGGTTGAGTTAGATCATGAAACCATGTGGCGGGTTCTTTGGCGTAGCGGCGAGGAAATGCGCAAGCGTGCAGCCGAGGCCGAGGCGAAGTATGCAAGGGCTACGGCGCGCGTTGGGTCGCTTGCGTCTGAATATATTTTCGGCGCTGTCAAGGCACTTGAGAAAAGAGCCGAGCGCGAACTGGAGGGCGAATGAGCGCCAAGAAATGCCCCCATGATCCGACGTTCCCGACGGGATCATTCGGCCTGTACGTTGATCACAAGGCCCAGTGCATCGGACCCGATTGCGCGCTGTGGGATCCCGAGACTAACCGCTGCGGAGAATTGCTGCGCGCGCAGTCTGGGAATAGGCGCGTATGTCCTGATTGCGGCGGCGCTGGGGATTGCCCGGTGCTCGGCGACGAGGGCGAGGTAGCCAGCGTAGAGCCCTGCGAGCGATGCGGCGGGTCGGGCATGCTCTTGATCATCACGAAGGAGGCCCCACATGATCGTTGATATGAGCGCAGTAGCCCGATACTTCCGCGCGCGGGGCGAATTTGATCGGGCTCGGGCGGTCGAGGATTCTTACTTCCGTTACGCGCAGGAGATGACGAGGGGGGAGTCGGAGATAGTCTGCGAGTTGAAGCTGCCGAACGTCGAGGGGCAGAACGCAGGGCGCAAGCTGTTAGAGGAGGAGAGCCTACGGCGAGAGGTGCTGGCGCTGCGCGAGGACGTGGACGCGCTGAAGGCGGGTGGTAAAGCGGGGGCGTACGATAAACCAGTGTGGGTTAGCGAGCGGAGCGACTGGGATGCGGTACTAGATGCTGCAATAAAACGGTTGGGTGCGATGTCCGGAACGCCGCTGACGGTCAAGACGATATCGGGGCTGTGCGAGATCCGCGATTTCCTCCGTTCCAACGATATCCGAGGACCGGAGCACGCATGAGGCAGGGAGTAATAATTTGTCCCGTAAAGGGTGAGCAGGCTTTGGCCAAGTGCGACTGGTGGCGGCGGCGTGGGTTGAAGGCTTGCTTGACTTGCAAGGTGCGGCCTTTGTACCTATCGAAGCACAATCACGGCGAGCGGCTACGGCCGGCAGAGACGTGCCCGCGGTGCGGTCGGTATAAGCACGCGGATTCGAAGTTCTGCGGCGAGTGCTCGAAGTCCATGTTTCATCTTGGGGGCGGCGAGCGGGTCTTTGATACCGAGATCGAAAGCGAGGCGAGCGATGAGTGATGCCGATCTGGTTCTCCCTGGCAGCCACTACACCGAACTGGCGCGCGGAATCGTGAACGCAGCGGCCGATGGTCTCCCCTCTGTAGGCCAGCCGCGCGAGGATCAGTCTCATCCGCGGACGATCAAGATCCTCCCCGATATGTCGATCCTAGTCTGGCACTACGATTCAGTAGAGGCGCGGGGCGGTCTCTTGCGGCCGGACGGCGAGCCGCTAAAGAAGCTCGGGTTGGTTTGCGATCTACTGGATCCGGAGCAGGCGTTTGATTTCTTCCATCGCAACGCGCTCAACTTTGCGGAGTTCTTGGTCGAGCGGGACAAGGCGATTGCGGCGGCGAAAGCGGGGCGCGATGAGAAGCCCAAGAAGCAACGCCTGCCAAAGAGCGAGCGGAAGGCGCGGCGAAAGAAGATGAGGGGGCGGCGATGAGCAAACAGCAGAAGCCGAACAAGGTGGGCTGGTGGAGATTTTGGCTGCCTAATAAGCGGCGGCCAGACATGGCGTTTGTCTCGGTGGCGCACGATGGGATGACGTTCTACGTTCACACGCACCGCTCTACTAGGAACGCGGCAACCCATCCAGCGAGACGGTGGGAGTTCGTTGATAATAAGCGCCGAGGAGTAGCGTGTTTAGAATGTGAACAGAAGCGACTCCGTAGGCCACGGTACAATCGCTGTCGATCTTGCTGTGATTCGCTTGAGGCCTGCCCTGATTATGTAAAGGGGCTCGGCGCAAATACGGGGATGGGGGATTTCGCCATGAAGGTCAGGAGATGAGTGAAATGAAGGTGACGAGATCACTCTTAGGGCGCGTTTTGTTCGCCCCGGCCATGAGCCCGCAGTCGGCAGTGTGGTTGTTTCTAGGGCTCGTGTTGATAACAGGCGCATGCGGCGCGGTGCTGGTTGCTCTTGGTTTCTACCCGGTCGCAATCGGCTGCTTTTTCGTCACCTATCTTTTAGAGCGTGCTCTTACGGATCAAATGCACCGAGTCGATAGGCATCTCTGGAGCGAAGAAATCGAGCGGAGAAACGAAGTAGAAAAGGCGCTGCTTCAACGAATCAAAAAAGGGGGGGGGCGCAGCGATGAGTGACGGAAAGGAACTGTGATGATCGAAGCGCTGATCGGATGCGGGATAGCATGGGCTGGCGGTTTCGCTATCGGTCTCTGTGTTGGACATCAGATACGGTGTCGCTCTGTATCGAGCAAGCCCCAGCCGAGACCGGAGCGCCAGCACGATCCTTACCGCGCCACGTTGGCCGGGCACGCCGTCAGGGTCGGGTATGATCACCCGGAGCGCTACCCGGGCCTATACGAAGCGGCCGGTGAGGTGTGCAGCGAAGAGTCCACGCTCAAGCAGACCGCCGACGTCGGCGGCTTCACGGACCTGGACGAGATCGCAGAAGCGTTCTGGAAGTACGAGGAGAAGAGGGGGCGGCGATGACCTGCATCGTAGGGTTGCGCGCGCCAGATGGCGTGGTCATGGGCGGCGATAGCGCCGGCATCGGCAATATGGATCTACATGTGCGCGCAGACGAAAAGGTCTTTGCTCGGAGCGGGGGCGGTGCTGACTGGCTGTTCGGATTCACGTCTAGTTTCCGCATGGGCCAATTGATTCGCTACTCGCTGAAACTGCCGAAGGTGCCGGGCCGAGACGGCGATCTCTATCGCTACATGGTAACTAAGTTCGTTGATGCCTGCCGCGACTGCTTTAAGAGCGGGGGCTTTGCCCAGAAGCATAAAGAGGAGGAGTCTGCCGGGACGTTCCTTGTCGGTGTTCGCGGATCGCTGTTCACCGTGTACGGAGATTACCAGGTGGCGCAGGAGGCGTGCGGCTTTGCCTCTGTTGGTTGTGGCGGTGAGATCGCGCGTGGGTCATTGCATGCAACAGCGGTTGCGGCGCGCGAGGCGCAGCCGTGGCGAATCGGTCCGCGCAGGCGAGTAGAGATGGCGTTGCAGGCGGCCGAGCAATGCAGCGCTGAGGTTCGCGGGCCGTTTGTAATCTTGGAGGGTGCGCGGCGAAAGAAGATGAGGGGGCGGCGATGACACTAGGCGAGTGGGTAGTATTGGTCGCAGGTGTCGTAATCGCGGCCGGGTTCTTGAAGCGCCTACTGCCGCCGGCGGTCGATTACTCCGATAGGCTATTTGTCAAAACTGACTTCAATCCTGGCCCACCGAAACCGATACCGGAGCCCGTCCCGGACTCCATGTTGTTGGTGGTGAGGGAAGCCGGTAAGGTGGACGCAAACGGAAATGTGTATACCGAGGAGGCGCTGCGCAAGGCCGTGGATAACTGGCATAAGAAGTACAGTAAGGACAAGCCGATGCCGGCCGGGGAGCCGTCCATATACGGTGGGTCCGAAGTCAGCGTGATGGGGATAACCCATTTCGTGGAGGACGTGTTCATCGGGTATGCACCTAATAGAAAGGCGTTGGCGGCCAGTGTGAAGTTCTTCGACACCGAAACATCCCGTGCGGTGGCGCATGGGCTGGCCAATGGATATTTCCGCCTGGGATTGTCCGTTAGGGGGAGTATGGAGCGCAAGGACGATCATTGGGAGGTGGTTCCCAACGACGACCTGGAAATAACCAACATCCACGTCCTGCCGGCGGACGCTCCGGCACCACCAGAGCCAGGGCCACCGCCGCCGCGTACCGCCCGCCGCGCCGGCTACCAGCCAAGCCCTGGCGAGAAGCCGCTGACAGATGGGTATCAACCCTCGCACCGAGTTACGGGAGAGATCGTTTGCACTCCGTTGCCGCCGAAACGAAAGCGCGCTGGCATCGAGGCCAAGGTTCCAGCGACGCGCTGCCCCCACTGCGGGAGGGATCTGTGATGAACGGCGACGCCGTAATCATCCGCTGCCAGAACTTGCGCACGCTGTATCACTCGGAGCAGTTCTGGATGAGCGATGCGGCGATCCATGACGAATCAATGCGCGAGCTATCGGACCAGGCATACGGGGATGTTATCTGCGGGGGCTACGGTCTCGGCCTATTGCAGCGGCACTTGACGAACAATCCCCGCGTGACCTCGGTAACCACGGTGGAGATCAACCCGGACGTGATCCGTGTGGTGTTGCTAGACGATCAGTGGATCTGGGGCTCGGTGGTAATCGCGGACTTCCTCTCCTATCGGCCTGGCCGAAAGTGGGATTGCGTGATTGGAGATCTTTGGGCCGACGTGCCTAGCGATACGGAGTCGCTAGACGCGGAACTTTATCGCGGGTTTTTGGCGCGTGCTTCGGATCTAGTGAAGCCGGACGGCCGGGTGCTCGCGTGGAACGGGAGTTGGTAGGATGAAAAAAATCATTTGGGTTCAGTGGGTTGATGCCGAGATCGAAGATGAAAAGGTGTTGACCTTGGCGCAGGCCAAGAAGTTGAAATGCCCTATCATCGAAACGGTCGGCTGGTTGGTTGACGACAACGGCGAGCGGACGATTCTCTGTGCCGATATAGACAGGTCCGATGACTGGCACAGGGGCACCGTGGTTATTCCCAATGTATGTATCGTCGACCACCAGATTATCTCAATAGGCAGGCAAAGAAAGAAGGTCAGTAAGAAGCCGAGGCGAAGGCGGAAGGGATAGGGCGGCGTGACCGACTTCGGCGCGATAGCATTCGGCTTTGCCTTGGGTGCTCTCGTGGGGTTTTGCTCTGGGATCTGTATTGCCGCCGCGGTGCTATCGTGAGCGATTACGATCCGCTGTTAGAAGAGGACTTGGATCTGTGGGAGCGGGAGTTTTCCGTATTCGAAGGGGGCCTGGGGTATTCGCAGCGGCACTTTGTCGGTCGGCTGATAGCTACGGTGCGGTTGGGTTTTGCGATCGAGCGGTATCGGGGTCGAATGCGGTGCAAGAATTGTGGTGCGTGGGATCGGGATAGTGGCCCGGGGCCGCTGGGCGGGGAGTGGCGGGAGTGCCAGAAGCTATGGCGGTACTTTCCTCCTTATTTCGGTTGTCCGTATTTCGAGGAGCGGGACGAAAAAAACCTTGCTTCTCGGCGCGGTTCTGGTAGTGTGGCTAGCTAGGCTAGGCGGGCTAGACGGGAGGCACGAGACGATTACGGATCTCGCTTGGCACGTGGCTTCTCTCTTTAGAGCCGAGCCCATGTGCTGGTCTTTAGTGAGTCCGGATCTTAAGACGCGAATCGGGTACGAGTGGATCGGAGAGAAGAGAGGGAGCAAGGGGAGCAATCATGGCTACAGGTAGCAAGGATGGATCGGGCAAGGGCAAGGGGCGTCCTGGCGGCGGCGGTCGGAACCGGAACAAGGGTCCGGGGACTCGCGGCGGCCCCGGTTACGGGAAGGGCGGTGGTCGCGGGAAGGGCCAGGGGCGGGGCAAGTAGCCCTGTTCTCCCCTAGAGAGCGTGCGCTAGAAGGGGCGAGGAGGCGAAGGTGATAAGGGCGAAGCTGTTTGATTTGATCGCATCGCCCCTGCTGAGCCTTGGGCAAGTTGTAATCTTGGCTGGGCACGAGGCGCCCTCTGCTTGGATAATGCGGTGTCAACCATTGCCCGGATTGCCGCCGCCCCCGCCGAGGAAGCCAGAGCCCGGACCGATTGTCTGCACGCTGCGCGGCGACGATGGAAAAGAAGTTGAGATTCGTGCGGGCGACATCGTGTGCGTTCACCCGGATCACTTGGATGCGATACAGCGAATGATCGAGGAGGAGGCCCCATGAACCGCCGTGACTTCGTACGAGCGCTAGGGGTCGGCGCTGCTGCTGCCCTTCTCCCCTGTAAGCCGAGCGAACAGAGCGGCGGGTGGGTCGCGCTGATATCTGACAACCATATGGGGCGAGTTGCGGGGTCGAGCCACAACTGCCGATTTGACTACAGCCGCTATGTCTATTTGCGTTTTACCTCTCGCTGTGAGGTGTTCAGGACTCGGCGGGACGGGACGTGGGAGAGGGTGCAATGAACAAGGTCACGGGTCAAGTTGGAGCCGGTGCGATGAGTGTGCGGGGCTCGCAGGCACAGGGAGAGCCTTGTGGTAGGCGTTCGAGATCATGCGGAGCAGACCCCGATGCAAATTTGCATAGCGGTAAAAAGCAAGGTGGTGGTGAGTGAAGTTCAAGCCCGGCGACATCGTCAAGGCGCTGCGAGATAGCGAGCGCTATTTGCACTTAATGGTTACTCCCGCGGGCAGCCTGGGGTTAATCACTGGCGCTTTTGTGGACTCATGGAGCGGGAGGCAGAAGTATTGGATTGACTTCGACCACGTGCGCGTAAACATGATTGAGAGCAATCTTGTAGCTGCTACGCCGGCCGAGGCATTAGCGTTTCGAGAGCGTGGGTCGTTTGCTCTGAACGGGCATGTAGAGAAGCGCGCCTATACGCTAGAGAATACGTATTGTGATTACGGCCACATGAGCAATCCTAGCGAGCACTACGGCGAGAGGGAGAACCCGCACGTTCGGCTTGCGCGGATGATGGGCCAGCCGACCTGGGGAAATGTGCACGACGCGCTCAATGCGGGGCGTCCGAGTCCGGATAAGCGCGACTGGTCAAAGAGCAACCGCGAGGTCATGGTTGCGTATCTTCGCCAGCGGGCTAGCAAGGCAAGGGAGGGAGCATGAGGTACTCCAAGGAGATACCTGACAAGGACGGAATCTACCCTGTCCGGTACGCGGCAGGAGAGGGTGAATTCATCTATGCCGTGGCAACTAGACCTCGTTCTGGGATAGTGACGCTGCTCCACCTGGACGGCGTGCGCCAGACGCTCAACGAATGGGCGGTTGAGTGGGGGCCGGCGATAGAGTTCAGGGAGACGCAGCATATATGCCTAGAGTGCGTAGAGCCGTGGCGGGTAGATATGGGCGGAGAGAATCCGTGTCGTTACTGGACCGACGACGATGTGGACGGAGATAGTCCTGCCTGCGAGAGGTTCAGACAGAATGGAGCAGCGGTGGGATCTTGCGTTACTCCCGATGGAGACGACTTCGCCACCCGCGAGTATGTGGACGAGGGTACGAAGGCGCTAGAGCAGCGTATGATCCGCGAGCGCGTGCACAAGGAAGTCTGCGGCGATACGCGGCTTGAGGTAGCGCAGCGGCTAGAGAAGTTAGAGCAGATTGTCGGGAGGTTGTCTGGCCATACGCACCCGGCGAGTGTGAGTGTCGGCGCTATCCCGGATCAGATCAGGCTTGTATCGGTAGGGCCGCCGAGGGCTGCAGACGAGGGCCTCACGCCAGCCCGGGGTGCGGGGTGGTTTCTAATCACCCCAGATTTCTGATGAGCGTTGCTGCCCTCGTCGGCTCGCCATGTTCTTCGTGCCCTTGTGGTATGGGCTCGTCGGGCGTAGTGGTAGCGCAAAAAGCCGGCCGCATGCCTACGAGGGAGACTATCAGAATTGAAGGGGTGGGCGCATGAGCGAGTATTGCAGTGGCTGCAAGGAGCGGCGGGAAGAGGTTGAGCGGCTGCGAGCGGAGCGGCCTTCGTCCGGGCCCGAAGTGCAGAGAGAGCCTTGCGGTATGAGTTCGGACGGCAACGAGGCACCGCAAAAATCCGGCCGGGAGGACTAGCATCATGAGCACAGAGATCCGGTCTCCCAATTTGCATGGAGATATCAAGTCTCGGCTGGCTGCCTCGTTCGGCCCGATAGGTCTCCGCTGGGACCGGGAGCGGTTCGCGTTGATGGTAGAGGTGGGGCGGACGGTTGGCCGTTTTGACTGGCAAGCGCTGTCTGATATGGCGCGGTACTGGCCGGGCGAGTTTGAAACCATCATAGCCGTAACAGTAGATCACGAGAACCGGATTCGCGGGGAGGCAGAGGAGCTACACTTGCGGGTTGACGGTGAACGTATCACGGCGGCCGCAGAGTGGATCAGGGGGGAAGTGTTGCCAGTAGCTAGACGACCACTGGCCCAAAGCGGACAATAACCGGACGGAAAGCGGACACAGAGAGAAGGAGCATGAGATGAAAGAAAATTCCACACTGCTATTAATTGAAGTCAGTTCAGAATATGGTGGCACATACGTAGATGAGTCGGAGATCGATGATGTGATTCGAGTAATTAGTTGTATTCGCGGAGTGGGAGACGTCTCCCGCGTCGGCATAGATATTACCGCAGAGGTCGAAAGAAGGCTATCTGCTGCCGGACTGTTTGACCTTTTGCCAGGAGAACCGCCAGTTATGAGTAGGTATGATGAGGGAACGCCCAGGCAGTTCATCTTGTCGCTACAAGCGCTGTCTTTGGTGGGGCTTCTCTGCTCGGATTTGAATTTGTCTGATCCATTGAGCGAAGATAATAGGGGGGCAGTAAGCGAAGTATTTTGTAGGTGTAGGGAGTGGTATGTTGCGGCGAAAAGCAAACAGCGCAAGCGAGCGGAGGAGGGCGTCGGCAATGGCAAGCATTGACATGGTGCCCAAGAGTTTCCAGGACACACACAAGCGGGCGATGTGGGGGCGCAGCCGCAAGATGGCGATCTTCGCGTTCTGTGCCGAGTGTATGGGGTGGGAGACCAACGCACAGCGCGGCAAGGGAAACACGAAAGGAAACGCAAGGGAAACATGGCTCGAAAGGTAACAACAACGCCGGAAACGGAAACAGAGATCAGGCGGCTAGCCGCCGGCGGCAAGACATACCGAGAACTGTCAAAGATGTTTGGCGTCTCGACCAAGGTGATCGGACGCGTGCTCAAAGCCAAAGAGCCCCACGCGCGCGCGCACGAGGGGGGTATGCACGTGCGTAAGAACACAACCCCGCCAGCGCGGGGCACGGCGGCGGGGATTATCAAAACGTGGGCGGAGGTCGGGAGCCAAACACGAACGGCAGAACTGCATGATGTCTCGCGGTGGGTGGTGCGCAGGGTATTATCCGATCCAAAGAACAAGAGTGCAGTTGAGAGCGCCAAGCGCAGCGCGGAAGAGCAGGTCGCAGAGATTATTGATGATGCGTTGGATCGGGCCGAGGTCGAGCATGTAAAAGAAAACATTGCACCTGTTTTGCAGATTAACCGCAAGGATGAATTAGACAAGAGTTTGGATGCGATTCGGATTGTAGAGGGATGCAATCTCATGGCGCTCAAGGCGCTATACCGGGAGGCGATAGATCCGGATACGGGAAAGATTGCTGATAGGGATGCCCTGGCTCTTATGTGGGGAAAGAATAGCGGGAAGGTAGTTCTTGATGCGGTTAGCGCTCGTGACAGGGTGGTCAACAGAAGATCTGTTCCGACGATGCATTTCAATACATTCGTAGCGCGGGTTGCAAACGGGCTTGCTGAAAGAATCAAGGACCCGGATGTCAAGGTTTCGGTTCTTACTATGCTTAACGCGCAGTTAGCAGAAATGAAGATGGCAATCAGGCAGGGGCGAGAAGCAGAGCAATAGGGCATGTCACAGAAAACGGCGGATGAGGCCATAAGCGCTGCGGAAGCGCTGGTGCGAGACATGATAGCTGGCGTTGAGCGCACTCGCGGCGGCGGGGAGTTGGGCGAGGAGCGTCGCAAGAACTTTGATTCAATCCTTCGATTTGCAAAAAAAGCGTTCCCGCACTGGGTGCCGGCGAGCTTCTCTGATTTGCATCGGCATCTAGACTTTGTCGGGCGCATGATCGCGCTCGGCGGGGGCGGTGCGAAGCGTGTTACCCTGGCCCCTCGCGGCAACGCGAAGTCAACTATCGTCTCCAAGATCTATACGATGTGGGCGATTGCTCACCAGGAGGAGATTTTCAACGAGTCGGGTCGACGGATCGATTGTATTATTCTGTTGAGCTATGCCCTCGCGCTGCCCGTTAGCTTCATGCTCGATATCAGGCGCGAACTAGAGAGCAATGATTATTTGCAGGAGTACTATCCCGAGATCTGCGGGCAGGGGGACCGCTGGACGGAGCGGCACATACGCACGCGCAACGGCGTGCACGTGGGCGCGGGCTCGACGGGCGGCAGTATCCGCGGATTCATCAAAGAGGCGTCTAGGCCGAAGCTGGTTATCTGTGACGATCTAGAGTCAATGGAGCATGCGCAAACTATCGGGCAGAGAGACAAGGCCGAGAAGTGGTTGGATGAGGACGTGATACACGCGTCCGCTGCCGATGCGGACGTATGGGTTGTCGGGACGTTGGTGCACAGGGATTCGCTGCTCGCGCGGTTGGCCAAGGGCAACTGGGACGAGTCTCGATTCGAGGCGGTAATTCGGTGGGCAGACAACCAGGATATCTGGGACGAGTGGCGCGAGATCTACCTTGATAAAGAGGGGGAGTTAGCGGACTCGCAGATCTACGCGGATACGCTGTGGAAGGCTACGGGCACCTGGCTCCGGGCCGAGGCGGCGAAGGGCGGAGAGATCGAGCAGATCGCATGGCCCCTGCTGCCCCGGTTCGAGGAAGACTGGGGCCGGGTTGTTGGCGAAAAGCCGAAGCGGCGGATGGCGCTTCGCAATTCTTTGATCAGTGCTTTGAACTTCTGCCGCAACTTTAGCGTTGAGATAGAGCGGGGCGATTTCTCGGAGGTCGTTGACTTCTGGGAGCGCTGCGTGTTCGAGCCGATCCGAGAGATCAAGGGCCGCAAGTCAAAGGCGTGGGAGTTCTTTCAAGAGCACAAGAGGGAGATGCTGGCCGGAACAATGGTGCTCTGGCCGGAGGTCGAGCCCTACTACAAGCTCATGTGCCAGAAGGCGGACACCCGGCGGGTAGCCTCGTGGTTCCAGGAGAAGCAGAACAAGATTCTCGCATCCGAGGACGCGGTATTCGGAAAGAACGTATGGACGTTCTGGGAGGCACCGAAGAACCCGGGGCCCCGCAATATGCTAGACACCATCATGGCGGACGCTGCGCAGCAGCGATCGCAGGGGCACAAGTTAGACCTCGTTCTATTCATGGCCCTTGATCCGAGCATGGGCAAGGAATCCAAAAAGCATGACCCTGCGGCGATCGGGATCGTAGCCCGCATGCCTAACGGCCGCTGGCGGATCGTATGGGCTTTTATCCGTAGGGACAAGCCCAGCGCTATGTTTACGAGGCTATTGGATTACCAGCGGATCTACAAGTGCAAGGTCGTTGTTATCGAGGCCAACCAGTTTCAGGAGTTATACGCAGACCAGATCGGCGATGCCGCGAGGGTTCTCGGCGAGCCGCTGCCGTACAAGAAAAAGAAGAACCTAGAGAAGAAAGAGCTTCGGATCATGGGCCTTGAGCCCCACGTGGCGGCTGGTAATATTGAGTATCCGGCGCGCATAGTAGGAGACGGAGAGCGGCAGGAGGCGATACCCGCGCTCCCCACCCTCTGGGAGCACTTCTCCTGCTTCGGCGAGACCGATGTACACGACGACGGGCCAGACGTAATCGAGATGGCGTTTAGCGGCGGCATGAAGTGGCTTGAGGGCGTGCCCCTGCTGGCCGAGACCGAGTACGTGGGCGACGGGGTACTGGATGACATGGAGGCCGTTGTATTCGAGGATCCCAAAGACGCCGAGTGCCCGCATTGCGGGGCGCGCTTGATCGAGGGCTCGTATGTCTGCACTGAGTGCGAGCTGGAGATCGAGGGCGGGGCGAAGATTCCCGGGCCTTACCGGGATCCGGCCGAGGAAGAACGGCAAAAAGCAAGACAGGCTAGAGCGCGCAAGATGAGCATGATACAAAAAGCACTCCTGGGTAAGTTCCGGTAACGTAAAAACGGCGATACGGAAACAACCCGCACCCTGGCGCGGTAATAGGTGCAAGGGTCGCGCGTGTCGCCCGCATCCACCGTGGCCCCGCGGGTCGCGGTTGGATCGTCCTCCCCGGCCGCGACCCGCTCCTTTTATCCTCTACTAATAGTAAGGGGACCCACAAAGGCTTCGGACGCTGAGCCAGATCAGCGTCTGATCTACTGTACGGGAGAACACTTGCCTGACCTCCGCTCTCGCCTATCCGACCTTGCCGAAGGCTTCGCCGACGCGGCGAACCAGACGCTAGCCAACCTCGGACTAACCCTCTACAACTTCGGTACCAAAGATATGAGCGCCGCAAACGCGGTAGCTCAAGCCGTCGCGCCAAAGGCCGAGCCCAAGAACTCCGAGGATTACCCGCCGGACCAAACCAGCCGACGCGGGCTCTCGATCGATGATGGCCGTATAGGCGGTAGCGCGTACGACTGGTACGATAAACACACCAAGACCTCGAAGAGCCGCAAGGCGGTTTATGCCGACTGCAGGCAGATGGATTCCGAGAGCCCGGAGCTTCACTCTGCGGCTAACGTAATCTCCCGTAACCTGTTCAGTTCCGAGGAAGGCGACGAGGTTACCTACAAGGTTGAGGCAGAAGACAAAAACGTAAAGCGGATCCTCGACGACCTAGACCACCGTACGCGGCTACCACGCAGGGCCCCGGTAATCGCCCGAGAGCATATCTGTATGGGCGACGCGTTTACCGAGATCGTTGTAGGCGAAGAGCGCAAGCCGCTGATCTGGGCAATCAACGAACTCCCGCCGACAACGATGCTCCGCAACGAGGACCACGGGCACCTGGAAAGCTTCCAGCAGGTCGACTCGGCGGGCAATCCGGTTGTGACCTGGGATCCGTGGGCCATCATGCACCTGCGGTACAACCGGCCCTTTACATCCAAGTATGGCCAGTCGATCTTCTACCCGATCCGCAAGGACTGGCGGCGGATATCCGCGCTAGAGGACAGCACCGTAGTCATGGTGTTAGAGCGCGCGTCACAGGTCCGCGTCCACAAGGTACCGGTACCGGGCGACCGCTCGCAGCAGGGCTCCGCGATGAATGACTACAAGGCGCGGAACCGGCGTAAGCGTTCGTGGAACGCGAACAATTCGACCCTGGTAGCTACCTACAATCCGATGGATACGGCCGAGATCTACATACCCGTACCGATGGGTATGGAGAACTACCCGAAGGATCTCGGGATCGACACGCTAGACGGGCAAGCGAACTTCCGAGAAGTGATCACGGTCGACGAGTACTTCCAGCGCAAGTGTCTGATCCCGCTTGGCGTGCCTCCTAGCTACATGGGGATCGAAAAAGAAACGCACAGCCGCGCGATCAACATGGCGCAAGAGGTCGAGTTCGGGCGTATGCTCCGGCACATCCAATACACCCTGGCGACCGATCTAAAAGAATGCGTTTACAAGCTACAGCTACGCTTCGCCTACGGGAAAGACATCCCGGATGAGGACTATTGGCTTGAGTTCCCTCGCCCGTCAAAGATCGACGATAAGGTCAAGGCGGAGATCATAGAGATCCAGGCGAAAGCCGCAGCCCTGATCGGCAATACGTTCGGGGTGCCTCTAGATCTAATCCTGATCCACTTCTTTGGCTGGGGCGAAGAGAAGGCGGCAGAGGTCGCCGCTACCCCCGGCATTTCATCGCAGGAGACCGAGGGGCTGTCAAAGCAGGAGGCCAAGAGCCTGCTCGGCGATGTGCAGCGGGCCGTATCTGAGGACTCCGAGCGGGCGCGGGAACTCGGGGGACTGCTAGAGAGCATGGCCGACGCAGCAGACTACCTACTGGAAACCAAGGACCCCGTGCGAGTCTAACCCATCCCAACCCAATGAACGGAAAAGAACCATGACGCAGCAGCGATCAACGGCAGAGGTACGCGCGCTTCTCGGCGATGAGTTCTTCGAGCAAGACGGCTTTGAGGACTGGCCGGTCGAGCGGACCAAGCTCTCCGACTACAAGCCTGCGGACTATAACCCGCGGACGATCAGCGATGCCGGCCTGAAGAAGCTCGCCCGCTCCCTAAAGGCCAACGGGCGTCTCGATACGGTCGTCGTGAATCGGAGAACGGGCAACGTCGTATCGGGGCATCAGCGGTTCTCTGTCCTACTTGCTGCCGGCCTGACCGAGACGTGGGCAACCGTGGTTGACGTCCCCGAGTATCGAGAGAAGGGGATGAACGTTGCTGCGAACAACCGGGATGCTCAGGGCGAGTTTGAGATGGAGGGGCTCGCGGAGCTACTGGGCGAACTGCAGGAGATAGACGCCCCGGATTTCAGCATCGAGGACACAGCGTTTGAGATCGGGGAGGTGGAGAGTATCGTCGCGACGGGCAACCTGCCTGCCACAGGACCGGAGCCCGATCCCGCGGAGCAGTCTGGCGGGGGCCGCACGGTCGAGTGCCCCAACTGCGGACACAGGTTCAACCCGAATGACTAGCTTCGCCGACAAGCTCCGCGCCGCAGCCCGCTTCGCTCGCCTGGTAGAGCGGCACCCAGACCTACTGGTAGAGGGCAAGAGCTTCGTGGACGCGGGCAACGGCTACGCCGACGTAGCGACGCAGAAGTTCAAGGATCTGTCAAAGGCCACGGCAACGAAAGTCGGAGATACGATCGCGGATCTCGGCGCAGGCAAGCTGACAGGGGATCAGGCGTTCAACCAGGCACACGCGGACCTGATCAAGGCGCACAAGCGAGCATACACGCTGGGCAAGGGCTCGATGTTCGGGAAGGCAGCGGCGCTCAACGCGGATGATCTGTTCTACCTGCGGCGGGCAATGGAGGTCGAGGCACAGTTCCTCAAGGGCTTCATAGACGACGTGGTGAGCGGGCGGATAGATCTCGCGGGGAAGATGGGGGCGGGGAGTCGTGCCGACCTCTACTCGCGGAGCCTGCGGGGATCCTGGTGGAACGCGAAGACCGAATGGGCGGGGGGCGGCGACGACGGGGATGGGTATGAGGTGATCTGCTTTTGGGAGATGTCGCCGGCCGAGCATTGCGAGGATTGCGTAGCACTTGCGTCAATGTCTCCCTGGCCCCGCGATGCGCTCGCCACCGTGCCCGGTGCTGGTGACACGGCGTGTCAGGCACGCTGCAAATGCAGCCTCCGCTACGAGCGCCGCCGCATCCCCAAGTCAAGGGCCAAGGGCAAGCTGATCCCCATGCGGCCGAAGGCGGTTAGGGACGTGTTCAGGCTGCCGCCCGCGCCCGGCAACCTCATGCACCCAGCGCCGCTAGAGAGAGCAGCGGTCGAGGAGCTACGGCAGAAGGTCAACTACTGGCGGCGGGTCGCAGCGGACGAACTCGCAGCCGGTAACGAGGAAGCCTACAGGCAAGCGCTCTCGGCGCGGCGAGTAGCCAACGGGAAGCTCAACGAGTTTCTGAAGGACAACAAGTTGTACAGCCCGCCAGCGTTCGGCGTTGACGACGTGCTCTCGGGGCGCGTGCTCGACGAGCGGCTGGTCGATGCCCTGATGAGCCTTGGTTTAGACGGCGCGTCGATCGCGTCAATGCCGAAGGCCCAGTATCGTGAGATCATAGATGCGATCATAGATGAAGCTGGTTTATTGGATGCGGAGATCAAGCAGGTCTTGGTCCGCGCCGGCAAGTAGAAATCTGAAAAACGGACAGGGGCGGCGAAAAAAACCTTGACTGGGATCCCCGGTCCCTTTATCAATGGCAAGCAAGGCTAGCTAGGCTAGCGAAGGCGAGGGCGGAAGATGGAACTCACGGCACACGATCTTTTCCTCTGTGGGATCTTGGGCGGCATAACGGCTGCAGCGATGTTTGGCGTCGTTGAGATCGCGGCGCGCTACTTCCGGCGATGGTTCAAGCGTGCGCCCGTGGACTACCTCACCATCGAGGTCTCGACGGTCGGCGTCGACGAGGCAGTAGCCGAGCTAGAGCGCGCCCGCGCCGCAATGGAGAAGACGGCCGAGTCCGCAGACTACCTCACGGGAGCGCTGGAGCGGCAGGATCGCCCTCTCCCTGAAAGCCAGTCCGAGGGCGGTAGCGAGTGAGCGAAAAGAGACAACAGCAATTAGAACTGGCATGGGAGCGCTGCTCTAGATGCGGGCGGCTAGCGCCGCGCTTGGTGGGCGGCGTGCTGGTGCGTGACTGTGAGTGCGACGCGGAGCCGTGCTTTGATGATCTTGGGCGCTACCTTGAGCCGCCACCTGCAGGGGTAACGCTGTGATGTGGAATAGCTACAGGGAGCTTACAGGGGAAGAGCAGGCGCGAGTTATCGCCGGGGAGTGGAACGGAGATCCCATCCCTACTGGCCGGTTCGTAGCGACGATCCAGTTGCTCTTGTCGCGACTAGCTGCCGCCGAGGGCCGGGCCGACTTCAATGAGACGCGAGCCCTAGAGGCAGAACAGCGCTTAAAGGATAGGGAGGATCGCCGCTGCCGCTCCTGCCACTACTGGCGCGACGAGGTGTGTACGCACGACGGGATTCTCTGTGCGGAGTTTACCCCGCCTGGCTTCGGGTGCACGGACTGGAGGGAGAGCGAGTAATGGCCAAGGGTACGAAGAAAGAAGCCCACGCGCCGCCGTGCCGGAAGATCCGCTATCCGGCAGACCTGCGCGCCCTGAATCGTGGGCGGATCTGGGTCCCCTGGCCGAACCCGAGGGCTGGCTGCAACCCGAATCTGATCAAAGGAAAGGGGCAGAGCAAATGAACGAGCAACTAGAGGTAAAGAGATCCGTCATTCACGCGAGCCGAGAGAAACCAGACTGCGTTGCGGATCTTGACGAGCGCGGCGTCTGGCACTTCACGAATACCAAGACGGGCGAGTCGGTAGCGTGTCCTTTCTGCATCGTGCTTTGCGATGTAGTTCACGACTGGGTCTATCACGATACAGTCGGCTATACCGATCCTCTCACATACCTTCGGATCTGCCGGAAGTGCGGAGCCGGCGGGTTCACGGAAGAGAAGCCAACCGGGGTAGTCAAGCCCGGTGAGTTCCAAAGCGTGCGCGAGGATCTCGCAAAGACAATGGAGCATGTAAGGCTCAACAGCACGCTACGGATTTGGGGTTGAGCATGACCATCGCCGATTTGGTCCAGTGGTTTGCGCAGCGGGATAAGCGTGGACCGCTACTCTTGGAACTCAAGCACAAGATCTGGCGGTTGCGAGATTGGGCGTGGCGCGGATCGCTCTGCCCTATCTGCGGTTCTCGTGAAATCGCCCGAGTGCGGATGTGCTCGCGGGTCTCTCGGTCCGGGGCAGGCGGCATATTCCCCCGCTGCAAGGCGTGCGGGTGGGATAGCGATAGGAGAGAGGAGTCGAGGTCACTCCGCAGAACGCTGATTCAGCGCGCTGTGTATCGGCTGCTGATGGGCATGTGCTACCCGGGGAACAAGGGATTGCCGGGACTGCGCGGCTTCGAGTTTGAGCACATACACGAAGTCAAGACAGAGCCAATCAAGATAGAGGGCGTCAAGATTGAACCGATGAGGTTGCCATGACCATCGCTGATCTAGTCCAGTGGTTCGCGCAGCGAGGGGTAGCGCTGCTGTGCGACTCGGCGCGGCGGTACGAGAGCGAGCCAGCGCCAGCAGATAGGAAAAATCTGTGGAGCGGTAATCTCTATTCGCTTGAAACGGAGATCGCAAGCATTAAAAACACAGCGCATCAAAACTTGCTAGAGTGCTTGTGGTGCGTGAATCGTAGCGACGGCAAGATCGACGTCGAGGGGATCAAGAACACGATAGACGAGCACAGGCAGCGAGTGGCGGATCTCGCGATGAACGCACTCGCGATGCTCAAGTCATTGGACGACGCCGATCCCGAGCGCGTGCCCGGCGCCCCCCCCGAAAGCCAGTCCGGAGACGATGCTTGACTACCCATCACTACTTCTTTGAGTCCAACGAGGCCCGGATCTCCGGTCTGGTCTGCATCCTAGACGAGATGCGCTCTGGAGACTGGAACGAGATCCAGGTAGGGGCGATAGACACAGAGCTTGCTAGCATGCTCGGGTTCTTGATCCGGGCTCGCTCTCCGGATCAGCTACAGGCATTCAGGGATAAGGCAGAGGGACGGATGCGGGATTCCGGGGTTGAGTTCGCCGGCAAGCCGTGGACGGCGCAGAGGTGAGCATGTTCAAGCGAATCCTGGGGCAGCTTGGTTTCTGGGTCGGGCTTGCGCTTGCTGCGTGGCCGCTACTATTTGCTGCGTGGTGTGCAATCAGGGGCGAGAATGGTGCACTAGAGGCCGCCACTCTTTTCCTATCCTCCGCGCTCGGCGGCTGGCTCATTCGCTCCGCCTACGGCAACTGCCGCAACATCGAGATCCGGACGCCAGAGGGCTTTACCGGGTTCAAGCATGTTGACGGGACGGGCGACGTGCTTGTGACCTTTGTTCGGGACTAGGGCGGAGAAGGTGTGGGCGTGAGCAAAACACTCTACGAGACGATCGAGGAAATGGAGACGGCGGTGCGCGAGCGGCGCGAGCGGCGCGAGTGGACCGGCCCGATCTGGATCGCAGACTCGCTTTGGAATCGGCTTGTTCGTATGGAGCAGATCCGCTCCGAGGCCTGGGTCGGCTACGTCGCTGCTGTGTTCTTCCCTCTACTCGCTGCGCTGGGATGGTGGGCGGCATGAAGATCGATCTTAATGATCCCGAAGCGCGTCTAAATCTGATCAGCAAGATACTAGACGAGAAGGCACGATGGGCCGTCGCATGTGCTGGCGGGAACTTCGCTCCACAGATCAACGATTGTGATTTTCCCCTGTTAGTTGCTGGCCACTGGGGGCCTGGTATTGACGGTTACGATCTAGATCCCGCAATGACTTACTGGGAGCGGCTGCGAGCGCGAAGCAGTTGTCCCTATTCTGGCAGGTGTGGGGCATGAGGACGTTCAAATATTTGTCACTCGTTGCGGGCAGTATCTTTTATGGCGTTCTAATGGGGCTTGTCGTGGCGCTCTGTCAGGAAGCCGGTCTTGAACTTCCTCCGCATACTTGGGTTACGCTCACAGCAACGGGGACGGCGTTCACATTCTGGGGGTTCGACCTATGAGCTACGGGATCTCAAGGTGGAACGCATGAGAACAGGCTTTTAAGGAGGGCGGCATGAGCCTTAACTATAGCAGTCCGAGTCGTTGGTATGGCGGCCAGGAGAAAAAGAAGCGCAGCAAGCGCAAAGCAAAGAAGCCCGAGCGCAATTTTCTAAAGGTCGGCGATGTATTTACGTCGCGACGTTTGGAGTGGATGAAGCGAGAGGGAGGCTGTCTCTACCCGCTATATGAGGGCCAGACAAGCGAACCTGTGACCTATTGCGAGACGGTTACGGCGAAGGATGCTGATGGCAACGAATACGAGGTGATGAAAGAAGACGAGCGCGACGATGCGAGGCACAGTCCGGCGCGCGGAAAGGCCCGCTTTGTGGTGCTGCGCGTAGACATGTGCGGCGGTGGTTACGCGCACGGACCCGGCGATTACTTTTCAGACGGCCTGCACGTCACCGCGCGCAAGCTAAAGAAAGACGGCTCATTCAACCCACGCGGCGAGAAGGTGCGGTTCTACATGAGCGGAGATTTTATCGGAATGATTGAGCCCGAGGAAGTCGAGATCGTCGGCAGGATGAAGATGAACTTCAAGCCAGATACTACACAGGGAACGCCGGCATGAGCGTCAAGCCCAACCCTTTTCGCCAGCGCGACGGCGGGCGGGACGAATACGAGCCGGGATGCTACGGGCGGTCTCCGCTATTTGCTTCATTCAAGCCGTTCAAGAAATACGAACTGTTGTGTAAGGCGTTCGCTGTGTGGCGTATGGAAGAGGCTCGGTTAGCCTGCGAGCGTTTGGGAATCAAGACAGAGGGGCGATAATGGGAACCAACTTCTATTTATATGACCAGCCGCCGTGCGAAAAGTGCGGAAGACCGTTCAAGCCCAAGCATATCGGCAAGTCAAGCGCGGGGTGGTGCTTTACTCTGCACGTCGAGCCGGACGAGGGTATCCACGACCTCGGCGACTGGCGAGAGCGATGGGCCAAGCCCGCGGCCTACATCGAGAACGAATATGGGGATCGGATCTCTCCCGAGGAGATGGATTCTATCATTACCAAGCGCGGACCCGGGCGGCATACGCCGGACGAGCCCGATCCGTGGTCGCCTCGGGACTATGAGCAGAACTACGCCGTACCTGGACCCAATGGCCTCGTCCGCCACAGGATCGGACGCTTCTGCGTGGGCCACGGCGAGGGCACTTGGGATCTTGTGGTGGGTGAGTTCTGTTGAGCGGGCTAGCGAGGCAAGCATGGATGGTTGGCCGAATGGACTATGGCGCTGGTCTTGAAAACCAGTGGTCGAAAGACCTGGGGGTTCGAATCCCTCACCATCCTCCAGGGGAGCGGTGCAGGAATGGCAACTGACCGGAGTGCTAATCCGAGGTCACCGGAAGGTGTGGAGGTTCGAGTCCTCCCCGCTCCGCCAGAAGAGAACAGTTTACGCGCTCGGTGCGGGTTGACCTCGGACGGCGGCGGCACCGCAACAGGGGGGAGAGGCCTAGCCAGCCCACCGCACCGGGCGCAACAGGAGGGGTTGGTATGAGATGCCAGGTTTGCGGGGCGCGGTTAGAGTTCTCGATGTGGGATCCTGACCTCTGCGAGATGGCGGCGTATTGCTGCGGTCACTGGTATCACGCGGCAGAGGACTGCAACTGCTGTCCGGTAGATAGTACGGCCTACGTGTTCAGCGGACCAGAGACTAGCGAATTACAGCAGCGCCTTGAGCGCGAACGGGCATTTAATAGGAGGACACGATGAACCGCAGAGATCGAGGGCCGGCGCTTCTCCGGTGTGAGCGCTGCCGAGCGTGGACCAAGCACCAGTTCGCCGCGGAGAAGAGCACGAGAGAGAAAGCCTTTGTCAAGGAGATCTACCGTTGCGGTGTCTGCGACGAGGAGCGCGTCTGGGGGCTCGGCATGAGGCCGCGTGAGTATGCCGCGCTGATGAGGCAGATAGGGGGGCCGGTGGCGTTCGTCGATACCGGCACCGTGGACGCTGCTGTTTCGGCCGAGGGGTAGCCTGATGAATGCAGATGCGCAGGTTGCGAACGTCGAGATCACGCAATACAAGAAGTGGCACCCCGTGATAGATCGCTTCATTCCTGTCGTCGAGGCGGAGCTTTGGTATCCGCCATACGAGGACGCTGATATCGCAGAGGACAAGGTAAAGCACGTAGAGATCGCCCTGATGCATACGCGCGCCGCAGACAGCATCCGCGTGAGTTATGATCTGCATAGGGACGGCTGGGTAATAGAGCAGGCGTCCCGTTTCGTGTGGGCGCCTGGCGATGAGGAGATGGACGAGGACTGGCAAGAGGTCGCATACGTTCCGGCATGGGGGCGCGAGGAGAGCAAGGAAGAATCGATCAAGCGGCTCGGCTTTGATCCGAATCCGGGCGACCAGTAGCCAGTGCAAATTTGCAAAGGAACATAAAAACGGATCGCGAGGACCAGAAAAAACTTGCCGCTAGAGCACAGGGCTAGTAAGGGTAGCTAGGCTAGGAGGACGCGTAGTGCTAAAGAACTTCCTACTGCAGGCCAAGCACGGAGTCGACGCGGCGATGCGCAAGCTGCAAGCGGGCCCGCTGTCTGCCTACACGGGGAAGACGGTAATGCGGCACGGGAAGATCCTGCACGTGCTCTCGGCCTCGCGGCGTAAGGGAGTCAAGGTGCTCAACCAGGCGGGCGAGACCAACACGCTATCGCGGGACTCGTTTCTCTCGCGGAAGATCGTAATCGTGCCTACCCCGCCGGAGATGAGAAAGAAGCTCGCGCCGAGGTCGGTCCCCGACCAGGCCCACGATATCGCGATCAGCACGGAGATCCCGGGGCCGACCAAGATCCGCCGCCTCTATGCGCTACGCAAGCAAGCGGACGAGGACGGGGATACCGCGGGCGTGAAGGCGTGCACTCATTATATCGGCTTGCTCAAGCGGGGCGAGCCGATCAAGCGATGGAAGCCAGACCAGTAAGGAGGGCGGGCGGTGAAAACAACAGACGCCCACGCCGGGACCGTCTATTACCCTAACTGTTTCTACTGCCCGGATCGCTACAGTGGCAAGTGTGGCGACGGGACGGAGGTCGCGCCCGATCCCCCCGGACCGTTCGATTTCGTAGCCGATCCTACGCAATACGTTACCTGTGGCCAGAAGTGGGAGCATTGCAAGGAATGTCTGGCCGGGGGCCACGGGACAGTGCTACGAATGCTCGCACCTCCCGACGTGATCTGTTTCCGGATACTCGCATTCATGCGCTCGCTAGACGGCTTGGCCGAGCAGTATCCGGGTAAGTTCGTTGAATTCGACTGGGAGAAAAACGAGATCGTCAAGATCTGGGATAGCAATCCTCACGATAGGCGCTTGTCGATCAAGAACAGACTCGTCAGGCTTCGTGGCGACTAGGAGGACACGTGAACGCAACAGCAAACAGGAAAGACCTTGCCGACACCGTGGGCGCGGTGCTCGGCTTCGCAACCCGAACGGGCTCCATGCCGATCCTATCGACCGTCCTGCTCTCGGCAGACGAAAGCACGGGGATCCTTGTCTCCGCTACGGACCTGGAGATCGGAGCGACGGCAGACTGCGAGGCGGTGGTATCGCAGCCGGGCAAAGTAGCGGTAACGGCCAAGATGCTGTACGCCGTGCTCAAGTCGCTACCAGACGAGACCGTAGAGCTAGCAGACGAAGGGGCAACGCTCGTGCTCAAGAGCGGGGCGTCGGAATTCAAGTTGGCGACGCAGAACGCTGATGACTTCCCGGGGCTGCCGAGCGCGGCAGAGGTTGCGTTCTCGGATATATCCGCGCCGCTGCTCGCCGATATGCTGGGGCGGGTAGGGTTCGCGGTGTCCACCGACGAGTCGCGCTACATGCTCAACGGCGTACACTTGGAGACGCGGCCGGGTCGTCTATTCGCAGCGGCGACGGACGGACACCGGCTAGCGCAGGTAGAGCGCGAGGGCGAGTTCCCCGCCGAGCTGCCGGCGAACGGGATCACGATCCCGCGGAGGGCCGCGGCCGAGCTGCTGAAGGTCATGGAGCGGGTAGAGGGAGAGGTCGGGATCGGCCTGCACAAGAACTCTCTCTACCTGCGGGCACCGGGCCTTACGATGTCGGCGCGACTGATCGACGGCGAGTTCCCGGATCCCAATGCGGTGATCCCCGAGTCCACAACGCGAGAGGCGATCATCGACACAGAGTTTCTGGTAGCAGCGCTCAAGAGGGCGTCCGTGCTCTCGCAGGACAAGGCGTGGGGGATCCGTTTTGATCTCAAGGGCGACGGCCTGGAGATCAACTCTAGCAACCCCAACGTTGGGGACGCGCACGACAAGCTGGACCTCGCCGAGTATCGGGGCGAGCCTCTGAACATCGGTTTCAACCCCCGCTACGTACTAGATGCGCTATCCGTGATCGACTGCGAGCACGTGCGGGTACGGTTCGATGATGAGCTGCGCCCCTGCATTGTCCAGGCAGCCGAGGACGACGGCTACCTCTGCGTCGTGATGCCGATGAGGATCTAGGGAGAGGCGAGCAATGAGCGCACCCGAGATCGCCGCCGTTGTCATCGCCTGCGTTGCCGGCGCTGCTATCATCGCATACGGGATCTACCAGATCGTCCGGGCGATTAGAGCGAGGCCAGCTTACAGGACAGCGAGAGGGCTAGAGGTCCACGAGAACGGCGTAACCGATCCGCCGAGCCGGGCCGAGGCCGAGCGCTACCTAGATCGGGTCGACGTTGATCTCGCGCAGTGGCGTATCAGCATGGGCCAGTTACCGCCGACGCCAAACTTCTTTGCGGGGCTGATCTTGTTTTGGATGCCCGCTACTCGCTGCGCACTTAGGCCCAGCGGCGTGATAGAGCCGGACCCGAACGGCTCACTATACATGTTCAGGGATCCCGAGGACCGGAGGCCCGGTCGCAAGCACGACTGGTACGCGGGTCGCCGCAAGGGCAACGTGCTGTGCGTGGCCTGGCCCTACTCCCTAAAAAGCTCTGCTCTGGCCCACGAGGTCGGGCACGTCATAGCGGAGATCGTTACCGGGAATCCAGATACGGCTCATATCCTCTACCCGGAGTTGTGGGAGGTGGTGGGATGATACCGGACAAGCCGGGCTGGTGGTGGATTGCGCGCGACCATCATGTGCCGCGTGTTATTCCGCTTCTGGTGTGGGTCGATCCGACGCTGGTCGAACTGCGGTGTATCGATCCAGATTACTCGTATGGTGCGGTTAGCGTGAGCAGGGCCGCTGGCCAATGGCTTGCCCCTGTGCTCAGACGCGAACAAGCCGACGAACTCCAGCGCCACGCAGCCGCGCTAGAGGCGCAGATCGAGGACTTGGAACAACGGCTTTTTTTAGACCACGAATTCATGGACGATGAAGGATATCGAGGGTCGCACAAAATCGCAGAGGCTATGCGCGATGAGTAGCAACACTATCCCCGTCGAGCCCGGCCTGTGGTGGATTCGGCGAGGCGACTCGGTTCGGATTGCGGCGTTCGCGCACATCCCGCGGGTTATCGGCGAGACGCTTACCGAACTTTGCTGCGCAATAGAGCTTTACATCGCAGATGATGGGTACGCCGTGAATTTGGAATTTCCAACCGACAGAAAAGAGCGGCCTATGGCTCCGATGGAATGCGATATAACCGTACGCAAGACGCCGAGGGATATGTTCCGCGAGGGCGTTCGGTTTATCAGGCCGGCTGAGCCGTACGCGGAGGCCCTGCGCGATGAATGACGCCCCGGCAATCGCAGACACGTTCGGGCTGCTGGCGCTCGTTATCGCTATCGTCCTGATCTATATGTACAACAAGTACCCACCGGAGAGCCCATGAAACGAAGAGAATCCGAATTCTGCGGACTGATCAACATGAGGGTCCGATTCAACGGCGAGGGGCATCCGCTCTGCCACTGGTACGAGGACGGTAGGTGCAAGCGGCAAAGCGGGCGCTGCGTACTGGAGCGGTTCGTGGAGCCCCTAGAGAGGGACAGCAAGAGGAGGCTTTTAGGGTGAGCTACATCGAGAATCCCAAGACCGCGGGCTCCGGTGTTATCGGCGCGATCCCGCACGCGGGCCTATGCCCTAACGGCTGTAAGGACTGCTTCTTTAACCGGGCCGATGGATACCTGCACCCGCTCTCCGAGAACCTGCCCAACATGCCGACGCCAGATCAGGCAGAGGGTAGGGTAGTGCGCGTCAACGACGGCCACGATTCCAATATTGACCGCGAGATGGTCATGGAGGCGTGCAGGCCCTACGCGCAGAAGTTCTACAACACCAGTATCCCGCGAGACCTCGGCGGATTCGACGCCCCGGTCGTGCTTACGGTCAACCCGGGGGCCAAGACGGACAAGGGCTGGCACCGGATAGATCCGATCCCGCCGAACCTGATGTTTGTCAGGGTCCGCACGAATATGTGGAACCTCTGGCTTGTTGACGAGGTGGTGGACTACTACACGGAGCGCGGCGTATCTGTAGTGCTTACTTTTATGGCCTACTTTGAGCAGCCGATCCCGGTTGAGCACAAGCTAAACTATATCTCTAGGACGCGAACGATCAATCGCTACATGGCGATAACGACCGATGCGTGGCGTTGGGTAATGAAGCGCTACGAAGACAATGTTTTGGTTTACTCCTGCGGCAAGATCGAGGGCGAGCGCGGGACTACGAAGTGTAGGTATTGCGGAAACTGTGTCCGGGAGTTCCACTCCGCGCAGGAGAGGCTAGCTAGGCTAGTATGAGAAGCGAGATCATCACGGGCGACGTAACGGAGGTGCTAGCCGGTATGGCTGCGAAGTCGGTACACCTGTGTATCACGTCTCCACCGTACTGGGGGCTGCGGCAATACTTAGTTGACAACGCGGTTTGTTTGCGCCACGATTTGACGGAAGATGAGGTAGCGTTCGTCACAAAGGAGCTTGAAAAACATGGCGTCAAACCGAAACTCTGATGGTACGTTCAAAAAGGGCAGTCATTGGCGAAAGCCGAAGCTATACTGGAATAAGAAGTGGCTTCTACGCGAGTACGTCACCAAGCAGCAAAGCGCCAAGGAAATTGCAGATCACGCCGGATGTTCCGAGAACAGCATTTTTAACTGGTTAACAAAACACGGCATTAGGCGACGTTCTATTTCCGAAGCGCGTTCAATTAAGTATTGGGGAGCACAAGGATCAGCCAATCCAATGTTCGGTCGTTGCGATAAGGCTAATCCAAATTGGCGCGGTGGTGTCTCGCCGGAACGGCAGAAGTTGTATGCACGCTCAATGTGGAAGGCGATCAGAAAGGCAGTGTTCTCTCGGGACAATTTCTCTTGCCGCCGATGCGGAGAAAAACCAGTCGGGCACAAGCAACTTCACACTCACCACCTAAGAGCATGGGCTAGAGACCCCGCGTTACGATTCGACGTGGACAATATCATTACTCTGTGCCGGGGATGTCACGAGTGGATTCACAGCAAGGAGAACAAAAACCGTGAATTTCTGGAGTAAGGACGAAATACCGATCCACCTTCAGGAGTACTTTAGGCCGGCACCGCAACTCGGCCTTGAGCCGGTCCACGACTGCCTCGGCTGGGCAACCGGCAACCGCTGCGGCGAGTGCTACGTGTGCAGGATGGTCGAGGTGTTCAGGGGCGTGTGGCGAGTGCTGCGGGACGACGGCCTGTGTTTCGTCAATTTGGGTTCGTCCTACGCTTCGCGTGATATGCCTGCCAGCCAGTCTCGCCGCGCTTGGAGTGGATTCTCATGTGGCAGCGATGACACAGAACGATCAGATTCTGGAGACTCTGATCGCGCTTGTCCCCATTGCGATGGTGAACGTCAAGCCGACTCTCCGATCCATCGTGACCGCACTCCTCGCACTGGCCAACAGCATGGCGCAGACGAGCCGCCCCCTTCGCTGACAGTCCATGATAACGCGCAAGAGGATTCAGTTTCAGCATCTCCTGGCGCTTCTCCTCCCTGCGCTCCGGGGTCCAGAACTCCTGTTTCATGTACTGCGAGTGCTTCGGACGCTTCCGACCCCGCATGTGCGGTCGAGGTTTTCCTTTTAAGCGCTCAGACATCTTCTTCCGCCACGCGCCAGTGCGCTCATACGGTTGAACGCAATTCCGGCAAACCTTCGCTTCAGCCGATTTCGGCTGACCACACTGCGGGCACGGCACCTTCTTCCTTGGCATGTCATTCTCCTTTTGGTAGCGCTTCCAAAACATGCCCATATTATAGCACCACGCCCCCTGGACTCAAGCAAAAAGACCTGAGCCTGATCCCCGCCCGCGTAGCCCTCGCCCTACAGGCCGACGGGTGGGTTCTGCGATCCGGCATCACGTGGGCCAAGGGCGTCTCGTTCTGCGAGCACTACTCGGGATCGGTCATGCCCGAGTCAACCCGCGACCGGCCTACCAGCGCATCGGAAATGATCTGGATGCTGGCCAAGTCGAACACGGCCCAGTACTGGACGCACCGCGACCTGCCCGGCACGAGAACGAAGCCGAAGCCGGATTATCGGTACGTGCACGCGACAGGAGCAGAGCAGGTCGAGGAACCGGACAACTGGAAGACGAGCAAGGTGCTCTGCCCGGCGTGCGGCGGATCGCGCAAGGTCACGGTGCAACTTGAGGGAGACCTGATCGGCGAGACCGTGATCCCCTGCGAGCTGTGCAAGGGCAAGAAGGGCTCGATGGTTCCGGAGTGGAAGCGGATCAATCTCTGGCAGGGGCACGATTACTACTACGATGGTGAGGCGGTGCGGGAAGCATACAAGATGTCATCTTGGACCGCGAAAACAGACAGCGAAGGGTCAACCAAGCGCGGGAAAGACGGCATTAGAAGCGGAGGAAAAGGAGCGGCACGAGCAGAAGGCGCGGCAGACGGATCGACCTACGGATCAACGTCGATGCAAAAGGCATACAGCCACGGCGGCCGCAACCTCCGCAACGTGTGGACACTGAACCCGCAGCCCTTCGCGGAGGCGCACTTCGCGACCTTCCCTGAAAGCCTCGTACGACCTTGTATCCAGGCGGGGAGCAGCGAGCGGGGCGTGTGCCCGGAGTGCGGGGCTCCGTGGTCCAGAGTGGTCGAGCGCGGCGAGCCAGACGACGAACAGCGCAGCGCTTGCGGGGCGGACTCGACCGGAGGCTATTCGGGGCAGGCAACCAAGAACTACGCAGCGGGTAGGGCTGAAGATCCGAGCGCAGTCAAGGCGCGGATTCTGGAAGGCATGCGCGAGCGCCGCACGGTGGAATGGAGACCGACCTGCGGGTGCGAGGCAGGGGCCGTCGTGCCTGCGACTGTGCTAGATATGTTCGCCGGCAGCGGGACCACGCTGCTGGTAGCCGAGAAGCTCGGGCGTGACAGCATCGGCATCGAACTCAATCCAGAGTACGCGGACATGGCACGGAAGCGGATAGAAGAGGGAACAAAGCAGGGAGACCTGCTGCTAGGGAGGGCGCAATGAGCGAAGGATCAAGCACGTCGATCTCCGAAGATCGGCCTACGGTCTATACGTTCTCGACCACGGATATAGGCGAGGCCAAGCGGGCGCTCAACGCAGTCGCGCTAGAGGGTATCCTTTGGGATCTAGTAAACGAAACCCGCACCTGGCTCAAGCACGGGCACAGCTTCGAGGACGCGGACAGCGCAATAGAGGCGATCCGCCAACGTATCTTTGACGAACTCGCGGAAGCGGGGATCGTCCTTGGCTGACCAGAATAGGGCGCGCGGAGACGCATTTCCGAGCCCTGGCGCACTCGCCGCAGAGTGGGCCGCGCGCCACACCTCTCACCGCTCTGCGGACCTCCGAGGGAATGGGCAGCCGGTCCGCCAGCCCGAAACAATGCGCCAGACACCGGCACGCTGGGCCGCGTCAACGAGGGCGCGGCCTAGCTCTACAAAAGAGGGGCTAGAGAGAGAGAAGCTATGAAGCGCAATGTTGAGATAGCAGCAGAAATGGCGCAACGCTTGATCGAATACGCCGAGAGCGACAAGAACAAGCCGATCAGAAAGTACAAGCCGCCCAAGCGAGACCGTAGCAAATCGGCAGACGAGGAAACCCTGGTTCTACTTCATTCGGACAGCCAGATCGCACACCTTACGCCAACCTACAATTTCGAGATCTTCAAACAGCGCAACACAAGGCTGGTAGAGAGAACCCTGCGGGTCGCGGACCTTGACCGCAAGGGCCGACCGATCAACCACGTCGAGCTGTTCTTGCTCGGTGATATCATACATGGAGAGCGGGTAGGTAGGACCGTCGACCTTGATGAGCTAGAGGATACGGTTGCCGTTGCCATGTTCGACGTGGCGCTGCCGGGCCTCGAATACGTAATAAACAACCTCGCACAGAATTTCAATTCTGTTGGAGTTCGTTGCGTCCGCGGCAACCACGGGATCGTGAGCAGGGACAACGCCCTTACGACCAACTGGGACTATATAATCTGCAAGATCTTGGAGCGCGAGTATCGCAACAACCCGCACGTCAAGTTCTCTGTACCGAGTACGTTCTACCATATTCAGGACGTGATGGGCTGGCGGTTCTTCCTTGCGCACGGGGACAAGATCAACATGTGGATGAACGTCCCGATCTACGGGATCGTCCAGAAGCTCATGCGCTGGGCCGGCAGTATCGGCGCGTTCGATTACGCCACGTTCGGCCACTTCCACAACCACGCGGACATGGACTGGAACGACAAGCGCTTTTTCATCAACGGCAACTTCACAACAGATGACCAGTGGGCGATCAAGACGCTCGGGCTCAAGGGCTCGTGCTCGCAGATGTTGCTTAACGTGCACCGGAAACTCGGGGTCGTCAATCAGCGGAAGATCCACCTTGAGCAGTTCGAGCGTAGGACAAAGCAGGAGGCGTCATGATGCAGTTAACCGAGGGGCAGGAGGCGGCGCTAGAGGTACTGCGGGCCAGCGAACAGCCCATGACCACGGCATCCGTATTCGAGGGGTCTGGCGGGCTCGTATGCAAGAGCAGGAGCAATACGCGGCGGGTCCTTGTGGGCTTGGTCAAGCGGGGGCTTGTCGCTCGCGTAGGGACTGGCGAGTGGGCGGCGGTAGAGAACGGAGCGGCTAGCCCCGAAAAAGGGTCTATTTTTGTGACAGACGGCGAGGCAAAGCAGATCATCGGCGCTGCTCTGGCGTTCTACTTTGAATCCCTGCTCAAGACGGATCCCGAGGGGGCAGCGCGGGTAGCCTATACGGCAGGGCTACACAAGGTCGGGATGCCGCGGAGGACGCAGAAGAAAGCGGATGAACCGAAGCCGGAGCCGAAGCGTAAGGCGCTCCCTAAAAAGCTGACGCTTCAGAAGTTCTGCGGGAAGGCGGAGGCCGCATATCGGGCTGGCCGTTTTTCGTTAGACGAGTTGAGCGACGCGACGGGGCTCGGCCGCGACTACCTGCGGAAGATCATCCAGGGCAAGGCGCACCCGAGAGACGAGACCCTGGAGAAGATCTACGCGGCGGTAGAGGAGCACTTGTCATGAAGATCATCCGCCCCCCTCGCAGGATCAGCGTCGAGAGGCTAAAGCAGATCCACTACCACATTGACGTGTGCCACGGGCCCTACGGATCGCAGTGCGCCAACGGACACCGCTACGAGCCACAGGTCAGGACCAGCGATCAGGGAGAGCAGACGGTAGAAAAGCCTCCGCCTGTAGGTGTCCCGTGCCCGAAGTGCGGGGAGACCCTGGAGCGCGGACCCGAACGGTTCGTCGCGTTCCTGTATCGCGGCGGGCTGGACCTAGAGGCTCATGAGGCGCTGGGCGAGTGCTTGGACGTAGGCCCGGCCCGCAGCACGCAGGCAGAAGCGGCGGCAGACGCCCGCGACATGGAGGACAGGCACGTGGGCAAGGGCAAGCGGCGGCACTTCCTGGTTACGGGGATCGCGTGAGCTGGGAGATCATCACCGGCGACTGCCTCGACTGGCTGCGGGAGCGCGAGGCGGGGAGCGTCGATGCGGTGGTGACGGATCCGCCGTACGGCACAGGGGCATGGAAAAGACAGACTAGCGGTGCGGGAAGCGATCCAACGGCGAAACTAATCCGCGAAAAGTGGGACGTGTGGACAGAGGACTGGATCGAGCAAGCGCGGCGAGTAGCGAGGTGCGCCTTTGGTTTTTTTATCCCGTGGTCAGTCCGCCTAAAGAAACCCACGGGGGGGGGGGCGACTGTTCGTTTGGATTAAACCAGATCCTAGACCGCGGGCTGGCGGACAGCCGGCGTATGGCTTTGAGCCGTTCTATCTCGCAGGAAAGGTTCAGAACATCGGCGGGAATGATTGGTTTGAACACACGGCGCCTCGGCTCAATCGCGATCCAGAGGCGACAGGACACCCGCATCAGAAGCCCGTTGCTGTCATGGAGTGGCTATTGAGGTTAGCATGTCCTGTCGGCGGGTCTGTTCTTGATCCGTACTGCGGCAGCGGTAGCACGGGCGAAGCCGCTGTGAGGCTTGGGCTTGATTTTATCGGCATCGAGATCAACCCCGAGTATGCCGACATCGCCCGCGAGCGGTGCGCGAAGGCAGAGAGACAGCCTGACCTGTTCGTCAAGCCCCCGAAGCCCGAGCAGCTAGAGATAGGGACATATCCTACCCCTTAACGGCGATACGGGGCAATAAACCGCCCATAGATCGATCAAAACCGCAAAAAGCAACCCGCCACATAAGATCGGAGAACGCCATGACCCGCCCCGAGGCGCTCCGCGCTGGAGCGTGCGCACTACGCGAGAGCAAGCACGAGTTCGCCGCGCAGGCGCTAGAGCTAGCGGCCCACGCCGCAGAGATCGTTGTCGATACGAGCCAGAGCAACGAGGAATATACGGAGAGCCTACACCAGGCGCTCAACGCGCTCTGGACCCACGTGAGGCGAGGGACCGTAACGTAAAAACTGCAAACCGGAAACAACCCGCAACCGCTCGCGGTATATGGCGTGGAGCCACCGCGCAAAAAAACCAAGCAGCACTATCGCACCGTACAGCAAGCGATCCGAGACGGCTGGCCTGACACCCTGCAAGGGATCGATCTAACCGTCTCGAATTACAACCTGCTTGGCGATCTAGCGGCAGAGCTTTTCCGGGCGAATCCGGGCCGAGACGCAGCCGAAGTTCGCAAGGTAGCAATCAACGCCTTTGTCAAGCGGTTGTGTGTCCCCCGCAAGGGCAAGTGGGTTGTAAGCACTACCTACACGCTAGCCAGCGGGCTTCAGTTTCCCAACCCGAGAGCGCCGCAACCGAACCTAGAGAAAGCCAACAGAGGGCAGCATGGATAAAAAGCGCCTGCAAGAATTCTGCGCCATTCGGGTAGAGATCCTCGAAGGCGAAGAGAACGAAAAGAAGGCGCAGGAGAACGGCTTTCTAATGATGGTGCGCGGCGTCGGTATGAACGCCGGGCGCGTAACTCTCAATAAGACCCTGTACCCGCGCGAGATAGTTTATCGAGAGGTCAGGAATATCCGACCCCGCATGGATGCCGGGCGCGTAGTTGGGCTCGCCGATCATCCTAGCATGTTCGGCGGTAACGAGGTTCGGGACTCGGCCATCCGCTGGACCTCGGCCAAGATCAACGAGGACAACGACGTCGTCCTAGAGGGCGGCGTGCTCGATACCGAGGCTGGCAATGTGATTGCCGGCGCGTATCGGGGCGGCGTTCGTTATGGCATCTCGTCTCGCGGCTACGGCTCTGTCCGAGAAGTCGAGATGGACGAAGAGCATCCCGAGTGGGAACTGAACAAGGATCGCAAGGGCGAAGTCGTTTTGGAGATCCAAGACGATTACGAGCTTGAGTCCTGGGATATGGTCCTGAAGCCGTCCAACGAAGACGCGTGGACGGAATCGGAAATCAAGCAAGCGCTAGCGCGGCTGGAGGCCGCAACAAACACCCATCAGGAGGAAACGATGGATATCAAGGATCTGAAGACTCTCCGTGAGTCGGTCTCCGCCGAGGTCGTGGACAAGATCGTGGCCGAGATGACCGAAGGCATGGTCAAGGCAGAGGACGCCGACAAGGCGAAGGCCGACGCCGTGACCGAGGCGCTCGCCGACAACGAAAAGGTCTGCGAGGCGCTGGGCATTTCGCCCAAGCTCGCCGCCTACGCGAAGGACAACAGCGACAAGCTGGAGCCCTGCGCAGAGGCCAACTATCCGCTCGACGCCCTCGACCCGACCAAGGTCGACGAAGAGAAGACCGAGCTAGAGAAGCAGGTCGAGGCGCAGACCAAGCAGATCACCGCGCTCACCGAGAAGGTCGCCGAGATGACCGACAAGGCGACGAGCGCAGAGAAGACCCTGCGAGACCGCGAGCGCGCCGAGGCGCTCTCCGGGATCGTAGAGGCGCAGACGGTCGGCGGCCGGTGGGCCGAGAAGCTCGCCGAGTGCGCCAATGACGATCTAGAGCTGCCCGAGGACTACGACGGCAGCGACGCTGCCAATCAGGCAGCGGAGAAGATGGTCGAGACCTACCTTGGCGACAAGCGCGCCGAGTTCGAGGGCATCGCAGGTGCTGTAGAGCCGAAGCCTGGTAAGGGAACGAACGAAGGCGGCGGCGAGAAGCCTGAGGCCGATATGGTCAAGGCGGCTCGCGAGGACTTCGCGAAGGACTACCCGGCGCTGGTGCCGAACAAGTACAACTACGAGAACGCCAAGGGCGCTGCGGCCCGCGCAGGATACGGCGCGGAGTTCATGGCGTGCTACGGCCCGGCAGCGCAGGAAATCCTGCCCCTCGACGAGGTCGACTAGCCCTCTTCCGTTTCTGTTTCCGGAAACCAAGACAACCGAAAGGAAGGCACACTATGGGTGCTACCCCCGCATACGCGAAGCTCCTAGAGCAGGCCAACGGGTCGGACCAAGACCGCCAGGGCCTCCACGAGCAGCTCAACCGCCATGCCTTCCAGCGCGCCCGCCACGAGCGCTGGAAGCCCGTGATCGACGGCACCAAGCCCGGCAAGTTCGACGAGGACTGCAAGCGGCAGGGTGGCCTCAGTGATCGCGGCGTCTCGGCTCTCCGCGCCATCGCAGAGAACTGCATGGACAAGATGGACAAAGAGTTCGACGACCCGCGGAACCGCAGCTATCTGAAGGCGTTTGCCGAGAAGGTCGGCGCGGGTCCGAACGGCCGCGCGATCTACGAGTCGACGGACGTGGGCGACATCGCCGCGTTCCGTGACTTCTCGTTCGGCATCGTCAAGGAGATCTGGCCCAAGTTGGCACCGCTCGCCCGTATGATCGGCCTGTTCTCCATGCCGGGCCCCTCGGAGCGGATCTTCTACCTGAAGACCTACGGCACCGATGCTAGCGGCAGCTTCTACAGCGCTGACTGGCGGCTCCGCAACCAGAACGACCCGGCCTACATCGACTACACCTGTGGCACCGAGGCCAACGAGGTCGAACTGGAGATCACCGGGGCCAACGTGACCGCGAGTGCATACGCGCTGCTCGCCCGCTGGGATCTCTGCGCCGAGCAGGATGCCATGTCGCAGCACGGCGAGTCCCTGCAGTCCAACCTGCAGAACATCATGGCCGCGTATATCGCCCGCGCCACCGTGGGCAAGGTGCGCAACATGATCTCTGGCGGTGCTTCGGGTGGCAACAGCTCGTGGACCGCGACCGCGGCTTCGCCCTACACTCTCGATTCGTTCGGGCCGCGTGCACACCTCCGCACGCTGGGCGACGCGATCATCGACATGGAGGGCCTCGTGCGAGCCAAGCGGTACGCTCCGCTCGGTTGGCTCTGGTGCTCGCCCGACGTGTCCCGCCGGTTCCAGAAGTTCGAGGACATGAAGTTCCGTCCCGCCGAGGACTTCTACGACGGCGAGATGGAGGGCCAGACGAGCTTTGCCGGCACCATGGGTCGCTGGGCCGTCTTCAACGACGACGACGCTCCGAGCGGCACTCTGCTCGGCGGCACGTCCCCGGTCGGCGGGATCTCGAACATCGGCCTCATGCTGGCGATGTACATCCCGCTCATGTTCACCGGCCGGTTCATGGACCCCGCGGAAAACATCCCCCGCGAGGCCGCGCTGACCCGCTACGCCCTCCACATGGTCGACTCCGGGCGGTTCGGCAAGGTGCTGATCAGCTAGTCGCGAATCCGGGGAGCCCCGGTAGCCCGCCAGCAACCGCCCCCGCTGTTCTGACTGCCGGGCTCCCCTGGTTCTTTCTCACCCTTTCCTGGGAGGACACCCCAAATGGCAAGCAAGAAAACTGACGCGGGCAAAAAGGCCGCAACCGAGACCCCTGTTCCCGCAGAAAACATCCCGAAGGATACTGGCGGCAATCCGATCTTCATCGAAGAGAAGGTCGGAGACAAGATCGTCCGTAGGCCGAACCCGAAGTACATGGCCACTGCCGAAGAGGAGCAGGGCAAGTATAACCCCCGCGAGATCTACGAGTTCGTCTATATCGGCCCCTCGGATCACAAGCTCCCGAAGATCGAGAAGGTCGAGAAGGACGGCAAAGACCACTGGATCCAGACCGGCGGCGAACTTTGGCTAGGACCCGGCCAGCGAGTCAAGTATCTCGGCTGGATCGGCAACCACCGAGAATCTGATTTCGTGCTCGCAGACGATAAGGCCGTTACCGACGACTGGCTCTACCCCTGGTCCGAAGACACGATCATCGAACGGTTCAAGCGAGTACCGCCGGAGCTGTTCGATAGCTTCGTGCGGGCCTACCTGAAACTTTTTGGCGATCGTCGGCTCAAGGTGCAGGACTTCTACATGACAACCTCCATAAAGCATCGCCAGGAAATCGAGGCTCGCCAGACCGGCGCTTTCTAGGAGTAGCACATGCTTCTGACTAAGACCCCGCACTGGCCGCACGCGCGTACGGCAAACCGAGTAGCTAACGACACCGTAGAGCGGCATACGTTTAACTCTGCGGCCGAGATCGTGGGGTTCTACGCAGAGGCAGAGACGTTCATCCGGATCGGAGACGGCGCGGTCGATATCCCAGCTTACAACGCCAACGATGTTGTTAGGATCCCCGCTGGACACTGGACCGTCTTATCTCTCGTCGGTTGGGCCGAGCGCGGCCCGGCCAAGACCAGAACCACCGTTGCGTTCCGAGCACCCGTCAACAACCGCCTGCAGATCATGGAATGGGACAACCCGGAGATCGACGTGGGCGCTACCGGCGGCAGCTACTAGCAGATGGGTGCGATCGCTTCAGAGACGGTCCTAAAGGCGATTATCCGCAAGCGCTGCGATGGTGCCGATACGGATCTACTGTCCGACGCTACCCTCGACAACTACCTAGACGACGCAGTCAACCGGGTTAACGAGTTGAACCCGCGCCTCATACTCTCGCAGCTAACCACGGTCGCGAATACCCAGGACTACCAGTTGACGGGCGGCGGCGCGAATCTCTCGAACTTCCTCGGCCTAGAAGCCGTATTTTATGATCAGACGAACACCGGGTTTCTCGCCGACGAGTTTCCTACCCTCTGGAGCCGCGGGCTCTACTCTCCGATCGCAGAAGGTATCTCGGTCTTCGACAACCCGTCGCTGGTCGAGATCTACTACCGCAAAGACGCCGCGTACGCCAAGGCCTTCGATGGTTCGTGGACCTACGTAGAGAAGGCGAGCGAGGCATACATCCGCCTTGAGCCAGCACCCGGCGTCGGCGATTCCATTGTCCCATACCTGTGGTGGCAGAAGCGAACACTAGACGATATGGAATCGTGGTTTCAGCAGAAGCTAGTTGATCTAGCCGCCGCCTATTGCCTGCAGTCAATCGGTAGTCGCCTTGAGATGCACCCCGAAGTTTCAATGGGGGGCTTCAAGGGCAAATCTACCGGCGCTCACCTTATCAGGCGCGGCGAGAAGTTAGAGCAGAAGGCCGAAGGGCGACTCATCCTACCACCTCTATTGGGGTAATCAAGGGCAACATGGCCAAAGAAAAGCTAACGCTGGTTAGACGCCAGAATGGGCCAGATCTCGTCTTCTACGATGACGCGTGGGAACCCCGCGTAATCAAGATCGGCGAGTGGATCTCCGCCGTCGATCCGGTAGCCAAACTACCAGAGTTAGGCAGGCCGGAGCCGTTGCCTGGCGACGCAGAGCCAGCGGGACCGGTGTTCGTAAAGGGCGGCGTCAGGGTTCAGATCTTCCGCTCGCAGAAGAGTAGGGAAGCGCAGCAGGCAGCAGATGATAGTCCGGGGATCGATCGGCCAGAACGACACGGAGAACTCGCCAAGATCCGCGGGGGCAAGGAAGACTTCACGGCGACAACCGCGATTCTAATTCCCGAGGGCGGCCCGCGATCCGCTGACGCTGAGGGCTCTTGCGTAAGAGCGAAGGCTATAAGGATAGGGGAAGATGGGATCCCCGCCGCGCTAAAGGACTTATCGCCGGATATCTACTGGGTGCTCGTACTCAACGGGCCAGAGCCGCCGCAGCAGGGGCAGCTTTTAGCAGCAGTTGAGAAACTAGACAGGAGTAGCGCGGCCCTCATCCAGATCTCGTGTGGCGTGGTGTGCTCGGCCCAGACGCTCAAGAGCCTACCTACAGACGCAACGACCAAGGCAAGCGATTTACCGAAAATAGCAGCGGCAAAGGGCGCTGCTACGATCAACGGCAAAGAGATCGTGATCAAGCTGCCTGGTATTACTGTGCCCAAGGGTCGGCCGAAAAAGTCGGCGGTCGGCGTAGTGGTCACGGTCCACAACGCGCTGCGGGCTACGTCGTACTGCCTCGAATCCCTGAAGCGCTTTGACTTCGGCGGCGGACTGAACCCCCGCGTGATCGTGGTCGACGACGAATCAGCGCCACACGTCGAAAAGAAACTCCGCGCTATCTGCGGGGAGAACAAGTGGATCTACAAGCGCAACATAACCCGGCAGGGATATACGCGCACGGTTACCTCCGGGCTAGATCACGCAGTTAAGCTCGGCTGCAAGTGGATCTGTATTCTCAACTCGGATACACTGGTTACTCCGGGCTGGCTCTACAAGCTGGTAAGGGCCGGTGAAACGGATCCAAAGATCGGCATGGTCGGGCCCTACTCTAATGCAGCGGTCCACTTGTCTCTGCCGCAGTGGCTACTAAAGGGAGAGGACCCGGTATCTATTGCGGGCAAGCTCGCGCTCACCTCGAAGCGCTGCTATCCCGATGCCCTGACCCCTACCGGCTTCTGTCTGCTCCTTTCAAGCGAGGCGTGGAAAAAGCACAGGCCATTCCGGGACGATATCTACGGAGAGGCGTACGGCGAGGAAACCGAGTTCTGGGCGCAACTGGTCAAGGGCGGGGGGCGCGCGATCTTGGCCGACGACGCCTTTGTCTGGCACCAGGGCCACGCGTCCTACGGGCAGGAGCAAGGCCACGTTGCCGAGGGATTCGCTGTTGCAAAGTTCAAGGCACGGCACGGCGCATTGCTCCAGCAGAAGGCCCACGACTTCAACGCCACGGCGCACGAGCGGATACTATATCAGGCCAATAGGTTCCCGCAGGGGACGATGAGCAGGCGTCCGCGGATCGCGTTCTTCGCTCACGAATATGGGTTGTACGGCGGCGTCCTGGCTATCGCCAATATCGTTAACCGCCTGATCGTGCTCGGCTGGGATGCACGGATCGCGGTTCGGGTTATCCGCAACAAAGCGATCGACGCGTTGCCCCTGCTTACCCACCCGGTACCGTTCGGCTCCAAGGCCAACTTCATGAATCACTTTGCGTCGGAGATGTTCGATAGCGGGATTCTCTGCGCTACGGTTTGGGATACGGCGTTCCCGGTTGCCGAGGTAGCGAAGATCAACAAGGGGATCAAGCCCTGCTACTTCATCCAAGACGATGAAACCACTTTCACGGATCCCGATGGCGAACGGTTTGTTTCCGCAGGCCCGGTAATCGAGTCCTACTCCCACATCCGAAAGAAGATCGTTAACTCGAAGTGGGTCGTTGATCGGATCGCCGGAGAGCACAAGGTCGACGGCTGTGTCTATATCCCGGTCGGAGTAGATACCAACCTATTCCACCCGCGGCATAGAGAGGACTCGACGCCAACGGTACTGTTCTTCTGCCGTCCAGAGACACCGCGCCGCGGGGCAGATCTAGTACAGCGGGTATGCAGCGAGTTGACCGCGCGCTACCCGGATCTCCGCCTTGTAACCTACGGCGGGACACTGCCGAATATGCCGGCGGCCGTCGAGCAACTAGGAACGATCCCGCAGGAAGAGGCCGCGCAGATCTACTCGCAGGCAGACGTATTCCTGGAGGCTTCGCACACGCAGGGATTCGGATTGCAGGGGCTAGAGGCGATGGCCTCAAGATGTGCGGTGGTATCAACGCGTAACCGCGGAATCGACAACTACGGGCGGGACCAGCAGAACTGCACGCTCATAGATATTGGCGATCAAGAAGCGGCCGTAGGCGCGATCGTAGAGCTGATCGAAGATCATAGCAAGCGCCAGCGCTACGTTGATGCCGGAATGGAGACCGCTGCCGAGTTCGATTGGTGGCGGATTGCGGAGCAGTGGGACAAGGAATTGAGGAAGCTGTTGTGAACTGGGACAAGCCAGACCGCAACTTCGTGATCATGGGCATGGCCCGGAGCGGGACTAGCCTTGCCTGTAAGCTGGTCAGTGAGCAGGTAAGAAACTCCTACTGCCTCAACGACGCAGAGATCAACTTCAACAAGGTGCCAGCACTGCTGGCCGAAACCCGTAGGTGCCTGGTCAATCGAGAGCCCGTCACTAACCGCTTCAGGGGCGATGAGCTTTCAAGCGATACGGTTCGGGTACTAGCTCCCTTGGAGCCGCGAGTAGCAACCGGAGACTTTAATAGCAACGCCGCAGTCGGCGTGAAAATGATCCCGGAGTACCGCAAGGCGATTGCTGCTGGGTATCTCGTAATCGCTATGCTTCGAGATCCGGTCTATGCGATCGCTAGCTGGGGAAGCCACGATATCGCGTGGGCCCACGTTACCGACGACGACATGGATCCGATCTGGCGATATAGGGGGATCAAGTTCAAGATGAGTTCGCAGGTCGAGCGGCAGTGCGAGATCTGGGAGTTCTTTGCAAAGCAGATCCTAGAGGCCAAGGCTAGCGGCAAGGTACAGGTTGATGTCTGGAAATACGAGGGCCTTGTAGCGTTGCCCGATCTTCATATCCGAGACTTTGCTAGCTACTTCGGGCTCGCGGCAAAGCGCGGAGTCCGCCTGGCCAACCTGAACGACCCATCGCGATTCTACGGAATAAGAACAATCCGTGACGCCGTCGCGGAGCTTTGCCCATCAAGGCTGGAGTTCGGTTATGCCTGACCTCGTAATTACTGGCCCGTGTCGCAGCGGTACGGCACTATTGCACACGCTGGTCAACGATTATGTGCCCAACGCGATCTGCACCAATGAGGTGGTGAACAAAGGAATCGCTGGGCTGAAGGCATACTTCGCTGCGACCCGCAAGGCAGTCAACGCGGGCAAGCCGATCGCCAATCGCTACGCGCGAGACGGGTCCTTATCTGATAACTCCTGGCGCAAGGGCGCGGAGATACAACGCCGCGTAGTCGAGAAGCCGCTAGAGGGTGACTGGCTTATGGCTACAAAGGTCATGCTTGGGTGCATGGATCATATTCCCGAGATCGTTGACCTCGGATTCCCCGTTGCCGTGATAGTCCGAGATCCTGTCTATACTCTGGGCTCATGGGGGGACCCGAAGACCAGGGGACAGACGGTCGGGCGTATCACGGAAAACGACATGCACAAGTGGTGGGAGAAACACCCGTTCCCGTTCAACAGGATCGATGCAATCGGAAGACGAGCGGAATACTGGAACTACCTGGCCAGCACGATCTACGAGTCGATCTGTATTGCCCCTAAGGGCACGGTACGATTGTTCCGTTACGAGGATCTCGTAACCGATACGATTGGCGAGTTGCAGAAGATTACCAAATGGTTTGATATGGACGATCCGATCGGTGCGCCAAAGCTCAAGAGCGCCAACAGAGACGATCGATACCCAGTGAGGATGGGTGAGATCAAAAAGGTTGTCGGGAGGCTTTGCCCGATACGGGATAAGTTTGGATACAAATAGGAGGGACTGATGCGCTTTCTGTTCATAGGCGCGCACTATCCAGCGCTGCGAAGGGAACTGCGGAAGCTCGGCCACGAGTGCAAGGACGTTGACCACTGGGCCCTCTTCTGCAGGCGCGGGGCGCTGGCTGCCGCGGAGTCTTGCCACCCAGAGGGTACCGAGGGCGGTACGCAGTCGGCAGTCAATGATCATGTTCGCCGCGTAGCGCTTGAGTACAAACCTGATGTTATCGTGCAGTGGAAAGGCTGGATCGACGGGGCTCGCTTTATTCTCCCCGATACGATCAGCTACCTGAAGGATGAGTTAGATTGCCTGACCGTTTACTGGAGCGTTGACGATCCCGATTTCGTCGGCTTCTGGCGGCAGCACATGAGCGGGATCGGCGTCTGGGATGTGGCCCTTACCTGCTGCGCTGCGAGCAAAGAGATCTACCGAAAGGCTGGAGTCAGATATCCTCACTATTTCCTGCCGGCCTTTGATACCGAGTGGCCGATCGATACGCTCGAAGGCGAACGCGAAACCGCGGATCTCGTTGTCGCTGGTCACTCCTACGCCCCGATCCACGGGGCAGACATGGGGCGGGCAGCCTTCGCGCTAGCGGTCAAGCGGGCGGGCTACAAGGTGGAGATCTACGGGCCCAACCCGGAGATGTGGACGACTCCGGGCGGTATCTTGGTAACAGGGCACCCGGAGCTAAGGGAATGTTACCGGGGCTGGCTACAGCATGACGACGTGTGGAAGGCGTATATCCGCGGCAAGGTCGTGCTCAACAACCATCTGCGAAAGGGCGGGGGATACGACAAGCGATACACGGGCTACTGCAACGACAAGATCTTTCAGATCGCCGGGGCCAACGGCGCAACGCAGCTCATGGATTACCAGCCGGGGATCTCTCCGGACGTATATACTGCGGGCCTAGAGTTCGTACAGTATCGCAAAAGCCTAGAGCCGCAGGAGTGCCTTGATTCGGCTTTTGAGATCTTCGAGGACCTAATCGCTAACGACGACGTTAGGTACGGCATGCGGGATGCTGCGCGCAAGCGCACGCTAGCCGAGCACACATGGAGACACCGAGCCGAGCAGCTTATGCAAATTTGCAAAACAGGAGGAAAGGGGTAGAGATGCCACGCCCTCTTCCCGCCTGCGCGCGGCTCGTTATGGCGAACAAGGAAAGAAACAAGATCGTTTCGTTTCCCCGGTCAGGCATTTCGTGGTTGTTCCTCCGGACCAATCGCTTTCTACTGCACCGGTTCGGCATTGAGGACACGAGCCCTACGGCCCGGTTCTTGTCGCACTCGCACTTGGGCTACTTGCCGCACAACGATAAAACAGTGATTCACCATTCTATGCGACACAAGTTGAACTATCCAGAAGGCACGAGGGTAACGGTACTGCTACGAGACGCGCGCTCGATTCTCGCCTCTGTGTATCATTATAGACGGCGAAACGTAAACGGCTGCTGCGAGATTGCTAGTGAGTTTGTAGCTAGTAATACGGGCGCGTCCTGTTTGAGCGCTTTTCTGAACGACGTCGCTTTGCTTGCGAGCAGGGCAGAGAAAAACAAGTGGGACCTACGATTTATCTACTACGAGGATATGCTAGATCCGCTTTTCCTTGATTGTATCCCAGACATTCTCGGGCTCGGGTGCGTGCTGACGGATATTGAGAGGGAAGCCCTAGCCGAGGACAGCAACTTCATAGTGCATCCGTCAAGGTTATACGAAAGACTCAATGACGCCGATTCGAATTACCAGAAGAACAAGTACAAGGAAGCATTTGGCGAGAAAGACGTGCGCTTCATCGAAGATCACATGAAGCGGTTTTGCAAACTGCGGCAATACAGCGTGCGGTATTGCTAGGGAGGAATTATGGAACCGATGGTAGGGGCGGACGCTTGGGAGCGTTATTGGTCAACACCGAATCCTGATCGCAGAGACCGCAAGTGGCCGCTATATACGAGAATGGCGCTGCTGGTGGTTGACGTTGCGGAAGGCAGGCAGGTCAGTGTTGCCGAGGTCGGATGCGGGGTCGGCGGTTTTTTGGATCGCCTGCGTGGTTTGAAGGGGATCAACAAGATCGGCTTTGACATCGCGCCGACTGCAGTAGAAGCGTGCAAGAACCGGGATCACAATGCGTTCATCGCGGATGCCGCTGATCTTCCGGTTGACGGCAGCTTTGATATTATCGTCGCGATCGATCTGCTCGGCTACCTAGAGGATCCCCACGCTGCCCTACTACACTGGCGAGACCTAACGCCAGGGGGGGAGCTGATTGTCGCGGATCCCTACTACGATACTGACGTGCTAAAGCAGACAATAGAGGGCGCAGGGTTCAGCGTAACCGACGAGCGCATGGTGACGGCATCTAGCAAGGCGTTTCGGATTGTGGTAGCCAAGTGAGGGCGAGGAGCTACTTTATCTCGTATCCGCGATCCGGTAGTCACTGGATCAAGCAGCGTATACGATTGCTGCTCGCCGGGATCAGCGGAGTCGATAGCGACCCGGACCAGCGATACAACTGGACCCACTACGGCTATGCGTTCAACCCGAGCCGCAATATACCAGGCCGAAAGGTAAAGCCGCCGAGAAAGTCAAACGTAGTGCTACTGCTGCGCGATGCTGTTCCGATCGTGGGATCAACGTATCACTTCATGCATACGCGCTTGGTTGAGTTAGGCCCGGAAGATCGCAACCTGCAGATAGAAAAGGATCATGACGCGTTCGTTAGGGGCGGCTGGGGCGTATCAAGATACTGCGCCTTTTTGAACGAGGTATCAGATCTCATGGAGAGCGCGCAGGAGCTACGCTGGCGGGTCAAGCCTGTTTTCTACGAGGACCTGTTCAGCGAGGAGTCGATTGCAGAGCTTCCGTGGATACTCGGCTTGAGCTTCTGGGTATCGCCAGAAATCAGCAGAGATATCTTTGAGCAAACGAGGCAGCTAATCAACCCGTCCCTGAAAGCGCAGAAGGGCACGATAGCAACGGAGAGATACCAGGCCACGAAGCACAGCAATGTGATCAGTAAAGAATCCGAGCGATACATTCGGGGCTACATGGACAAGCACTGTAGGCTCGGGCTCTACCGAGAGCGCTACATAGATAGGGGCGAATGAAAATGAGAACTCAAAACTTTTTCATTTCGCACCCGAGATCGGGGACGCAGTGGACAAAAAGAAGAATTAAGGCCATTCAAGAATGGCGCGGCATTGTGCCCGGCAACAGGGTGACGTTCTCGCATTTTGGGTACAACCCCATGACCCCACGAAACCCAAACAAGCAGAGAAACGTCATTGGCCTTAATGTGACCGTTCTTATGAGGGATCCGTGTGCTTTGTTTGCTTCATATTATTGTTTTTACAACGGTCAGGCCAGGAAACACCGGGATCGCCCGGAGGCACGGAGCCCCGTTGAATTTGTTTTGGGTGATTATGGAATTTCGAGACTGTGCTCGTTTTTGAATGATGTTGATCGTGTTGTCGTTCAAGACGCGGCAAGTAAAAACAACCGGATTAATTATTTGTTCTATGAGGATCTTTTTAATGTGGATCGGTTTGCCAAGATGATGTTGCCCATTATGGACACCGGGCGCGCGCTAGTGGGCAAAGAGATAGAAATTCTCAGCAAACATCACACGATGGACAGGAATGCGCAAATCAACAAATATCGTGAAACGCTAACGCGCGAAGCAATAGATATAGTACGCGATGGGATGCGTTCTGGTTGTAGGTTGGCTGCATATCGTAAGCGCTACCTAGAGAAGGGCGATTAGCATGGGCCCAGCAGAGCACAAGATGTTCCAAGCCCTAAACGGCACGTTCCCTGAAAAGATAGACTTGATCAACTCGCCGGTTGAGCGCAAGCTACACTTGGGCTCCGGCGTTGAGGTTGACCCGAAGTGGACCAACATTGATCGGTCGTACGCAAAGCCGCTGCCGAAACAGGGCAAGCAAGTACAGCTTGACATCTTGCGCCTGAATGAACACTACAAGCCGGGCTCCGCGGATTTGATCTTGAGCCATCATGTTGTCGAACACCTGAGTTACCGGGTTGTGCTAGACGCGATCAAGCAGTGGGCCGAAATTCTAGCCCCGGGCGGCTGTATGTATATCTGCGTGCCTGAGGTAGCATGGGCTATTGACTGCGCGCGCGGCGGGCCTCACTGGGCCCTACAGCCCGACTATAGGCGCGGCAAGTTCGATGTAAAGGTGATGGATTGGCTGCGGGTTAACGCGCTAGCCTATCAGGGCGGAGATCACAAGTCGATTTGGTGGCCCCGGGCTTTGGTAGAGGCGCTACAGGGCGCGGGCCTAAAGGCGAAGCAGTGGATCCGCGAACATCACGTCAACGCGACACACTGGCTACCGTGCTGCGAGGTCGCAGCGGTAGGGCTAAAGGAGTAGGCTATGGGCGACTGGATTCGGGAAAGGGACACGAGATATACCTGGCTCGGCGATCATGTGCAGCAGTTGCCATCGGCGCTTCTGTGGTTCGATCGCCTGATCACGGAATACAAGATCAGCAGCGTCCTGGAACTAGGGACCGGTGTCGGGACGCTGACCTGCCTCTTTGGTATGCGATGCCCCGGCGCTGTGGTTACCGTGGATATTGAGGACAGGAGACGCCCGGCGACAAAGGATCTTTTCTCCGCGCTCGATATAGTCCGCCTCGGGATCGATCTGTCCGATGGCGGTACAATCGAACGCTTGGCCGACAAGGCGCGGGCGCACAGGGTACCGGGCGAGCCCATGCTGCTATTTGTTGATAGCGGCGACTCGGAGAAAGAGCGGGAGTTCGCTGCCTACACGAACCCGGAGAACGGGCTTTTAGAGAGCGGGGATCTCGTTGCGGTGCACGACTGCGGGAGCCAATTCTTTCCCGACTCGCCGGCCAATGTGAAAGCCGCGCGTGTCGGTCGCCTGCGCCGTATCCTCTCCGCAGAACTAGACGCGGATAAAACGCGGCTTGCTGTTTATCAGGTGGGGTAGGCCGTGGCGTCTTGGACTACGTATTTGGACGCGAAGGTTGGCGGACGCTGCTACCTATCGCGCAACGCGTATCTGCGGGGCTGGCTAGCGGCGACCCGCCGTATAACCGAGGTCGATCCGGATGTGCTCTACCTACAGGTAGGAACCGGCAGGGGCATACTGGAGAGCGTTGATCGGCGTTTGACCGTAGTGCAGTCGGTTACCTGCGTTGGCGAGGATATGGCGAGCAAAAGCGCTCTGTGTGCTCTAGAACTAGAGGCGACACGGAGATGGTGTCGTTTTGCAGACGTAGTTGTCGCGAACTCGACCATGCACGCTACCGGGCTTATCGGTATTGGCGTCCCCGAGAGCAAAGTTGTCGTAGTGAGGCCAGCATCCGGTATGCCGTATCCGTGCGCGGGGAAAAGGGCGGCAGGGAGGCCGCTGGTCTGTGGCCACGCGGGGCAGGCGATCTGGTGGAAGCGGAAGAACCTCGCAGAGAGGGCGGCGCTGGGGATAAAGGCGGAGTTCAGATCGGTAAACGATCTCCCGCACAATGAGATGCCAGGTTGGTACCGCTCCCTTGACCTTTTGCTCCTACCATCCGTAGGGGATTCGTGGGGGCTAGCGGCGAGCGAGGCTATTTCCTGCGGGGTGCCCGCCGTTGTTTCTCCAGGCGCTGGCGTAGCGGAGCAGATCGCCGAAACCGGGGCCGGCGTGGTAGCGCGGGGAAACCAGCCGCAGCAGTTTTTGGATGCCGTACTGCGGGCGGTCGAGAATTTAGAGACAATCCGGGCTGCCGCTCGTGCCGCGCCGCTACGTACTATGTCGCAATGGGCGCGGGATCTAATAGCGGTAGTGGAGGACGGGCTATGAACGATAGAGCAGGCGCGATGCTTACTAGACGGGAGAGGGAGATCCTAGACCGCGTGATCAAGCGCGTTGATTACGATGCGGATCGTTGGCTCCGAGAGATGGGCGAATATAACGATGACGAGAATGGCACAGAAGCAATGGCGAACAAGTGGTCAAATGATTTGTCCGGAGTCGGTGTTGCGGACTGGTATCGCAGGCCCGATGTTTCAAGGGCAATGGTCCGGGAGCTTGCTGCGTGGCATGTGGGCGATCCTAATGTCTGGCGGCAAAACGCCGCGATCATCGCCTACGCGCAGGGGCCCCGTGTTCTTGACTACGGTGGCGGGATCGGTACGCTTGCGGTTGCCCTAGCCTTAGCTAGGCCAGAGTTGCAGGTTGACATCTTGGAGCCGGGGCCGTGGTGCCGGTCTTTTGCCGCGCACAGAGCATCAATGATGGGCGCGAATATCCGCATAGTTAAAAACGTAATGGCACGGCAGGAGTATAATACGATCATCGCAATGGATGTGATTGAACACTTGCCGCGGCCGGCAGCGTTTTTGGATATGGCGAAGCTCAATCTAGCCGAGGGCGGGATCGTTGCGATCAACTGGATCTTCCACCGGGACGAAGGACATCCGCAGCATATCGCCGAGTGCACGCCGGAGGCCGTCGCGTTTCACAAGAGGCTCAAGGTGCTATTCGGCCCGAAACTGGAGGAAGCAGCGGTAACGCAGAACGGCTGGCCGAGTATCCATCAACGGAAGGGAGAGAACGATTGAGCGAGCACAATCCACTGCAGGTCAAACATATCGTCGGGCTAGATGAGACCGGGGGCCCGCTAGAGCCGTGGCTGGTCCGCGGCGCAATCACTATGATCGACGAGCATATCAGCGGGCTCGACAGGCCGGCGATAGCCCTGGAATTCGGCAGCGGCTCTAGCACGCCGTGGCTCTATGAGAAGTGCGGCTTTGTGGTATCGGTTGAGCACTGCGAGCCGTGGGCAAAGCGCGTAGCCGAGGTCACGGGGCAAGAGGTGGAGTGGGCCGAGCGGGCAGACGGGGTGATACATCGCAGGGAGCTGGGCGAGGGATACGAGCAGACGGCCCGGTTCTATGCAGACGGGATTTTCGATCTCGTGCTCGTTGACGGACGAAGGCGGCGGCGCTGTATCAACGAGGCGCATAGCAAGGTCAGGCCGGGCGGGCTTCTAGTGCTAGACAATACGGAGCGGGATTATTACCGGTGCGCCTGCGACCTACTGGATGGGGCCGGGTGGGCGCGCAAGGACTTCAAGAATAGCGTCTGGGAAACAACCGTATGGAGAAAACCGGAGTAGCTTATGGGCTTGTCCGTGGTAGTTACCAACTACGGGATCGGGGACAACTCGGTCCTAGTCGTCAACCGGGCGATCCTAGACGGCATGATCTTCAACGGGCTGCTAGCACGGAGCGGCAACCTCACCTACCAGGGCGACTCCAAGAAGCGCATGGCCTATACCGGGCTACCCGAGTATCAAGCGTTCGTTGAAAAGCACGGAGCCCCGGATGTCCTGATCGGGCAGGCGTCATTCGCGAAAAAGGTATTCCTCTGGGCCAAGGAGCACACGCCAGGGACCGTGCGTATTCTCCAGCGCGATTCTACGCACATGCGGACGTGGAAGGATCTGGTGGGCGCGGAGTACAAGCGGGTTGGCCTAGACCACGAGATCTCGGAGTCGCTGGTAAAGCACGAGGAGCACGAATACGAACTAGCCGACGCGATCACCGTGCTATCTCGCTGGGTAGAGCGCAGCTTTATAGACAGGGGGCTCGGGGACAAGACCTATTACGCCAGCCCGCAGACGATCATGCTGAATCGCTGGAAGCCGATGCCGCGGAAGAAAGACGGGATCCGGTTCCGGGTCATGGTCGCCGGGCAGTTCCGGGTAGCGAAGGGCACGCACCGAATCCTGAAAGCCTGGCGCGAGGTAAAGCCAGACGCGGATCAGCAACTCGTGTTCTCCGGCGTGTATCCGGATCTCCCGCAGGACGAGCGCCAGTTCCTGGAGGCCGAGTACGAGGAGACCAGGAGAACCGCCAACACGAGGATCATCGGGTGGACTCCGGTAGAGCACATGTCTAACCGGTTTGCCGAGTGCGATTGCTACTGTCTGCCTAGCATCCAAGAAGGCTCCAGTATGACCTGCGTCGAGGCGCTGACCTGCGGGCGGGCCCTGATAGCCTCTGACCGCTGCGGCTCGGATATCCTCGAAGAGAATGACGACTGCGGGCAGCTCGTATCCCTGGACGACGAACAGCACCTAAGGGATGCCCTTGAGCGCTACATGAGGAGCCCGAATTTAGTCAAGTTGCATGGGGAGCGCGGGCGAGAGCTGGCCCTGGAGTACGGCGGCATGGAGCGGTTCGGCCGAGACTATGCGACTACGGTCAAGCGAATATGGCACGACTTACGGTCCTAGATGCTCACCGGGCCGCGTGCTATCCAGACGCGTTCAAGATCGACCCGGTTAGCGGTGGGATCAAACTGTCGCTGGCCCCGGGTGTGTTCGGCGGATGGATCTGCTTGTCGAATATCCTGGCTAACGCGCACGCGCAAGCGATAGACAGCGGGGGGCGGTTAGAGGTTTCCGGCTCGCGCTTCCTGCGGGCCGTTTCGAGAACGATCCTGAAATCGGTTGGGGCGGTTCGGGTGAGCGGCGCTAGCGATAGCGGTACCGACGTTTACCGGACCTCGCGACCGGGGAGACTAGCATGAGCGGCGGCATCGGGCAGGCGAGGATCGCAGCCAACTACAAGCTGGAGTGGGAGCGGGCTCGCGGGTTCCAGGGCAACGAGGTAGCGAGTATCGAGCGCTATACTGAGACCGGTGGCGATGATGCCGCTGGGATCGAGCCTACGCGGACGCAGGTATCCGGTATCTCCGACCTGGCGGTCGTGGTTGACGATTTTACGGAGGATATCGCGAAGTCGCTGGGCCAGGACTGGCAATCGGGCCGCAAGGTGTTCCGCTTCATGCCCGACGCGACAAAGGAGAAGGTTCTGGACTCCGACTATATCCTCTGGACAAAGCAGAGCGAAACTACGCAGACTCGCTGGAAGCCAGAAAGCATACAGATTCACAATATAGATTCTAGTTACTCGATCTGTATCGTCGTAGCCAGCAGGGCTCCCCGCCCGTAGCCTTACGTAAAAAGCGCGCATCGGAAACAACCCGCAACCGCTCGCGGTAATAAGCGGAGGAGTGCCCGTATGCGTGCCGCGCTTAAGACCAACATCCCGTCCATAAAAAGCAGGATGGCCCGGGTGGCGTGGGCCGTCAATGCGGAGTTCAACCCGCAGATTACGGACGCCTTGGAGCGGTCGCGCGCCAACCTGATACTCACGACCCCTCGCAAGACAGGCAAGATGGCCGAGGGCTGGCTTGTTCGCGTTATCGGCGGTTCGGCCAAGGGGCGCACGCCGACATCGGGTTGGGTCTGGAACAAGTACGCCGAGGGATCTCGCTGGCGGTATCAGTCGAGGGCGTTCGTCGCCCGGGCTCGGGACATGAATACCGGGCACCTAATGACTCCGAAGGTATCAGAGGGCGGGACACGTACGGTCAAGACGGACGGCCGCACGGTTCTCCGGGTACTTGAGTTCGGGTCGCAGCCCCACACGATAAGGGCTGCGCACATAACAAAAAAGGGATTGCCCGGGTCGCTTCATTTCGTTGGCGCGGGCGGTGAGGATGTTTTTGTCAAGAAGGTTGAGCACCCCGGAACAGACCCGCACAACATGATCCGAAACGAGCGCATCGCCCTCCGGATGCGGGTCAAGCGGATCCTCAAAAAAGTAGGCCGAGTCCCGCAGAAAGTCATGCGGGGAGAAATAAGGGGATAAGATGGCAGCACCGAACCCGAGCGCCAACGTGCCCAAGCCGCCGCCGCGGCTAGACTGCGGCGTCGATCCTGACGGGAACGTAATCCCAAAGGCAGTCGATGAGAACGGGCATACGATTGTCGATATCGAGGTAGCCGACGAGGTTGCGATCCAGCAGGCCAACGACGGCGCTGCTGATACGAACGTCTGGCACGATGGCGCGGGGGGCGCTGCGGTGCTCGCCGCAGCCTATGCCTACGGTGACAACATCGCAATCGGCAACAAGGCTAACTGGACGCTCAAGTGCAACTTGTCAAATGCGGGCGCGGGGGTTACCCGGGTCGATATCATCGTCGAGGTAGCGTCGTCTGCTGCCGGTACGTTCTATCCGATCCAGGTACAGACGGTCGCTGGAACCGGGGTAATTACGCTTACGGACGCGAGTTGGCGTAGGACAGTAGCATCCGCGGATCAGTGGGCCTTTGATATCGACGTCAAGGGCAACGCTATTTTCCGTGTCGGCGCGAGGGCCGGCGCGGGTGCGCCCGCGGGCTCCGCTTTCCTGATCACAGCACAGCCGGCGGGAGTGTAGCATGCACCGTAGCGGACTGGGAGCAGGGGGGCTTTCTCCGCACGCTATTACGCTGGGCGCTGTCCTGGCGGGCGGCAACGAGGCAGAAGGCTACGCTATCGAGGCGGCGGCGGGGTCCGCTGCGACACCGAGCCTCTCTTGTGAGGATGACACCAACACCGGGTTTTTCTGGGATGCTTCCGACCGCCTCGCGTTCTCCAGCGACGGTGTAGCGCGGTGGTACGCGGATGAGGATCAGATCCGCAACCAGGTGGGGAGCGCGCTGCTACCCTCTTACTCGTTTACCGGCGATCCTAACACCGGGATCATGCACCCCGATGATGATGAAGTAGGAGCGGTCGCGGCGGGGGTGCTGCGGGCCTCGATAGTCGCGCAGGGGATCCGCTCGGACCAGGCGGGGACGGCCGCGAATCCGAGCGTGTTCTGGACGGGAGATACGAATACCGGGCTCTACCACAGCGCAGCGGACGAGGTTAGTGTAGCTCTCGGCGGGGCGCAGGCGGCAGAGTTCACGGTCGGCGGTTTGCGCGTGCCGGATGGGGCGGTCGGCGCTCCCTCTTACAGTTTCTTGAACGAGACCAACACCGGCCTGTTCCGGAATGGCGGGGGAGGCGCGTGCCTCGCTGCGGGCGGTAATGCCAACCTGTATCTGCTAGCTGCCGGACCGCAGCTCGGGACCAATCTCGACTGCTACGGACACACCCTGACTAACCCCCGCGTGAGCATCACCAGCACGGACACGAGTGGCACCGAGGTTAGCCTGGCCTCTACCCCCGGATCGAATCGATCCTCTGACCTCGTGCATTTTGAAGGCGTCGGCCCGAACTTCACGGGGGGCGCGGTCCTCAATCTCAAGAGCAACGACGCCAACCAGTCGTTCCTTACGATGGATAACGGATCGGGGGACCTGTTCTCGTGGTCGCAGGCCGGCGTGATGACGTACGGCGAGGGGACGTATCGCACGGGATCGGCCACTGGAACAGACGCATCGGATGCGCTCCACGACTTCCGTGGAGATGTGAATCAGAACGGAGTCGGCGGCTACAACTTCGCATCGTTCACGTGGACGCACACCGCAATCGGCACTGGCACCAAGCGCGGCATCTACGTCAACGCCCCTGCGGGGTTCACGGGCGACCTGATCAAGCTCGACGTGAACGGCGCGGAGAAGTTCGCGGTGAACCAGGCGGGGGCGGTGCAAGCGCAGAGCGTGATTGCAACGCCTAGCTATTTTTTGACGGACACAACGAGCGGTGCGTATTTCGTCTTTGGTGGAGGCGTATTCGGTTCGATTCGTGGGCAATCAGATGATGGGTTGCATTTTGTTTCATACGCTGTTGATGGGACGATGAACAACAATTGGATTTTCACAAACGCGGCTTCCGGCGCGCTCGCCCACGGCAACGCAACGCCATCTGCCACCCCTACGATCAAACTATATTCAGACGAGACTGTCAGCGTCTCCAACCAGGAGTGGGGCAGCATCACGCACGACGGCGAGGACTTCCTTCTCTCTACTGGTCCGATAACTGGCGTCGGAACTGCACCGACAACGATCAGGCAGAACATCTCCTTTGCTCCTGCGGGAACACAGCAGTTCTCGATGAGCCCGCAGGGATATTTCCGCTGCGCAGTCGAGCGCACGCTTGACAGTTTTGATCGGTGGAATGACGTAGGCTACGTTAACGCCTACGATACCGTTTCTGCAAAGGTCGGCGCTGGCTCCAATCTCGTATCAACGACTCCCTCGACGGCAACCCTCGTAACCGGGGTAAACGCTGCCGATGCCGAGGGAACGGTTACGTGGATGCCGGTGATTCTCCGCAGTAGACAGCCCCGCGCCGAGTGCGTGGTAGGGCTCGATTCGGTAGCCGATGGCGAGTTCTACTTCGGATACAACTTTGCAAATGACAATGGGCAAGCCGGCGGCGACGAGTACGTGCTTATCAAGTTCGATAAGTCAGCTAGCGGCAACTGGTTCTTGGTTGTGAACGATGGCGGGGGCGAGGACTCGCAGGATTCCGGCGTCGCTGCGACGACTGACAACACCACGCTTGAAATCTGGGTCGAGACGGACGGCACGGTTCACTGGTCAATCGACGGAACCGAGATCACCACCGCTGGCATCACGAACAAGATGACCGCAACGGCGCATTACGTCGTGATCCAGAACAAGGCCGAGGGCGGCGGCGCGCGTACTACCAGCGTAGAATACGTCGAACTCGAAAAGACAAAGGTGTACTAGCATGGCAACAATCACGATCACAGTCCCCGATGGACTCCGCGAGAAGGTAGAGACGGCATGGCCGGGGACGACTCTCGAAGAGCACGTCCAGGCGCGGCTGGATCCGGTATTCGCTCGCTGGGAGACCGAGGCACCGGCAGTGGTCAAGAAGGCGCGGCTGGACAAGTACGAGCGCTTGGAGCCCACGGACCAGGCCAAGGTGGACGCCCTGCTGGCGAAGGCCCCGGAGCCGGTCGAGGAAGAGGAAGAGATCAAACTGCCGGCCAAGTAGGTCGGCTTTCAAGGAGGACACATGGCCAAGAAGACCAAACCGACGCGGAAGGCACGGAAGCGGGCAGCGGAGAAAAAGGGAGTGCAGCAGGAGATCGATCTGCGGCTCCTGCCGGGTGACGCTCGCGACGTTCTGATGCTGATGAACAATGGCCGTTTCGATCTGCAGGGCAACATGACGGAGCGATTCTCCGTGCTCAAGGCGAAGCTAGCGAACTTCGCGCAGGGCGCACCGCCGGAGCCCAAGCCGGATCCGAAGCCGGAGGCCGACGACAAGGAAAAGGAAAAGTAGCATGGGCGAAACTGGCCTAGAGATGCCCGAGACCACCGACCGCACGAGTCTCGTCGTCATGGTGGCGAATCAACTAGGCCAGCATACCAAGGCGATAGAAACGCTAGAGGCTACCCAGCGCGAGACGAATCGGCACCTGAAGGATCTCGGCACCTACTTGTCGCAGACGGTCAGGCGCAAGGACTGCGAGCGGACCCGGGGAGAGATGAAGCGAGAGCTAAAGCGCAACGGGAACGGGAGCGGGCATAGCAGGATGGACGCGAGGGCGATCATCGCCCTTATCTCTGTCTGCCTTGTATTCCTGTTCGGCGTAGTCGGCGCGGTCTGGTTCGTCAGCGGGGAGATGTCGTCGCTCAAGACGGCGGTCGAGCAGGCGGCTCCGGTCAAGGTCGGCTCTTTGCCATACGGAGCCGAGGGCGGCTAGGTGGCCACTGCAGCCCAGCGCAAAGCAGCGAATCTCCGCCGCAGCCTGCAGAGGGCGATCAAGGACCGTATAGAGACGGACAACGTCGACCCTAACGGCCGTGCCTATAAGAGCGGGTGGATTGATTACGATTCAAACGCGTATGACAACTCTTCGCATAACCACTGGGCTCAAGTACTGATACTTAGCCCCGCTGGCCAGTTCGGCGTAATGCTCGTTCAGATCAACTGCTTCTCGCGGTACTCCGACAACAACAACCTCGGATTCGAGCTAGAGGAGATGATCGATCTGTTTCTGGACGCGATGAGAGAGAGTGACGCGCGGATCCAGATCTACGATTACTCCACGCCGGCAAGCCCGACAGCGATCGCCGGACGCTACCTTGTACCGCTCAACAGCAACGGCAAGTTCGGAGAGCCCGAGAGTATCGTCAATATCGAACCGCCTGAAGGCACGAAGGCCAAGGCGATTACGTATCACCTCAAGATCCACCCCGACGATTTCGTGCTCGACTCGCAGAGATACGATCCTAGCGTTTAAGAGCTAGGCCGCCCTACTTCTAAAAGCCCAAGACAAGGAGGCATCCCTATGCCTAGCTTCACCCAGGAAGGCTCCTACCGCCCCAAGGCAGTGATCACTGGCGACTGGGCCGAGATCAAGGCAAAGCCGACCGGCGGCGCGTTCGTTCCTATCGGCAGCTCCCACAACGGCGTGCTGGCGATCGCCAAGGAAGTGGTTACCCACAAGGACACCTCGTTCCCGCGGCGCACGGACCAGCGCTGGACGATCAGCATCAGCGCTACCTACGAGGGCGACCTTGCAGAACTGACCGCCGAGAATCTGGCGATGGCCATCGGCAAGGACTTCAGCTCTCCGGGCAACTACCTGTACCTCGGAGTGCAGGAGGCGGATACCTACTTCACGCTGCACGGCACCCGGCGACGCAAGGATCGCAAATGGTGCGAGTTCCACCTGTTCAAGTGCTCGGCGACCGGCAACGTCGATCTCGGCGGCGGGGACGAGGCGGTTACCGCGCACCTCGCAGCTGAGGCGCTGGACGACGAGGCAGGTACCTACGGCGGCTCCGCTGCGATGCCGCTGGGATGGATCAACTTCCCGACCAACGCCGATAGCTAGAAACTACCCCCGGGCGCACTGCGGATACCCGTGGTGCGCCCTTTTCCTTGTCACAGGGAGGACAACCCATGACCGATGCAAATTTGCAAAACGACCTTGAGCCGCGCTCGCAGGAGCTTCCTTTCAAGCTGTGCGGCAAGAGCCTGATCGTGCGCGAGCTTCCGCTTTACCAGCGCAAGCGGGTAATCACGCTCTTGTGCTCCGCCGCTACCAAGCTCGCGGGAGTAGCGCAGCAAGCTAGCAAGGAATCCGTACTGGGCACCTTGGCCAGCGGTGACATGGATCAGATCGTCAAGACTTTGGCAGATGTTCTCGGCGATGCAGTGGGCGAGTTCGACGCGATTACCTACATGGTGCTCGCCTGCACCGAGAACGCGAAGGCCCTCGGCCTGATCGAGCAGGACGCGCTGTTCTGTCACGAGGACGCCGCTGCGAAATTAGCGGAAGCAGCGTCCTATGAGATGACGACGCGGATGCAGCTAGAGACGCTCAAGGCGTACTTCGAAGTAGAGGGCCTGGGAGAACTCCTGGGAAACCTGCAAGCGCTGCCGGAGAAGGTAGAGAGCCTGGTCGGCAGCGAGACGGAGACGACGGACTAGACTTCACGCTGGCCGATGCGATCAGCGCCGCGTGCGAGGTCTCCGGCCTTCCCACCCCTGGCCATGTGATTCGAGTTCTCACCCCGAGGCAGATCGAGGCAATGGCCAGCTACGTGTTTAAAAAGCAAACCCTCACGTTCCGGCTAGTCAGCCGCGCGCTCGGCGCGGGCAAGCCGGAGTCTGCCCCAGCCCCGAGGCCCAACGATAACTGGCGGGCCAAGTACTTCTCTGGCGACCACCAGATCGTCGACTCGCAGGCCGAGTTAGACGCTTTCTTTCGGATGTAAGGACAGAGGATGGCAGAAGACACCCTTCGCGTATCCCTAGAGGCGGTTGACAAATCACTTACCAAGGTGATGAAGGCCGCCGAGCGCGAAATGGAGAAGATGCGCAAGGGGGCGGTCACCACCTCAACCAGCGTTGACAAGTCGTTTAAGAGAATGGGCGCAAGCGCTGTGCGCGCATCAGCGATGATCTACGGCGGCGTCAAGCGGGTGATGCGCTCGCTCACCTCTCTCCAGGGCCTGCTGTTAGGGGGCGGGATAGTTATCGGCCTGAAGAAGGCGGTTACGGCATCCGTGAATTTCGAGAAGGGGCTGGCTGAGATCAGCACCCTACTCGACAACAAGGTCGGTCCGTCAATGCAGCGCTACGAGTCGGCGCTAAAGGAGATGGTCAAGACCTCTAGCCGTTCGCTGCAGGATCTAACCAAGGGTCTCTACCAGACGATCTCGGCGGGGATCACGGACTCGGGGAAGGCGCTCAAACTACTTGACGAGGCGCAGAAGGCGGCGGTCGCCGGCCTGACCGACGTGTCCGTTGCGGTGGACGCGGGGACAACGATTGTCAACGCGTTCGGCTTGGAAACCCACGAGGTAACACGCGCGTTTGACGTGCTCTTCCAAGTAGTTCGGAAGGGAAAAACCTGCGTAACGGGCGATACTAGGGTTCTGCTTGCTGACGGCAGATATGAGCGCATTGATAGTATGCGAGGAGAAAACGATATCGTTGCGTGGGATGGGCGCAACTTTACTCCAGCAACCGCCTCTTGGATTGCGATTGGAGAGAGAGAAACAGTTGCTCTGGTTACCAAGGGCGGCAGGAAGATCACAACCACACCAGACCACCCGTACTTGACCCAAGGGGGATGGAAAGAGGTAAGGGAATTAAAGCCAGGTGATAAGATCGCCGTGCCGGTTTCACTTTCGTTCTTTGGCACGGTCAATCCTGATGACGGCTGGCCGACACTCCTTGGGTATTTGATCTCAGAGGGATCATTGCGCGACGGCAGTTCGCCTCGGTTTCATAACAAGGATGAGAAGGCGATCGAAGAGGTGCGCGACGCTGCGGAAAAACTCGGCGTCGAGATGCACATGGTTGTCGATAAGCCTAGTTGCAAGTCCTTTGATCTCGTAGCCCATGCCCGCGGGGGTAGATACCAGAACCCGATCATTGAGCGACTCCGGGAGTGCGGGTTGTGGGGCACCACGTGCGGTAACAAATTCATTCCTGCTGAGTGCTTTTCGTGGCGGCGTCAGCACATAGCCGAATTGCTGCGCACTCTATTCAACGGAGACGGCTGGCTTTGTCGTATGGGCAAAGCGGAGAGGGGCAATTCTCTTCTCCAGTTGGGATACGGGTCGAAGTCTGAGCAGCTTGTTAGAGATATTTCGCACCTGCTGACACGGTTTGGTATTTACGGGAGAGTAGAGAACCACAGGGGCTGGCGTTGGATTACGGCGCGCTACGTTGACATTAAGAGGTTCGTTGACTTCATTGATATAGATCGCCCATGCGCTGATTTGGTCAAGAACAACGAACTTGCAGATTGGACGCCGCGTGGATTCATTCGTAGTTCCGAGCGCAGTCCCAATAACCACAAGCAGTATCGCGGCATGCGCGATTTCAAATCTCCAGTTTACTATGATGCTATAAAGACTATCACCCCACGCGGCCCAGAAACAGTCTATGATCTAACTGTCCCGTCGCTGCACAACTTCGTTGCAAACGATATCGTTGCTCACAACACATTCGAGCCCCTCGCCGGAGCGATCGGCAAGGTAGCAACGATTGCCGCGCAGGCTGGAGTGAGCCTCGAAGAGGTTGGCGCGTCGATCTCGACGCTGACCAAGGCTGGACTCAATATCGATCTTGCGACAACGTCGCTGCGGCAGCTCTTCGCTAATCTGCTGAAGCCGAGCAGGGAGGCAAAAGAGGCTCTTGTTGCTCTCGGCATCGGCTACGGCGACGCTGCTCTCCGCGGCGGAAACTTCACCAAGACGCTAAAGAAGATGCACGACGCCACTGGCGGCAACGCCGAGGCGCTCACGCACCTGATCCCCAACATCCGTGCGCTGCAAGCAGCGATGGTCCTGTCTGGCGATCAGATTGAAACCTATACCGCAGACCTCGACGCTATGAGCAAGTCGGCGGGCGTAGCCCACGAGGCGTTCCGCCGGATGTCCGAGACCTCGGCCGAGAAGCTCGCTATCCAGTGGCAACGGCTAGCGCTGGTCATGCAGGAGATAGGCGCGAAGCTGCTACCGGGTATCGTTGACTGGCTAACCGAGTTCGCCGACTGGGCGGAGAATCACGGGCCGGAGATCGTTGAGGCGATCGATTCGATCCGTGGCGCGCTGGTTATGGTGTGGGATATTCTGACCGGAATCAAGAATACCGTTGTTGGCATTATCTCTGCTGCCATTGAATCGACTCCGGGCGGTCGTATTCTAATGCGACTGCTTGAGGGGCAGATGGAGACTGGTGCGTCGCACCGCGCGGCCGGGCGCGGCAGGGAGGCGGCGTTTGCTGCGCAGGTGCAACGAGAGGTACAGACCGCCACAATTCCGGTCGGTGGGTTTGAGGGCGCGCAGCGTAGGCTCTTGGGGGCGGGCAAGACCGGCAAGGAACGGCGCGCGGCCAAGGCGGGGGCTGTCGATGACTGGAAGTATCTGCAACGGCTTGCGACTGAAAACCTCAAGTTTGCACAGACAACCGAGGACGCTGGCGAATCGCGTCTACACTGGGCCGTATCTGAAGCTATACAGCAGCAGGCAGACGCGCTCAAGCACCTTATCGGCCAATATGAAACGCTAGGCGAGGTTGAGAAAAAGAATATGAAAGCCGCCCTTGATGCGGCGGAGGACAAGCTAGCGGCGCAGAAGAAACTCCGCGAGGATGCCAAAAAGACGTACGCGCGGACAATCAAATATCTCGATCGAGAACTAGGCAAGCGCGGCGACGTATTCGAGCAACTCGATAAGTGGTACCAGGACCTATACAAAATCGTTAAGAACAACCGCGAGGGTCTGGCCAAGCTAGATGAAGTGTACTTCGCGAAGCTAGAGGATCTCGTAGGGAAAGCCCAAGCGCTCCAGGAGAGGGCGGCAGAGAAGGTTACAGCCGCCTGGGCCAAGTTCCACAAGGAAGAGGAGGCATGGGCCAAGGGGCAGGCGGGGATCGGTACGTCGACGCTGCGTGAGCACGAAGAGGCTATAAGGACGGACAGGAGATTATCTGAAGCAGAAAAGAGGCGAGAGCTTATAGCCCTACGCAGCCGGGCGCGTGGTAGTCAAATGGGCGGCGAGATGCTGCGGGCTGGAGGGCCGGCCGTACAGGGGGCCGTTCAGGGTGGGGCAGCCGGCGGCGGGATAGGTGCTCTAATTGGGTTGATTGGCGCGATAGGCTTCACCGGCGGTGATACCAAAGAGGAGCAGGAAGAGAACCGCAAGAAGTTTGCCGACGACTGGGATAAGCGTACCGATAGGATGGGCGATGTAGCAGAGAATCTGACCAAGAATCTTACGCACATGCTCAACTCTACGCTGGAGAGATTGCCCGAAACGATTTCGAGGACAATAGCAAAGCTTAACGTGGGCAAGATACTTGTGGATGGTGTATTTAGGGGTTTGGTTAAATTTTTCAAAAACTTTGGGAAAGAAATCGCCGACGCGTTCAAGGGTGGCGTGAAGAGCAAGGCAACCGGTATAGGGCTGGATCTACTAACTGGTATCCCTACCGGCGGGAAATTGCTCAAGTGGATCAAGAGTTGGCACGAAGGCGGAGTTATCGGGGCTCAGAGCTTCCACGATGGCGGCTCTGTGGGCCGGGCCGATGGCCTCGCCGCGGCCGTTATTCAGCGGGCGCACGACGGCATGGTAGCAAGAGCGAACGAACCGGTTGTCGGGCTTCGGCGTGATGAGGTTCCAATAATCGCCCAAGACGGAGAGGGCGTACTTTCTAGGCTGGGAATGCAGGCGCTCGGCGCTCTGAACGCTGGCAATATTCCGAGTGGACAGGTACCCGCGAGCAACGTCCAACTCAACTTCGGTGTAGTAACGACAGATGATGTTAGGGAGTGGGCCGACAGGGCTGTATCGGGTGCAATAAGCGAGGGTAACTTTACACCACCGGCGCTAGGCGGCCGGACGGGCCGGGTGCCCGGCCTGACTCGCAGGAGACGATAAGATGGCTCGACGTATAATGTGGGATCGTGCTGCTGACCCAACGCACGTTTACTCGGCGCTTGATAGCGGGGGAAATGCAGCAGAGGAAGGCGTCGAGGTTGATGCGCCTTCTGACTCCGCTGTTAGCGGTCTTATGGAAGTATTCGCTGGGGGCGCGCCAAGTGCGGCTGCAACGCGCAATCTAGACATCATTCGTGGCGGCAACCTTGGCAGCGGCGAGTGGGGATGGAACAACGGCGGCACGCCGTTTTTTGGTGCGTGTGTGCCGTGGGTAATAGATAGGCCCGGCAGTTATGATAGGGATGCCGTTATCAATGTACCGCACAGGTTGCGTGGATACAGAGGCGCTAATACCGCGGCATCTATTTTTGTCCGTGATACAACAATCAGCTATAGACTTTATGTTCGCGGTACGGGTTGGACTGCGCGGTATGATATAGGTACCGTAGCAGCCGGATCGACGGCCGATTGCTTGGCATTTGAGGACACCCAAGAAATAATCGCATTTTGCGATGGCACTCTATATTCTACATTTGACCCAACTGACGCATCGTCTTGGGCGGTAAAGGGTACGACTGCGGGCTTTGCTGGTGGTGCTACAGATACACATATTGCGCTCGCTCACACCAGGGGGCAACTCGTATTGGCGTACATCAATGGCGCTAAAGTATATGTTAGGATTTCACACGATCGTGGCGCAACGTGGGACGCCGCTGTATGTATTTCTGATAATTTCGAGGATGGGCTTTTAGGCGATGCAGATTCCTTGGATATGGCGATCAGCCCTACCGATCAGAATTTTTATCTCTTAATTGAGGATGATACTACTGGCGCGGGGTCCGACGACAGGCTGGCGCTTTATAGATCAGCAGATGGTCTAGAGTGGGATCAATTGAATAGCGACGTCGGTAACTGGAGCGTACTAAGTCGCGCGCTGCAAAATTGTTCATTACTGATGTTGGACGATGGTACGATGGTTGCCATTGTGATCGATGCCGACAACGGCACGGCGGCGGCCGCGTGGGTAGATAAAAACGGCCTGCAGCTAACAAGGACAGCTGGTGGCCAAGTAGAAACAACGGCGTGGCTGGGTGTGTCAAGCGATCTTTTGTGCGCTCCCGCGGTTAGTATGGGTCAAGAGATTTTGGCGTCGCCGATGATCGGCAATATCGGAGGATCTAATAAGGAGGTTCTTAATTCGGTTTTGTTGCGGTGGTGGTCGAACATCAGTGAGCAATATGGTTACGGGGGCATGTGTTGGCTCCCAAACGAGGAAGACGGGCCAGACTCGGGCTGGGGCTGGACTGCCAACGGGACCGGTACGGAAGGGCTGGCAACGGACAAGATTACGCTCTCTACTACAGACGCCAACAATCAACGATATTACAATCAGCAGTATGGGGCCGATGATGGCGATAAATTGAAATTCGGGGTTGAGTGCGTTTCCGATTGCGATAGGGCCAACAATAGGGTTGGGGTGAGAGTAGAGCGCCAAAACGCGGGCGGCTTTGGCTATGACTTCGGACTCTATTTTGATCAGAGCGGGGTTAGAATTTATGACCACGGCGCGGCGGCACAGTTAGCAGATATAACGGCCGGCATGGATTTTTCGGTAATGAATGACGTGCTGGTTGACATTGATTTTGATGCCGCTGCCGGGGGGTGCGATATAAGCGTATGGGTACGAACCGAGAGCGATGGATATCCAGACGATGCGTGGGTGAACATCGCCAATGTGACGGCGGCAAACGCGGCCCCGCTTGTTGGCGCTGATTTCAGAATTGACTTTGGTAATTTTTCTTGGGTCGCTGGGCAGACGACTAGGAGCGTTTGGTACTATATGCTAATGGGCGTTATGGCTGAGGGGCTTAGCGCTACCTATGCGAATGCCGCAACAGACCACTCGGATCTTTACGGCCGCGCTTGCTCGTCTATGCCGCAAGAAATCACAGATAACATTTATGCGTGGTGGCGGGGTGCAGGCGGTGCCCCCGCGGACAGGTGGTCGCTTCCTACGCGGTACGTTTACGAGAAGGAAAACGTATTGCGCGCAGACCCAAAGCGGCAGTGGCGCAGTGACGATGACGAACAGATCGTTTACCTTGTATTCCATGACGATGACCTGAGGCCGTACCGCCCGGATTTTGTAGCTCTGTTTGGGATCAACTTTGAGAAGTTCTTTATAGATCTAGACGACGCGAGCACGTTTGATACCGGCGCAGGCAGCACGCCGGAGGTGACGATCCAAGTCGCGTGGGGTATGGCGGCCGGTGATGATGCTGTCGGCCTGTGCGCGCCAAATCTGAATGTTGATGTCGTTGCAGACGACTATATTCAGGTTGCGCCAGCAAACGCCCATGCTGCAGGCATGTGGAAGGGTCGATACGACAAGGACAAAAGCACTGGGCGGAAATTTTATCTGCGCATTCTTGACGGCAATAAGTCTGGAGAGGTTTACCGAATTGAATCAATCCAGAACCTAGATGATAATGATAGAGCCAGCTGGCAGATACGGCTTGCGCCAAATGCTGACGGCAGTTATCCGGAACTTGTTGACGTATCTCCCGTGTCGATCAATGACAAGGTGGGGATTTTCAGCGACGCTATAGCGGTCGAGATCCCGACCGCTTACTATCGGGCGAGCGGTTACAAGTATGTGCGTATCAGGATTCCGAGCCAGGAAACATGGGAGGGAGATTATCGCGCGGGCTATATTTGTTGGGGTATGAGCGTGCCGCTTGGCTTCCGTCCGCGAGCGGCTGGCCCCGAGCCTACGTTGCCGAAGATCGCCGACGCTGAATATGACTCATCTATAGATATTTCACCCAATATAGCGACCATAACCGCACCGGACGGCAGCGTAACCAAGCGACGCAATGGACGCGCGCCAAGAGTAGTTGCCTTGCGGTGGACGGGGCAGTACGGGCGTAGCGCATGGGATAGCGCGGTCAGGTCGATGCTTGAGGCGGCGGCGGGAGACGTACCCCTCGTGTTCATAGAAGATGATCATTTTCAGCACAACGGTCCAGAGGCACCGAGCGGAGATCCTGCGAAGGTTTGTTACGATCCGATCCTTGCTTATCTCGAAGGCGCGGTTAAAACAACCCAGCGCGGTTATCGTCTCTATACTCCAAACGAATGCGCAGTATCGCTGCGCGGCACATTTACCGATGTTGCCGGGATCGTAATGAAGGAGATCGTCTAATGCGATCGCGGGCTCTGACGGGGTGGAGCACTACGGCAGATAACCCGTCAGTTAGAACTGCATTCGTGGTAACTATTTCCGACCAAGATAAGTTTGAGGTTAGGTTTGCTACGAATACGGATTTTGAGAACGAAACTGACGGCGATTGGAAGTTGCGCCCCGGGTTGAAAACCGATCTTGACGGCCTGACCGTTGAGGTAGACCCGCGACAGCAGGGAGCCCCAATGCCTAGCATCCCGGAGATAAAAATAGACGCTGCGGCGATGCGCGAACTTTTCGGCGGATCGTTTTTGAAAAACCCGGGAGCGCTCAAGATTGAGATCTCGCTGATTTCCGAAAAAATAGCGTGGGCAAATCGTATTGTGATCGTTTCCGGCGTATATATCAACCCCAATTCTGTGTATTATAGCGATGGCGCGATGTCTTTCGGTGTAATGGATCCGCTAGATCGCGGCAAGGTATTACTACCACGAAAACTGATCGACGCAAGTAAGTTGCCGTGGACTGCTGATTACCTGCAACAGAATGTCACCGGGATGCCGTTCCCGATCTGCTACGGCAGCGTCTACAGAAGCGCGCCAATAAAGGCATACGATGACGGAGGTGCCGGAAACGCGGACCAAACGCAACCTATTCGGCGATATATATTGTGCGGGCATCAGTGCTCTGGCTCTAGCGCAACGGTACATCGAACAAGCGCCGAGGTAGCCGCCCAATTTGGTGGCGGCTGGGCAGATATAAGTGAAACTATACTAACCGCAAAAACAACGGACGGGGTCGTTTTTTCATATATTGAGACAGATGGTGCGACCGGAGACGAAGATCCGACTGCAACGCCCCCTAAAGAATGTCATGCGATTAGCTTTGGTGCTACCAGTGGCGTCAAGGCAACGGCGGGTGGTGTGATTCGCGATCTGCTTGAGCGGTGGACCGATATTGAATTTGATGAAACGCTGGCGCGCGGCGTATCGCTTGTAGTAGAGGCTCTTGGGTCGCCCGTATCCGTAATCATCAACGGCGAGGGGCGTGATCGCGCAAGCATTAAGGAGCTGATCGATCAGAGGTTCGCGACGCAGTTTCGATTACTGACCGCGCGGTTTGGCGGATCTATGTTTTTGTTTCCGCTTAATAAGATAATGAACGAGCCTGGCGTTGGCTATATGAAGCCAGCCGCGGTGCTGCCGCTTGGAGGCGAGTGCCACGTGCGTGGCGAGATTCGCGAGTCGGCCGATATAGGGAATTATTTTGAGGCCCGTTATGCACAGCGAGAAAGCGGTGGATTTGACGGACTAGTGACGCTGGGCCCCGATTCCGACTTTGGCTGCGAGCGCAGCCGGAGCTACTACGGCCGGAGAGAATGGAGTTCGATTGAGTTGCCCGATGTAGCGGTCGGGGCAACCGCTGGCGCGATATTGTCTTATTTGCGCGGGGTCGCTTTGGAGCCCTGGTATGAAACGGAGATCTTCGCGCCCCTCAACTACTCGTATCTTTCGGCGGCATTAAAGGTTCGATTGCTTTACGCGGATGAGAAAAAAATAGCCGATAACTGCCCGCGCTTTAGACACAACCTAGATCATGACACATCCGAGGAATGGCGGGATGCCTTGATAACCAAGATACGCTACACCAAGGCGGGGTTGTGGCTGTCGGTCGCGTTTTAGCAGGCGTCGTACCATGTTTCATCTATCACCGAGCCTGCATCGTCATAGGTTACAAACAGACCGCATTTTTCTCCGTGCTCGTTCCACGACCCAGTTTGATGCGGCTGGCCGTCTGAATACCAATAGCGCCAGTATCCAGTTTTTGTGCCGTTTGTATATTGGCCCTCTGTTTTCAGTTGTCCGCTTTCCCACCACTCGCGATAGGGCCCGTGCCTAACCGTCTGACCATCCGCATTTGTGGTGGCGCACCAATCCTCAACACCCTTGCTGCCGTAATAATCGGCCCCGCTCGGACAGTAGGAGTCATCGTTGCCGCACCCGATAGCACAAGTGACAAGCAATAGTGCAATCACTGTTTTCATAACAGCCTCCAAGCGTATATTGACCGATATTGTTGCAAAAGTCAAGCTAGCGATTGCATGCGCACCCGCGGCCCTTGGAGCACGTCAGTTCGCACTTGATACAGGAGTCGCCGCAGGCGCAGCTCTTGGGCGGGTTACAGCCAAAGCGACATGTTCTTTGCTCGCAGCGCGCTGTCTAGCCCTAACCTCAATATCTAGTTGCCCCTTTCACCGCGCGGTGAAACGCGGGCTTTAAGCGAAACAGGAGAGCACATGCCAGAGCCATACAGGCACGAGTGCCTGGTCGACGGGCTACCGTCTGCCGGGGTATGGAGCGAGCGGCCGTTAAGGCGGGTAGACTGCTTGCTGTTCCACAGGAATACGGTCGCGGATACGCCGATCCAGATCGCGCAGTGGTATATCAAGCACAAGCGCTGGCCCTCGATACCGTATCACTTTGGTGTCGATTGGCTAGACGGCGCCCCGATCGTGTACCAGACAGCGGCCCTGCGCGACATCGTGTACGGGGCCAAGCGATACAACGAGCGCGGGATCCATATCTACTTCAACGCGGATTACCGCGAGCGTCTACCGCACCCGGCGATGTTTGCCGCGGGGGCCTGCGTTGCGGCCGATCTCTTGTCCTGGTTTGCGTTCGAGCGAGGGCAGACAAAGGGCAAGGGATCGATCAAGGTCCAGACGCATACCGAGGCGGCGCTAGCGATCTCGCCGAAGCGCTGGCTACCGGTCAAGCAGTGTCCGGGTAAATGCTTTAGGGCGGACGGCTTCCGGGAGATCGTAGGCCGTGCCCTGCACGAGATCAATCACGACATGCCTGTTACCACGGTCGGAAAGCCGTGGTGGAAGATCTGAACCGAAGGGAGAAAGCATGGACTTGTCACTGTTTTTTGACTCCGTTGATATCGGGATCGTCGTAGCGGTACTCGTGCTACTGCAGCTCGTGCGCGAGACGCTGGCGGCAAAGAACATCGAAGTCCACAAGATGATCTGGCGCTGGGGCTCTGCCGTGTCGGGCGCGCTCGCGTCTCTGATCGTACCGTTGGCCAACGGCGGTATAGGCGACTGGCGACAGTTCGCATCGCGGGCGCTTGTCTACGCTGCGGCTGTCGCCTTGGCCTACAATCTAATCAAGGATCCTACCGCCTATCTACGCAAGCGATTCGGCAAAGACGATGCTGTTGTCGGCAAGAGGCTGCGATGATCAGAGCATGGGAGTGGTACAAACGGCGGCACTGGCTGGTTAAGGTAGCGCTAGCGATCCCGGTTCTGCTGGTCGCTGTGCTCGTGTTCGTAGTGCGGGGCAAGTCGTCGGATCCGGCGAGCGTCAAACTCGACGACGCTACGGACGCGATCGATCGTGTGGCCGGCGCGGCAGACGATGCAATCAAGACGATTGAAAGGGAGAACGATGCGATACAGAATCGCGCTGATGCTCGCGGCGATGCTACTACTGATGCCGCTAGCGAGCCGTGCGGACAGTTCGACAGCGCTGCGGATCTTTACTCTAAGCGTTGAGGACCGGGCCTGCTGCTTCAAGGCGGCATCTCCGTACCGTCTGCATCTGCACCAGCCTCCGGAGTATTGCGGGGTAGGCCGGTGGATTCCCGAACGGCTCTATCTCCAGCTATACGAGGACGCGCTACGCGGGCGAGACTGCGACAAGGACATCGCTTCCGAGGTAGCCAAAGTCCGCGCCGCTGCTGCCGTTGGCATGGCTGCGTGTGAGAGCAAGCTAGACCTAACGGCCACATCGTTGAAGGCGTGCGAGGCAGATCGCAACCCCTCTGTTTTCCGGCGCGTGCTTTGGATCGGCGCTGGTGGGCTCGCGGGGGCTGGCGTCGGCGTTGCCGGCGGTGCTGCGGCTGCTGCTTTTACGGATCTAGACTGGCGCGAGGGCCTCGGCGGCGGAGCTATACTAGGTCTCGTCGCCGGGGTTGTATCGGCTCTGATCGTTGATGCGTTGCAGCGGCACTAGTTCACGGAATCCGTGAACTAGTGCGATCCCCCTGTTAGATCTCAAACCCGCCATCCATCAGTGCCTTCCTAATCTCGCCCTCCGTCTTCCTGAATCGTGTCCCCCACCTCGGTAGATCTCGCATGGCTGCGGCCGGGCTAGGGTAGGACTGCGCCCAGCGCCGCGCGGAGAGTACCACGTCTGCCCCTGCCTCGGTTACCGAGATGATCGGGAACGCGCTCAGGCAGGTAGCCGGGCAGAAAGTCTCATGCAGGAGTTGGCAGGCGGCCCGCACGTCGTCGATGGTGGTCACGAGATCGCCTCCAGTGCCTTGATCGCCTGCTCGATACCGGCGATAGCGGCAGCGCGGAGAACGATCCCGGTCCTGCGCGTAGCGTGCCGACCCTTCACCTTGGCGGCCGTCAACTCTGGGACCGCCACCCCGTACACGCGGCGGATAGATCCCCGCTCCACATGAGCAGGAGAGGGCAGGGCTTCTAGGGAGCGCTCGTGCCCGATCCGGGCGACCTCTGCTAGGAGGGCGCGGACGTTGGCTGGCCCCGCGTCTCGGAGCGTGGAGTGAACCTGATTCGGTACGCTCACGCAAAAAACAGGATCCTTGGATCTGCTTGTGCGCGGGCGCTTCCATTCGTCCGGATCGCGCTTTGAAAAATCAACTAGCTTTTTTGCGGCGATCTTCTCTCCGATAGCGGCGCGGAATTTAGCGGGAGCGCTCCAGGGCGGGATCGCTGTGATTCGATCTCCGAGCCGCAGTAACCCGCGGTCCGCGAGGGAGCGGGCGATCCGGAGTTCGTGCCCTGTAAGCTGCTGCTCCAGTACGCCCGAAGGGACGCGTGCGATCGATCTGTATAGCGTCGCCTGCGTTGGCGAGAGGCGATCCTTGCCTGCCATGAGTCCTCCCTAGCCTAGCTAGCCCGACTAGCCAGAGTAGGGGCTCAGTCGCAAAAGTCAAGGAAAAGTTTGGGGCGTTTTTGTGGCCAGCACTGGGTGTCGATCGTGTGCGTTATGTCGCCATTCCAGAATTCGCGCTGTCGGTCGCTCGCCTCAAGGATGCCGACCAGAGCTTCTGCGTCGTCGCGGTCTCGGCAAAGGAACACCTCGGTTGTCTTGTCGGTGTAGTCATCGCACGTCCTGATTACCGAAACCGGGCCTCCGGGTGCGGTCAGCATGCGCTTGGCCAAGATGACCAAACAGCCCATCATGGGTTTCGTCCGGTCGTCAATGGCCTCGCGGATCTGTTCCTCAATGTTCATCTTGTCCTCCTATCAGGCGTGCTCGCTATGGCTGTGCGAGCATACGCAGTCGGTGCTTTCGCGCAAGTTCACAGAGCGCGTCGATGTTTTTGCGTTCGGAGAATGGTGGCCAGTCGCGCGGATCGGGCGGCAGGCCGAGCAGATCGCAGGCCCTGGCGAATTGCTCGCGCTCGGCGCGCAGGCGCTCAAGGCCCTCGGCGGCAATGTCATCCCAGGACTTATCTTGCGGTGCTGGCTCGCCATCAACGACGTCGCCGCAGTGCGCGAGCCAGAGTCGCGGCACGGCCCAGCGCAGCGAGCGCCGGAGTTCCTTGCGCTCGTCCAGCAGCGCGAGGATCGGTGCGATCTGCTCCGTGACCTTGCTAGCACCCTTCTCTCGGCCCCGCTCGCAGCAGTGGCGGAGCTGGCGGGCGTACTCGTCCTGGTCTCGTACGCTCGCTTTTATGTCCGGATCCTCGGTCTTCGTCTTGTCCCTGAACCCGGACGCCAGCAGCATGCGCTCCACGTCGCTGCACATCGGGGTGCGGTTGTTATCGCAGGCCTCGCGGAGCGCCCCCAGGAAGTCCGACGCGCGGTCGAGCAGCAGCATCCCGTCATCGAACAGCTCAAGGCGCAGCGCCGTCCCTCCTCCGAGTTCGTACCAGCGGATCGCGCCCTCGCCCGAACACCCGCCGTCCTCGTGATAGACGCCGAACATGATCTCGTCTATCACGCCGTTGGGCAGGGAATCCGCAGTGTGATAGTAGGAGCGCGAGTGCGTGTAAAACGCAAGGTGTCCGGTGTCAGCCATTGGTATCCTCCAGCGCCTCTCGAATGTCCTGAATCAGCGGCGTCGCGTCTAGCACTTCACCGGTCCCTCCGCAGACTGGGCAGGCGTGGGCCTGCGGCAACTTGCCGTAGTGCTCATCACCAGTGCCGCCGCAGTGCGCGCAGGGCGCTACCCGCTCCAGCAGATCAGATGCTAGTGTCCGCAGCGCCTCGCGGAGCTGGTCCCGCTCGGCCTTGAATCGATCTCGCTGCTTGAGTGCAGTTTCAAGCCCTGTCAGATCATCCATGCTACCTCCTGCGCGGAACATGCTTCCATGTGCGACCGCTTAAAATGCAATACACAGCGCCAGCGCCGACGCCAACAGTTTTGCATATCTCTTTATATGATGCGCCGTCAGCACGCATGCCGAGGATTCTCTTTACATCAGATTCGGTCATTGTGGCATTTGGGTTGCTTACTCCGACATTCCCGGTATATCCGTGTACTGCCATCAATTCCGATCCATTGCGATAGTGATTCTTTCTGGATACCCATGAGATGTTTTCAAGTCTATTGTCTGACTTGATCCCGTTTTTGTGATGGCACTCAAAGCCCGCTGGTGGTTCTCCAGCAAAGGCCAACAGCACCAACCTGTGCACGCCTATCTTTTCTTCCTTTTTGTTGTGGTGCAGACTCACGCGCATGTATCCATTTTTGTCAATCTGCGGTGCACGTTCTATGTTTCTGTGCAGCGACCAAACCCTTCCGTGATCGCTTGCGGCGTACATCGGGAACCCTGGAATTATTTTCCACCTTTCCATTTCAGCGCACCTGCTTTCCCGCCTCGGCCGTCGCGAGTCGCCGCATGTACCGCCGCACCCAGCCCCAGCCAACCGTGCATGTCAGCGTGCTCGGGTGGCGGATGGTCGAGTAGCCGTACGCGTTGGGATGGGCCACCTCGGTCCGTCCGCTCGGCGTCGTGTAGTACGCCTCGCGCCCGTCGTACTTCGGCTTTGCTGGCCCGCCGACCCTGATCACCAGCTCGCAGTCGCGTGACAGGCCGAGATGCCGCCGGATCGCTCTCTCCAGCCAATCGCTCGGCTCGCGTCCGAGGTCCTGCTGCTCGCTGATCAGCGCGTCCCGTCGCGCCGCGCGGCGCTGGCGTAGCGACTTCTCGCGCGCCTTCTCGCGTCGGGCCAGCTCGGCATTTCCGATGCGGATCGCCTGCTCGGCGTCCTCCAGCTCGGAGCGCACCTCGCGCAGCTCGCGCAGCGTCTTCGACAGCCGCTCCTCTGCGCTCTCGTAATAGCCGGCCCAGCGCTCTCCCTGCTCGGCCTTGCGCTCGGCATCGGTCAGCCGCGACAGCAGAGCCCGGCCCCATTCCTCGTCCTGCGCGATCTGGCTCTCCAGGCCATAGAGCCCGCCGATCTCCACCTGCAGGTTGCCGATCTCGGTCACTGCCGCCATGTGTTTCCCGCGCCACTTCTCGGCCCGCTCGCGCTGCCGCTCTGCCCTCACGCTCACCTGCTCCACGGTCTCGATCCTCGCCTCGGTCTCCATCGTATCCTCCTCGGGCCTGTCGGCCCAGGTTGCGGCGGCCGGTCGGTCGCCTGCTGTTGCGTTCCTACTCGGCCAGTTCCATCGTCGGCTCGTATCCCCACACGTAGGAGCAGGGCTCCTCGTCTCCGTCCCAGAGCACGCTCACGGTGTTGCCCGTGGTGTCGCTGATGTCGGTCACGGTCCCGCAGTGCTCGCGCCCGTCCCTGATCTGGCAGGTCCGCACCCGGGTTCCCGCCGACAGCTTCTCGCGCAGCATCGCCTTCCACGCCTGCTCTTCCTTGATCGCGTGTATCCGGGTCCAGTCGATCTCGGTTGCCATCTGATCCCCCTTTACGCTCTCCACTGATAGCGAGCGGTCTGCAGATTGCTGTACCGGTGTCCCCACCCGCGACCCGGGCGGTACACCGACCACGTGCCATCCGCATGCTCGGCCGCCATGTAGCAGCCACCGGCCGGATTGTCCGCGTAGTCCTGCCCCGTCCCGTTCTCGTCGCCGTGAGCATCCAGCGCATCGGCCCTGTCGTATCCCTCCTGCGTGCAGATGATCTCGTCTCCGTCCATGTAGTGTACCTTGGTCATGTCAATCCTCCGGATAGTTTTCGCGATAGGTCAATCCGCCGAACTGATCGGTCAGCGTGTAGAGCAAGCCAGCCAGCACGAGCGGGCGAAGCCTCCGTTGGGCCGTCGCCCGAGTGATGCCCCATTCGCGCGCTGCGACCATTGCGGCGATGTGTCCGTTTTCCATGCGCGGAAATTCAGACACATCCGCAAGGTGCTGGTAGTCACGCGGTGTCAATTTTGCTCGCGCCGCACGCCTTTTTGCATTATACTCGGCCATCTGTTCTTTTACAATGCTCATGACTAGTCCGCGACGTGCTCGGCGGCGACAGTGATGATGCGGCCCTCGTTGGAGGTGCCATATGCGAGGAGCTTGATCTTTGCGATGGGGTGGATGGGGGTGCCCCCGATGTATGCGGAGACAACCACGCCGACCTGGGAAGGGCCGACAGGGACAGCGCCGGAAACGGGCTCGGAGCCGCCGACCGCGTTGACCGCGACCGCCTTGCCAACGGTGACGGTGAAGCCATCTGCGAAGTTGACTGCGGTGCCTGCGTTGTAGTCCATCTCGTGTCCCTCCGTGCTCTGTGTCGTGTTCGTTTTCATGGTCTCTGGTAGTGCAACCACCGTGCCATCTAGGCTAGCAAGGCTAGCAAAAAAAGGCAAGTAATTTCGCTGGCCAACGGGTGGTAAGATTTGCGTAAAATCGCAAAAACTAGCTAGCGACTCAGGATCCTGAGACGAAAAGTTGACGGATTTCCGAAAACTTCAATGGCTAGCTAGGTTTGCTAGGCTATCAAGTATTTTATATTACCACCGAGGTAAGTGTCAGGTATTTGAGCCGCAGTTATCTATCTGTAGGCATTGCAGTTTTCCGGAAAACATCAGATTTTCGTCTCGGGTTTTCGGCGCTTTGTGACAATATGGCAACTGTCCCCTCGCGAGGGCGAGCGCGCATCCGCGATATCATTATATATTTTTCGCTAGCCTAGCTAGCCAAGCTGGCCCGCCGATTGCAACCACTAGATTGCGATGAGGAACACGGATACAGGCACGGAGGGCACTATGGCAATCGTAAAGTGCAGCGAAATTCTTGACATGGATCGTCGGTGGAAGCAGTGGGGCAAGGTCGTAGATGTTGACACCGTCGATCTCGATCAGAGCAACGGCTACTCCCTCGGCGGCCGCTGGGTGCGGTGGAATGAGGCCGCTGCGCTCAATGCTGACGAGTTCCTGGTAGTAGCGAGCGAGCAAGGCAGCCGCGCCCGCAAGGAGTACTACTACGCGCTGATCCGGGGAGGAGATACCGCGACCCTGCTGCACACCGATGACGGAGACTGCCACATGGCGGGCGAGGACGAGGAGGCATACCGCGACCTGCGCAAGCGCGCGTTGGCAGCAGCCCCCGAGGACCAGCAGGCGAAGGCGAGCAATAGCCAACTCTACGAGTACGCTCTGATCATCGCGCACCTATCAGCGGACGCAGGCGTAGGCGCAGACACAGAGGCAGATGCTGGCCCGCTGTCTGGCGTGAGTACCGAGGATTTGCTGGCCGAGCTGCGACGGCGCGGCGCGCTGGAGGGATAGCGAGATGGCCTACATGGGAGCAGGATGGACATGGCGCGAGGCAGAGGACGACCCTGCGGGCTTCATGCTCGCGTGCGAGGGCGAGTGCCCTTACTACGACGTTGACGAGTGCCCGCACCACTGCCGCACGAGGGAGCAGGTGGTCGACGCGGGCTGCGATGCCGCGAGCGAGTATCTGCACGCGACCTCCGAGACTGCGGGCGAGCTGCGAGCGGCTGGGCTGGACTGGTAGGGGTGTAGCATGTTTGCCGACGACGACAGTTTCTTGATCGAGGCAGCCGATGAGCAGTGCGAGGTAGGCCGCAAGATCGCGGATGAACTGATCCGCGCGTCCCTAGAAGCCGGGTGCTCGGCGGCGGAGATGATCGCAACCGTGCTCTGGGAGTGGACCTCAGACAGGATCCGCAACAGGGCTAGCCCGCCTATACCCAGCCACCCCAGCTAAACAAAGATAATCGCTAGGCTATAACAAAAGCCTGACTAGCCATGCAAATATTGCTTGCCTACTGGTAAAAAACAAGGTGCGCTACCCTTCGTAGCCCCCGCCAATGGTGGCGGGGTATTGATCCCAACTATACTTACCGGCAGTTCTGGGTAGATGCGCTACGGCGGGAGATCAGGCGGCAGGAAAAACGCTACAACGGCGGCAACGAGATCCCGCAGCGGAGGCAGCGCCGTGCGCGCGCCAGATGAGATCACGCTGAAGAGGATCTCCGTTGCGCTCCCCAAAACTTTGGTCGACAAGGCGCGGCGCGTGGTCAACACGATGCAGATCCACGACGAGAACTACAGCCTACGGACGCTGTTCACCCATGCGCTCCAGGCCGAGTTCCATCGGCTAGCCAAGATTACGAAAGAGGGAGCTACGATCCTACGGATGATCCGCGACTAGCGTCCCGGATGGCTCGGGCGAGAGGTGGACATGTGCGAAGTCGCCGATGTACGATCGCCTGCGCTTTGAACAGCGGATTTTGCGCAAACCGATTTCTTCTATCTGCCTGATGCGTTCCCGCGTGCGATTGTAATATCGCGCGATCTCCTCTAGCGTTGTGCCGCCGCGATCCGCTATGTCTAGGGCGCACGTCTCCTCTAGCTCCCACGGCTCACAATTTGGGTGCGTTAGATTCACCGCCCCCGTCTCCGGGCTGACGGATAGGTAGAGGTGGTATCTGCAGCCGACCCACGGGCAGGGGCGCGGGCCATCAATGCAGTCGGCCCGGGTACGCGGGCGCCTGAGATACGGGGGGATCGTTTTCGTGGTCATTGGAGCACCTCCAATGCTTCGACCACGACGCCGAGCTGCCAGGCGTGCTCCGCTTCCCACGCCGCATCCGCCGCCTCCGCCGCCCGAGCCGCCGCCTCCGCCGCCCGAGCCGCCGCCTCCGCCGCCCGAGCCGCCGCCGCCTCCGCCCGAGCCGCCCACGCCGCCGCCCGAGCCGCCGCATCCGTCGCCCACGCCGCCGCCTCCGCCGCCGCCCGAGCCGCCGCCCACGCCGCCGCCCACGCCGCCGCCTCCGCCGCCGCCCGAGCCGCCGCCCACGCCGCCGCCTCGCTCCGATCCTCGCCGGACAGCCAACGCCGAGCCCACCGCTCCACCGCGGACACGCCGCAGTGCAGCGCGTGATTCCGCACGGCGCGATCCGCGATCTGGCCCAACACCGGCTTG